TTTTCAGAAACAGTATCCTTCTTGCTATCTTCTTTTTCAGAAAGAAGTCTTTCAATATCTTCTAACCTGTCCATGATCATATTTTTATAGTACAATAAACAATACCTTCTTTTTTTATATCCTTCGTTGATTCATAGCACTCACGAAAAGTACTTATGTCTGCATCATTAGGATCATCGACCCACTCATCTCCTTGCTTATATTTTTCTCTGGTTTCTGAGTAGATCATACATAATTTATCCCCATGCTTCGCCATAATCCTTTCTTCTGTCACTTTCCTACGAAGTTTAATAAGGGGAAATCTTGTAACTATTTCTACTATCATTCTACACAATCTTTAAAAGCCCAAGAGATGTTATTCTCCTGGGCTGATGTTTATATTAAAATGGAAGGTCTTCTTCTTCCATAGGAGGGAAGTTCGGCATCTGTGCTTGCGGCTGCGTCTGATGCTGAGGCTTGGTGCTCCTTGTAGTAGGTGCCTGGGCAGGTGCAGCAGGCTGAGCCGGTGCCTGATACTGTGCTGGCTGTTGGTAATTCTGATACGGAATAGCACTCGGAACAGACTGAGGTTGTTGAACCTGTTGAGGCTCGACCGGCTGCTGGGTATAAGTCTGAGGAGCTACCGGCTCTTGCTGAGTATTTCCTCCTAAACCTAATTTAGCCATTATACCGGCTCTGATGTCTTTAATAGAAGCATTGAACCTGTTTGAATATTCAGTAATCTTCTGATAAGTAAAGTTGTTTTGAGCTGAATAATCGAGGCTTTTCTTGCCATCAAATCCTGTAACTTCAACAGGGTCAGGCCAACCATTTACGCCTTTTTTATAAAAACGTTCAACAAGCTGATCTTCTTCTCCGTCTACTCCGGCATATGCGATAATAAGTTCCGAAGATCCAAACTCATCATCTTTCTTCTTCTTAAAGACATTGAAATAAATTTCACGACTGAAATCGATGTTTTCGTAGTATTTTACGAAGCTCTTAACAAAGCCCTTGATATTTCCTTTTTGATTAACGAGAGGTATGGAAATACAATAGTTTTCATTAAGCTCGTAATCTTTTAATACGATAAGGAAATTAGTAACAGTATTTCCATTAGAGAAAGTGCTTGACTTTAACCCGATGTAGTTAATGTACCCAACTACTCCATTATAATACTCTTTCCAATATCCTGCCGGCTGACCGCTATTAGGATTTATGTGCTGAACAAAACCTTCTTTTGGTTCGTTACTTTTTTCATACAAGTTACCATCTGAATTAATATACAGATAATAAGTTGTACCAAAACTTCTGTTTTCTCTAAAAGCCATATTATTATTTTTTTTATAGATTATACAATGTTTGATTTAAGACGTATGTTGATTCGTATTTAGGATTGAACATCTTTATCATCTTATACTGATCAGACCAATCCATAACAACATCTCCTTTTATAAGTGATTTTACGGAAGACAGTATATTTTCCTTACCGATAGAAAAATTAAAACACGGGCCTTCCAGCGCATTAAAAGGCATTGATTCCATTATCTTTTTTCTATTTCCAAAATCCTCAGACATTACTGTTATGCCGTTTTCTTCATCTACCTTAACATTGACAACATTATCCACTAAAGTCATGGAATTAAGAACCGATATAAGCAAATCCCTATCGAACTTAACACTCGAAGATTTTTCGAATTTATTACATACGTATTCGTAGTTAGGATACTGTTGTTCTACGTTCATATCCGATATAATCACATTATCAAAGCATAAGAACGTCCTAACACCATCTGTGGAAATACTGATCTCCGTATCTTTATCGGATAGAAAGCGGTATAAGATGGAAGCCGCGACCTCACTTAACATAATCGACCTTTCTTCTACTGCATTAGCATACTCTTTCCTGTTTATAAAAAGATGGAACATATCAGTAGAAACAATGTCAATATATTCCTTCTTCACATTAAGAAGAATCGAGCCTATAGCCGGTCTAAATTCATCCGATCCAACAAACGCAAAAGATCTTTTCATAGACTGAATGAAAGACGAGCTCATAACACGAATACCGTCACCTACAGGATAAAAGAAATCAGGGAAAGCCTTATCCTCAATCCAAGTAGAAGAAAAAGATCCTCTATCGTATTTAAAAACGATACTGTAATCGTTTTTAATCCCTATCTCTATATCCTGGTTATGATTTTTAAAAAACGAAATAAGAGTCCCGGCATCTACTAAAAGAGAAAACTTATGGTCACAAGAAATATCAGTATTCACATCGAAAATATCATCCGTATATGTTATACGTTCGTTCATGGCTTGTATCCGGATATGATCAAAATATAAAGTAATTTTTATATTCGATGTGACACAATCCTTTAGAACCTTATCAAACATCTTTGAAATGTTTGAAAGTTTCTCATTCATTAGTATGCCAGGAACTCGTACTTTCATTTTTTTAAACTTACGATTATGACTATCTAACACTGCAAATGGATTATTTTTAAATCTAATTACGAATTAATTGGATTTAAAATGATTTAAAATAGATTAAATGGTTCTTCTTGCTGCTTCTGCTATAAGCATCGCATCAACTATACCGTCATGGGCGGTCTTACATCTTTCGTTTTTAACGAACGTATCGTTTGGCCACAGCCTTTTAGCGCAAGCCAATGACGTTTTCTTAGTATTCACCTTACTGGCCTCCATGACCTTATCAGAATGCGTCCAAACCAATTTCTGCCATGTTTTAGGGGCTATGAAATTAACGGAGCAACTTATGTCCGTAAATGCCATGCAAAGGGACAGGAACAGCCCATGTAGCTGGCCTTTGTTCTCCATGAGAGAGGCTGTAGAGGACGTGCTGACCCCGTACAGTGCGTGGACGTCCTCTATGACAAATACTACTCTATCAGGATTGTTTTCTACGATCGTATCCCGGCAAAAAACATATTCTTTAGTCAAGTCTACTGGTCCTGAAACTGATATTCTTGGAGTGGAGATTCTTGATATTAGTTTACTGTCCTGATCGATGCAGGCTATGGCTCCATCTTTTCCCGGATCTGCTGCTATATATAGTATCATAATGCACTAATTTAGATTCATGTCAATTTTGCCAATGCTGTCATCATCTTCAAAACCTCCATTGTCTGTAAGTTCATAATCAATAGCCACAGCACCATTACTAAGAATGTAAAATCCTTTAAACTTCTTTCCTATTTCAATAGGATACACTACATTTACATCCCTTCCAATATCCTCAAACGGCATAGCAATATCTTCTGTTTCAGCTTCTTTTTGTTTTGCTAATACACCAACAGGTATATTTTTACCTTTTATAGAGGCGTATGTAACCATATACAGAATATCGTTATTGACAAACGCCCTATCACTACTTACCTTATCCAAGCTAACATATATAATATGTTTTATAAAACTATTGATATCCCCACATATGTTAATAGCTGCTACTTCTTTAGGAATAACGACTTCCACTTCTTCTGGTTTTATATTTTTCTTTTTCATTGAATTAACATTTTTGTATTTTGTTTTACTTCTTCAACAAGATCCTGATCTTTCATCATCTCTTGCTTAAGTTTCTCATTCTCCTTAATTCTTTTCACCCTATCGGCAAGAATCTTTTTGTATCTTTTATCCGAGATCTTTATAAACCAAGGACAGTTCCTTGATGGAATCCTTTTGCATGGATAATCAGTGAGACCGTTCGGTCCAAACTGCTCGCATCGGTTACATTTCTCTTCGCCCGTCATTGTAATTATATTTTAGGAAAACATTCTTCAAGTTCTCTATAAGAGCACTCTACTACAACAGAATCTCCTTTAGGGAGAAATACTAAAATAGAATCGATAGAAAAAACGCTATCTACTTTTCTTACAAGTTGGCCATGCTTGTAAGAAGACATGACCAACCTAATCCCATACGAATCAGAATAAGAGCCTTTCCTACATGGAATTATGTTTTCAACAATATAATCAAAGCCTCCGATATTAACTTCATCGCCGGCACTGATTTCCATAATAGGAATCATTTTGGCTCTTCTATCTATGCTTATTTTCATTTAGCTACTTCGAATTTTATCTGTTCTTTAGGTTCATAATTCCATACCTCAAAATCATCAGCTACAAAATCATAAAACCCTTTCCCTTCCATACGAGACGAGATAGTAACCTGAGGAACCGGGCCGAAGAGAGATCGACGGAGGAGCTCGTTTGCCTGTTCTTCGTGACGGTCATACACATGCATATCTTGGATGAAATGAGTGAAAACTGCGGGCCTTAACCCGGCGTCGTGAGCGAACATCATCATCAACGCCGCATATTGAGCTACATTCCAGTAAGAAGCTGTAATCATATCCTGGCTGCGCTGATAAAGCGTCATATACAACTCATCTCCTTTAACAGATAAATTGATCTGAAACGCACATTCTTGAAGAGGTTTTAGTCCATTGGTTTCAGGATCGAACATGGATGCTACTATTCTTCTTGACGAACGATCATTCTTGAGTGACCAAATAATGAAGTCTGTTTGGTTAAGAAAACCGTAAATACCATCATGGATATCTGTCATACCCTCTGGAGCTTTTCCGGTTCCCATATAAACATGTCTGTTCACCATATCTCCATAACATCCTTCGATCTTTCCATTATCATCAGCCCACTGATCCCATATATGAAGACCAAGATCTTTGATATCTACCGATCTTTTTTGCCAAATCCACAAAATTTCTTTTATGGAGTTTTTAAGATTAGTAGGTCTAAGCGAACCAAGAGGAAATTCCTGGCGAAGATCGTACTGGTTGCATACTTGCAGGATACGCTTCACCTTTACGCCTGTCCCGTCACCGTAGACCGGTCGCCTTACCTCTTCCCACGGCTGGCTCATTATAAGAGCCAAATTGTCTTGAAATATTTTATCTACTCTTGCCATATTTCTATTATTTAACCAACCACCATCCAGTCATCAGCCAACATATCTGATTGCGAAGCTAACCATCCGTTTACGATATTATCGTTAGCATCTTTCATGCACAGATAAGCGCAAAATTTAATCATGTTGGTTTCAGTTACGTCATAATAATCGTTTACGTATTTTTTAAACGAATCCGGCAATGACTTTACTTTATTAACTATCATATCAGTAGACAACCAATCTTCCGGGCGCTGGAATACGAACATACCTTTACCATTCCATCCGGCACGTGCAATCAACGCACCTTTTTTTACTTCTTCTAAAGCTTCTCCAAATTTCATAACTATATTTTTTATAAATTAAACTCTGCAAAATCTATTTCAGATCCGGTTGACAAATTAATCATTGACTTTTCAAGCTCTTCCATTGGAACAGGTTTCACAATACCTCCATTACCAAGAGTCCTTTTATAGAAGTTTATCACCACCTGATCGCTGGTTTTTACCGTCTTAGGAATACCATCTGCGCCCATAACTTTATCACCAACCTTTATATCCCCCATATTCTTAAAACCCTCTGGCGTTAAAATTTTAGCATACAAAGGCTGTGCTTTTCCACTTCCTCCTTTACCGGTTATAAACAGCGGTTTAGGTGACTTACAAATAGACTTAATAGCCTTTCCTTGTGCGACATTACCTTCGGATATAACTGAACGAAGAACGCACTCCATGATTTTTTTGTCGTAACTTATAGCCATCTTTTTTCTGATTTTGTTCTACAAAACAAAAGTATGAAAATAAAATAAAACCTAAAATATAAAATGAATTAATTAGGATTAAAAAGAAATAATAATTCGGATAAGTAGTTTTAGATCAGACAGTAATATGATTTCGTATAGATATGGTTATGGCATAGTAGTGGCTAACGGGTGTTTACGTCGATGTTATACGATATTATCGTTTTTCGGCTCTGTCGGCGACCACTAAGAACAGACCCTCTCTCAAGTACCAAACATTATAATGATGAATACTGAGATGAAGGATAAAGATAGGTATCATTATAGAATGATAGTTCTTCAAATGGTATATCCTTGAATACAGATTCACCATCTAATTCTTTATCATTATCTACTGTTGTACTGATATTAGGTAATGATTGGATAGATATATCCATATTCTCTATCTTTTCCTTAAACTGTTCTGCCTTAACATACGTATAGATGTCTTCGCTTACCGATCCCACCGCTTTAGCCATCTCGCCGGCGAACTCAGCATACATATCCCGTACCTCATTAAAACCTGCCTTTTTGTCAGGAGCGGTATTGTTATAGGTTTTCATTCTCCTACTTACTCTACCGCAGACACCGGCAACGGACGTCCCTACCTCAGCACAGCAGGCTTCCGCATCAGCCAGGCCTGCTTTTACTGTGGCTATCTTCTCCTTACTCCATCCACTAACCTTGTCGTATGATTGTTTAAGACGGTTTAAGAACATGTCCATTCTGCGCTTCTTATCTTCTGCTATGATAGCGCGATAGTACTTTCTTACAATCTGGTTTTGTGTACTTCGCTCATATCCGTCCCAGAAGTCTTTGTGCGCTTCTTTAGCCATAACAGAAGCCAATGACCTTGCTTCTTCTTCTTTTGTCTTTTTACGATCTATGCCAAGAATTTCGCCATCTTCGGAAACAACTTCTTCTGCGTTCAGGAAACGTAGGATATGAGTATTGTCTTTTAAGAAGAAATTGAAATCGTCTTTCTTACCTACTTTTTCTTTTTCTCCTTTCTCTATATCCTTCTCTCCAAAATACCATCTGTTTGTTGCTCCTTTTTTATACAAGGTCCAGGTATTTGCTATTTGCCAGAAAACAGCTCCGTGCCTATATACCGGAATCAGCTTACCTATTGGGTAGTTATGTTCGTTTGCTTCAATGTAAGCACGAGGATTATCTACGTATGTTATAAATTGTATGTTTTCGAACCTTTTTACGAGCTTGTCTTGTATCGCCATACTGACAATCTCTTTCGCTTTTGTTAGTCCTACATTCAAGTACAAGGCAATTGTTTTATTACTTATCGTCGAATCAATTAATCCATAATACGAGTGGCTTCCGTCTACGACTTCCGCCTGAGAGTTTGTCTCTCCACTGTTCAGTACAGACTCATTATTTCTGACTAAATTAACAAACATCGCCTCTCTTATCCTGTCAAGGACTTTTTCATGGTTTGTTATTTCATTTTTCTTTATCTTAATTAAAATCCTATTCTTTGGAATATTCACTTTCCCGCACCCGAGAGTAAGTTGTACGCCATTAACACGATATCTTCTTGCAACGAACGTACTATCCGTCATACGGAACAGTTCGTCAAACATCGGATGTCCTGTCATGTTCTTGAACTTCGAATACCCGATTCCAAGTTTATGAAGAAGATCTTTCTGGTTTTTGAATCTTATTCTCGAATCCCGGCGGGAGATTTTTATCATACAGTATAAAGCATACAATTCCATGAACAGCGGATCATCTGACCACTGTTCTAAAAGTCTGAGACTTATGTTAATATTTCTACCTAATTGTAGCTTCATAATCTGTAACAAAAAAAAATCGGATGGATTTTTGGGGATATCCATCCGATTCATGTCTTTTTTCGTTCGGAAAACTCCAAAATCCCGTTACAGATAAGAATTAATCCAAGTAGAACAACAAGACACTTAATATTTTATATTCTTATTGTTTTATTTGAATTGATCTCTTATCTGCAACGCGCTACAAATGTAGAAACAAAATTCAAGAATCAAACAATAAGAACTTATTTTTTTTAATGTTACAGTGCAAATATCGGGACAAATTCTGAATCCATTGTCATAAAATACGTTAATTTTAAATTTATAAATCTTTAATCCTTATCTTTGTATCAAAACAATAATCTCATGAAAGAAAGTGATAATAAAGATGTTAGTAATAGGGCTTATAGGCTTTTAGTGCCTTATTCCAATACGGTAGATATGGCTAAGAAGATACTTCTGTTTTATAACGGATACCTAATGTCCTCCGGTAATGAGAAGAATGTCATAGATGCGAGGCACTTAAATCTTCTTGCTTATTATTTTGTGTTTGGATATTCGTATGAGACGAAGAAGAAGTTTTCTCATTGTTTCAGTACCGATCTTCAATATGTATCAGTTTTGGATACGGAGATGAAGAAGCGTGGTATTTTGATTGACCGTGAAGGGAATTACAGGACAAGGTGTTTGTGCCCGGATATAGAGAACATGCGCCGTCTTTTTGTATTGGAGGGTTCAAGAGATCAATGTGCGTTGGTTTCTTTATTTTACAGAAAAAAAACTTTTGAAGCCGATGGCGAAGAATAATTTCCCTATATCATTTGAGTCACATATTATAGATGATGTGATGGATAAGACCGGGAGCGTTTACGACCGAAACCAAATACGTGACGTTTTTAGAGCCAGTATTTCTTATGCTAATAACTTATGTACGTACACAGATAACGTGTCTGTATCGTTCCCGTATGTAGGCGATATGGTTTGTAACCTTCATGAGATGGAGAGGCGCAAACACAATCTTGAGCGTCTTAAATCCAAGGTAGAAAAATTATCTAAGTATCAGGAAAAAGAACTTCAGTGCCTTGATATTAAGATAAGGATGATAAAGGATGCTTATGACTCAGGTGAGATAAAAAGTGGGGATATGTTGATAAAACACAACAAATTATCTATCTTTAAATCTCGTAAAGGTCATAGTTTTAGTGAAATACAAAATATTCAAGAACAGGAATTTAATAGATAAGTCATGAAAAAGATTTTGCAAGCGGAAGTTATATACGATGCTTTTATGGATACGATATTAAAAAAACTTCCAAGAAAAAAAGAGGATTATCCTGATTGGTACAAAGAACGTCTTGAAAAGTGTGAAGGATGTAAATTCAACACCAAGAACGTTCCTAACTCTATGTTGCCTCTTTCTTTGTATGTAAGCAAGAAAATAGGTAAAAATCGTTGTTCGGTATGTACGTGCTTCATCAAGCAAAAGGCCTGGAGCAAGACAGAGGAGTGTGCGCTTGGGGAGGGGCTTCCCCGTCCTTCGTGGATGGACCGTCAGTATTCTATTGATTTTTATGATGAGAAGTCAAGATGGAACAGGTTAGAACTTATTACAATGGATTCTGATGAATTTAATGTTATTTCTACAGATGACAAGCAATACAATATAGACCTCTCTAAAGACGGTAAATCATTTGAAATCATTTTCGAACCGGTAGAAAAAGGGAACAGTATAAGGTTTTCATTTGTTCTTGAGTCGAAACATGATATGAAGATAACAGCATCAGAGACATCTTGTGGTTGTACGTCATCTAATTTGAATATCATAGACTCCCGTCACTTTAAGTTCAATATAGATATACATACAGCAGGATTTGGAATAGGAAGATTCGTAAAGCACATGACTGTTCACTATCAAAAAGATGGGTCTCGAAAAGAGGAAAAAATTCCGTTTAATTTTGAAGGTACTATAATTCAAAAAAGTTAAGTTATGGGCGGATGTGGTAAAGCAAGGCATTTACAATGCGAGGATAAAAGGAAGTCCTTATTTTCTATGTTGCAGGCATCTTGTGACGATCTCCCCGATTATTCTGCCGGGGACATTCTCTATGCCGTACTTAGATCTTTTGCAAAGAAAAGAGGATTGTCTGTTTCTTTTTTAAGGACGTTGACAGACAGCGAGCTTTTTGAAGTGGCTGATTATAATTTATCAATGGAGTTGATGGACGTTATTATTCATGATAAAAAGGTTCTTGACAATGAAGAAGATTGATTTTGATTCAGATATAAAGCATCTTATTTCTTATTACAACCATCTACTGTCTGCGCAAGATAAGGTGGGAGAGGAGATGGAAGAGCTAACTAAGGATATCATTAGGAAGAAGGATGAGGAAAACGACATAGAGTTAGAAGACTTTATTGATTTGGAGGAAAAGTCGTTTATGACCAACTTGTATCAACAAGAGATGCTGAAAGTATCTTCTTCTATAAAGGCAGTTTACAGGTTATCTATTAACGCCGGTCATGATCTCAATGTAGATGATGACAGTAAGAAGGTTCTTGATAGGATAGTAAACGACGGAGAATCAGATTTTATTATGTACGTTGACAATAATACTGATTCTGTTATGTTCAAGGAAGAATTTGTTGAGGAAGGAATAAAAAACATGTGTAGGTATCGTGTTAATTCATCTTCTCTTGAAGACAGGTTTAATATGCTTAAGTCTCAGTATGAGGCTTTTTTAAAAATGGTGAACAATGAAGGTAAGAAAGCCGACTAACGATGATGTCTCTTACGTAGATCGGAAACTTCTTGTGCTAAGGGATCAGATAGATAAGGCTGAACGTTATCTATCTGAAAACCCTTGGGATAAAATAGAAGATTCCGATAAGAGAGAGAAAGAATTTAGGTTTCAAAAGAGCTTGTCTGATAGCTTAATGCAATGGACTGAATCTTATATTAAGATGTGTGGGATAATGGATGTCTATAATCAGCTTGAGGCTGCCAAAAACAAGAAAAGTCTAAAAGGAGGACAAACAGTATCGGGTATTCAGTCTTTTGTCAAGAATGAAGCTAAGAACAAGCTCGATAAATAGTTTTGTCATGAATTTTAACAGTAAAGAACTTTATATAAATATGGGTAACGATATCCCGTTATGGAATGACCTGTATTCTTATGAAGAGCAAGACGATGATGTCAAGAAATTCTGGGAAAATGAGGCTATGAAACTCCTTAACGGTGTTACCATAAATGGGGTATTTATACATCCTTGGCTATATTGGCATATCAATTTCTGGAAGATGATGATTGACGTAGGAGATGATCGTATTCCTGGAAATTCTCAGCTTCGTGATAATGAATGGATGTTTGCCGAATTTCTAAAGCAGGCTGAAGAAGAGAATAAAGGAATATTCATGTTCGGGTGCCGTCGTTTTGGAAAAGCCCTTCTTGATTCTGAGATACTTTATCTTGAGGACCGGGAAAAGATGATAGGAAATATTGTTGTAGGGGATAAGATATATGACGATAAAGGGAATTTGGTAGAGGTCGTAGGTGTCTACCCTCAAGGGAAAGTAACTACCTACAGAGTCGTATTCGAAGACGGTCGTAACGTTATTTGCTGCGGTAATCATCGATGGCGTGTCAATCATGGAGGAAAATGGCATGTTAGGAGTCTTAGAGCCATAGCCGGATTGGATTATAAGAGTATGTCTATTCCAGTAGGTGAGGCCCTGAACTACCCTACGGCAAAGCTGCCGGTTCCGCCGTCGGCCTACGCCTCGATGCTGGCGGCTTATCTCGGTGGCTATGGAGGGGATATGTTTTTTGATAAATACGTTTGTAAGAAGTTTTTAAGATCGTCCATAGATCAAAAGAAAGATTTTATAGAAAACTTCATTCGTTCTTTCATAAACGTAGTAACCGGAGAAGAAGAGCTTACGTTGTCTCATATTGACATGGATGTCATAAATTTTGTACAACGTATGTTTTGGGCTTCAGGTTGGTATGCTAAATTGGAGGGAAATAAACTTATACTATCAAGGAATCGTAAGGAATTAAAAATAAGATCCATATCAATATACGGAAAGGAGCATGCCACTTGTATAACCGTTGATAATGACTCTCATTTATTTTTGACCACCAATTACATCGTTACTCATAATACGGCCATAATGAGCTCGTTTTTGGCTCGTAATGCTACAATGACGTACAATTTGACGCATAATGTTATTGGGTCAAGTAAGGAGGACCTTATGAGTCTTGGTGAGTATCTTGAGTTTGGTCTTGATAATATACATCCTTATCTAAGAATAAATAGAACAGGTAATGATTGGTTTAAAGAGGTTATTATGGGTACTAAGACGGTGAACAATATTCGTGACGTTCACGCTCGTATTCGTATTACCAATATTGATAGCGGTAAAGCCGGTGCCTCTCTTAAGACCGCATCTGGAACACCATATACATCTATTTATGATGAGGTAGGTAAATTTCCATTTTTAGCAGCATACTTACAAGGTCGTCCTGCCCATATGATGCACGGTAGAATGAGGGGGATGATGATATGCTCCGGTACTGGCGGCAACGTTGAAAAGTCTCAAGATGCTCAAAAAGTGATGAATAACCCTGCTGAATACGGGTTTATTGTCATGAATTATGATCTGCTTAATAAACGTTGTTTAAAACCAACTTGGCGTATTAGTCAATCCGGTTGTTTTGTTCCTGCTCAGATGTCTCATGCTTATGATAAGGAAACAACAACCTTAGATAAGTACCTTGGAATAGAGAAAGCTACAGGTCTTAAGAAAATAGATATTCAGGTATCAAAATTTGATGATAATACTAAGAAGATAAAATCTCGTCTTGATGAACTTGTCAAAAAGGATAGAGCTTTATACGTTCAGGAACGAATGGCATTTCCTTTGTCTATAGATGATTGTTTTCTTAATACGAATGTAAATAGGTTTCCTGTAGAAGATGCTTTGAAGCACAAAAGCCGTCTTCTTGAAGAAGGAAGACCAGGGAAAACAGTAGACATATATCAGACTGATGGAATGAAAATGGACTATCATTTTAGTGATAAACAGCTCGCTGATTATCCGTTCCAAGGTGGAAATATAGATGCTCCTATTGTTATATACGAAAATCCGCCTGAAGATGGAGGTATTTTTGATTTCACATACGTGAGTGGATGTTTACTTCCAGGTGAGAGAGTATTAACAGATAAAGGGTGGAAATACGTTGAAGATGTAAAATATGAAGATAAGCTTGTAAATAAAGATGGAGAATATGTTTTTATTAACAAAAGACTGTTATATAATAAAATAGATGAAGATGTGTATGATGTTAAAATGTATAATGGAGTTTCAATAACACGTTTTACGAAAGAGCATCCATTGTATGTTAGTGACAATAAACTTAAAAATGGTAAAATAATATGTGAAGATTTATTTAGCTTTGATTTTGTTAAAGTATCTGATGTAAAGAGTGGAATGTGGATTAAATATCCAAATATTTACAGAAAGGAGATATATCCTTGTAAAGAATTATTCCCTTATGTAATGTCTGATGATTTATGGTATTTAATAGGAGCTTGGATAGGTAATGGGTATTCAAGGATAGACAAACATCATGTAGGCATATATATAAGTACACATAAAAACAATGATAAGTTTATAAAGAAAATAGATGATATATGTAAATCATGTTTTGGTAAATATACTAATAAAAGATTCAGGGATAATAGTTGCGAGATATTTTGCAGTGTAAAGGAGTTTGCAATATGGATGGACTCCACATTTGGTAAATATGCCAATGGAAAATTTATACCAGAATGGGTTAAGTATATACCTCATGAGTATAAGGTTTCTTTTTTGTGTGGATATCTTGATACGGATGGTTGTTGTTATGCCGTTAATGGTAAGAAATTATATACTATTGAATATACAAGCTGTAATTTAAAATTATTAGAGAGTGTACAAGATATTTTGTTTTCAATAGGAATAGTTTCTAATATAAAAATTAATAAAAACGATAGATCTGATGTTATTCAAGGTCATTTTAAGAAAAGTAATTGTTTATATTATTTATCTTTTGGTACAAATGGTATATTAAAATTACTATCATTTGGTATAAGCAGTGTTAAGCTTGATGGTATTATTATTTCAGATAAAATAATCAAGGCTAAGAAAAAGGGGTGTTTTATAAGTAGTGATGGTAATTATATTTATATAAGGATTAAAAGTATAGAGAAGGAATTGTATTCTGGTCCTGTGTATAATTTTGATTGTGATACGCATACCTATTTATGTCATCACATAACTACCCATAATTGCGACCCCTATAAATCAGACAAGGCTGATACTGATTCTGTTGGTACGTTTTATGTACTTAAAAGGTATGTAAAAATCAACGATCCATTTGCTTATTGCATAGTAGCATCATACGCATCACGTCCTCCATCTTCCGATGATTTTTGTAGGAATTGTGAAATACTTCAAGAAGCGTATGGGGCTAAGTGTCTTATGGAGAATGCCGATCGAATGTATGAACTGTATCTTACGAGACGAAATAAGCAGCTCATGTTACTGGAAGACGGTGAACGTCTTGCCGGTAAGATTATCCGTGCTGGCGCCCGTCAGAACAACAAGCTCGGTTTGGCTCCTACGGTTCCCAATCAGCGCATGCTTTTCAATACCGTTATTCAATATTGTTGGGAGGATGTTGTTGTCGGGTATGATGATGATGGTAATGAAATAACACAGAAAGGTATTTACCGTATCCCTGATATAGAACTTCTTGATGAGATCATAGCCTTCGGCCCTGGGGTCAACACCGACCGTATCATAGCCTTCGGCCACGCTCTTCTTCTGGCTAAGTATTATGATGATATGGGTTACATGCCTGAAAGTACGACTCAGAAGGAGAATCAAAAGAAGAGGGAACGTAAGAAGATGGAACAGGCTAAAGGATTTACGGTAAGAAGACATAACCCGTATAAAATGAGGTGACGAGAACAAATTCCTTATCTTTGTGAAAAATAGGATAATAGGATGGAATATTTCAATAGAGATCAGGCTTTTCCGGCCAGAGGAGTATTTTCAGGTTTGCCGGTGCAGGCTATACCTACCAAGAGAAAAACCAAGGAGTGGTTTAAAGCCACTATGGATTCTCTTGAACTGATTGGTTTGAAGCAGCTTGATGAGAACCAAAAGTTCAAAGATTTTTACAGGATGATGGAAGGGAAGCTGTCATTTATGGAGCTGAAAGATGTAATTCCTTATCTTAAGGATGTTCAGTCTATAAGGGACAACGTAAACATTCCATCATTCTTACGTCATTATGATATAATAGGTACGATCGTAAACGCTTTTGTAGGATGGTTGGGCAATCTTTCTGACAAGTATAATGTAGTTGGATTGGACGAATCTGAAGTGAATCAGTATTCTGCCACGAAGGAAAATCTTCTTTATAATTACATTAGAGAGGAATTGGACAGAAGGGTTAGGCAAGAGTTATTAAATAGAGGATTGGATCCGGATTATAATAATTTTGCCAGCGAAGAAGAAAAGCAGGCTTATGCTCAGCAGATACAAGAGGTGAAAGCATCTATGACCCCTCCTGAGATAGAGAACTTCATGAATACAAAATGGAAGACTGCTGAGGTTATATGGGGTTCTCATACGCTTGAAGCAGACAGGGGGCGTTTTTACATGGATGAGATAGACACCGAGAATTTCATTGACTATCTTCTTACCGGTCGTTGCTTTAGAAATTATCATGTAGGATACGACTATTATAAGCCGGAGAGGTGGTCTCCGTTGAATACGTTTTATTCTAAGACATTAGATAGCAAGTATCCTCAATATGGGGATTATATTGGTCGTGTTCATTATTATACTGCCAATGATATTATAGTAAGGTGGGGGCATCTTCTTACGGCAAAAGACAAGCAAAAGCTTATAGGAGGTGCTGATAATTTCAATGGCACTTATAACAATGGTGATAATGGAAGCTATGTAAGTTTATCCAAATCGGCGAGTGTAGGGATGTTATATCAGAATAAGGTAATACCTTGGAAAGGATATAATGATTATGCTTCTATAAAAGCTTATGAGGATTATTACGGTATTCCAGCCGGCACATATACCGGATACGATAGTAATGGCAACGAATATCACAGAACCAGATTTATGCCAAATTTAGAGCATGGTAATTATTATAACCGCGCCCAGAGTTTGAGCGACGAGCATGTTCGTAGTGATTTGTATCAGGTAACTGAATCATATTGGGTATCCCCGGCTCAGGTGTATGTAATTACCTACCAAACTGAAACCGGATTAGTAACTACTGAAATGGTAACCGACGAGCTTCTTCAAGACTTTTTACAGGAAAATGGTATTAAGAAAATTACCAGGACCATGAGTAAGGGAATGGAGAACCCGGAGATTAATACCTATTTCGTAGATTACGTTCCACAGGTGAGGTACGGAGTTAAGATCAGTGGCGGGGCTCTCGCTCAGGACAACCTGTATCTGGATGGAGAACCTATCGATCACCAGATAAAAGGGGATAGCAATATCTATGACTTTGTTCTACCCGTTGCCGGATATATCGGTACTTCTATGGCTAACAGGATTCAGCCGTATCAAATATTTTATAATTTCTCCATAAATCAGATCAACAATATTCTTGAAAAGGAGATCGGTAAATTCTTCTTAGGGGATATTAATTTGGTTCCAAGTGAATATAAGGATTTGGGTGAAGATGTGGCTGATATATGGGCAAACCTTCTTGATGTAGCTAAGTCTGTAGGTGCTCTGACATTAGATACCTCATCTCAAAATACGAAAGGCGGTGTTCCTTTCAACCAGTTTGCCGTCTATGATTTGTCGCAGACAGAGCAGCTTAAAACAAGAATGGAGCTTGCTGAATGGTCGAGGATGAAGTGTTTTGAAATGGTTGGTATCACGCCTCAAGTAATTAACGGTCCCAACAGGTATGAGACCGCCACCGGAGTCCAGCAGGGCGTTACGGCATCTATGTTACAAACACAGATATACTTTGATAACTTCGGTTATTTCAAGAAACGGGCTCTCGATCTTCATCTGGCCGTTGCTCAACAATGCCAGGAAGAAGGAAAGGATATTTCTGTAATGTACACAAAAAGTGACCTTACCAGAGCGTTTTTATCTATAGGAACCGACGGTCTTAGTTTAAGGCATCTTGGTGTTCAGGCATTATCTAATTCCAAGAAAAGGGATGAGCTTGAGAAATTTAAAACTTTCATGTTGCAGCTAAATACGGCCGGAGGCGATATTTACGATCTTGCATCTATCTTCACATCAGATTCTATGGTAGAGCTTATACAGAATGCAAGGAATACTCGCGCATACAACGAGCGTCAGATGCAGCAGCAACAACAGAATCAGATGCAGCTTAACCAGCAACAGATACAAGCTGAAGCTGCTGAGAAGGATAAGCAACGTCAGCATGAACTTGCTTTGGAAGACAAGAAAGGTCAATACAGGATACTTCAAGAGAAGATACAGGCGGCAGGCAGGGCGGCAGACGCCAAGAGCGACGCCACTTCCCTCAACTTCCTGGCCTCTGTTTCAGATCAGACCGTAAGGCAAGCTGATATAGAAAGCAAGGAAAGGATAGAGGATAAGAAGCTCGAAAACGATTCCAAACTTCATGATGATGAAATGAGAATGAAAATGGAAGAGTTAAAATTAAAATCCAAAGAACTTGCCCAACGAGCGAGGGAAGACGCCACCAAAAGGTATGTAGCCGGAATCAATAAAAATTAAGGATTAAATATCCCCAAATTTCATTAGAAAATCTCTAATAAAATTTGGGGATATTTAATTTTTAGTGAAGATTAAACACTTGTAAGTTTTTTATCTGAAATATAGGTATTTAAATATTTTTGCAGTATGGGAAAATTAGAAAAAAATGGAATAGTAGAATTGGACGATATTTTTAGTATCGGTCCGGTTGATGATGTTTATAATAGGGAAGAAGATATTCTGCCTATTAATGGTAATGAACCGGCTAAAAAAGATGAGAAGCCTGTAGAAGAAGGTTCTCAAATTAAAGAAGAGCTGGTTGTTGATCCTACTCCTGATCCTAAAGAGGATAAAAAAGGAGAAGAGAATGTAGTTGATGTTAATCAGGATCAGGTAGAGGTTCCGGTTGTCAATTACAGAAAAGTATTGGATGCCCTTTCTTCAAGGGGAATCATTCCCGATTTGAAAGATGTGGTGTTTAGCGGTGAAAACGGCGAAGAGATTACTATCAATGATCTTGATTTTAGTAAAGAAGATTCGTTGTGTGATATACTATCTACAGTCCTTGAAAGCCAGAAAGAGGATATTGTTAAGGATAAGATAGATGTTACCTCTGTTTCTGATATTACTAAGAAGCTTATCCAGGCTGATAAGGCCGGCGCTAATATCGTTGATATTCTTAAGCAATATGATACGAATGTCGCTCCGATAGAAAAGCTTGACATTGAAAACAAAGCAGATCAGATAAAGATCGTTCGCCATTATGTTGATCTTCTTGGGTTGCCTAAAGATGAAGCTGATGAGTTTTTCAAAGGCATTATCAATAAAGGAGAAGAGTATGTTGAAGCAAAGGCTATAAAGTACAAGGCTGAGCTTGATAAGAGAATGGATGATATTATCCAGCAACGTACTAAAGAGGCTGCCGAAAAGAAGGCGAAGGATGCAGAAGATTTTAGAAGGTATAAGAAAGACCTTAAGTCTTCTATCCAGGAAAAGTATCAGCTAAATGACACTATGGTATCTAAAGCTCTTGATTTTGCCCTAAAACCTTCTGAATCGAATCCCGGAATTACCAAAGCATTTAATAGGGTAAGGGAGATGATGATGAATCCGGAAGAAGCACCAGATTTGATTATGTTTCTTATGAACCCAGGAGAGTTCATAAAACAGAAGTCGAATCAAGCTGTAGTTGATGAGAAGAAAAAAATTTATAAGCTCATCAGCCATACAAATAAAGACAAGAGGGTGGCTCCGGTAGATGATAAAGGTGATCAAGTTCAAGGTGTGAAGTTCGATGAAATCAGTATAGATTAAAAATTAAAACATTTTTTCGTTCATGGCTAATGTACTTTTAACAAAAAATTTCCCGGCCACCATGAATGGTGACACGGTGATTGGATATACCGACGCTAAAGTCGTTAAGCAAAGTATCGTAGAACACGATCTTAGCTCTTTAGAAGATTGGTACTACGAAGATCCGGATAAGAATCATCTGGGTATGCTTGAGTTGTTTTCTAACATTACAAACTATCCTCTGCCTATGTATATGGGTATGATCAAACAGGATGCTACTATTACCGTAAATGGTATCAATGGTTCATTCCGTTATGATCTTCCGGTATCAGAAACGTATGAGGTGGTTACAGTAGAAGACACGTCTTTGAAATATGCAAAACCTGGTATTGATGAAAGCTTCTTCGAAATTGTGTTGAATGCACAATTCAAACAAGGAGATGTTATTACTTACGATGTGATTAATGGTTGCCAGGCTCTTATCTCTACAGAGCGTCCTCCGAAACAAGAAGGTGAAAACTGGAGATACTGGTGTAAGTTGTGGGGTCGTTCTCGTGCTAAATACTTCCCGAAAGACATGCTTCGTGCCGGTATTAAATACTGGAAGGTGACAAACGTTCTTGGTGAGTTCTCTACTCAGTTCTCTGGCGTAGGAGGTGCTTCTAAGGCCGGTTCTATGACTTGTGAATTTACGCTTGGTGGACACCGTGGTGTTGAAGGTGAAACGACTATGTATGCCGGTATTAAGTCTTTGGCTTATGCGGATGAACGCACACAGAATTTCATCGACAAAGCTTACCAGAAAGTTCGTCAGCTTTCTGAAATCAGAGGAGGTGATGCAAGTTATGCTATCATCGGTTCTCGTCTTGGTGATGGAAGCATTGATATGCGTACGGCTCGTGTAGCCAATACAGTATCTCTGTTCTGTTTGGCTGAGTTGGCTAAGATGGAAGCATACGAACTTATGTTCATGCGCGGTGGTAGAGTCAAGGGCCATAATGGTGTTTTGATGAAAAACGAAGGTTTGTATCATCAACTTCGCCGTGGTTTCGTTATCTCATATGCACGTCCGGGCGGTATCAAGCGTGAACATTTCCTGGCTGCTGCCGACTATATTTTCCGTGGCCGTAGCGATATGCCGATTGAAAATCGTGTAATGAAATTCAAGGTAGGTGCTATGGCTTACAAGAATATCGTTGAGATTTTCCGTGATGAGTTCTTCTCTCAATTAGGCGCCTTAGCTCCGCTTATGGGTACAGAACGTATCATCAATAACCCGGTAACAGGATCAAATGATGCTCTTGAATTAGGAACTGTAAAGATCAAGGGCGTTACTATTCCGGGTATTGGTAAGGTTATTGTAGAACACGAACCTTCTTTGGATTACGTTGATATGGTAGATAGAAGCCAGTTGGTAGACGGCATGACTCCTATCACATCATATTCATGTATTATGGAAGACTTGACCGCTCCTGAATATTCCAATGCATTCGCCGGCATCCCTGCTTCAGCCGAAGCTCGTATTGGTAATATCAACAGCAACGTATTCTACGTTAAGCCTGATATCGGTTCTATGTGGTGGGGTTACGAACAAGGTAGATGGTCGTCCAGAGTATCGGCTCAAGAAATTGTATCCAGCCATCCTCGTATGTCAGAACAATTCTGGTGCCACTCTGTATCGGCTTGTTGGGTAAAAGATACCAGCCGGTTCGTAACAATTGAATTGTTACCGAGTTCTTTGTGATCATAACTTTTAGTATTAACTTGCGGTCGGCTTTAAAACCGGCCGCAAATTTTGTTTTCATAGGATATATAAAAAAGATGGGAAAAAAGATTTTTGAAGAAAGCCATGAGTCTAAGAAACTGCTGGCTACCGTAGGAGGAATGAAAATATATTCCGACTCTATTTATGTTATAACAGGTAAGATGGATGAAGAAGCTCCTTCCGGCTATCAGGAAAGGGGTATTTCCAAGACCCCTTTCCCTGGGAACAAGACAGTATCTTGTTGTGGATGGGATAAGGATCTTAGGGTGTATGATACCGGTTTCTTCATCAATTCAGCATGTTATAAAGGTTACTCACTTGAAGACAAGAAGAATGAAATGGATATGCGTATTAAGAATATTCGGTATCCGTTTGAAGAAACTGTCAATGAGGACCTGGACCAAAAGAACTTCGATTTCTGGGATTCTTACAGAATTGACTTGTATGATGGTCGTTTGTTCTACACTAATGACGTTCGTGATTTATTTGAGCTGTATATAGCTATTTTATCCAAGTCTCTTACTCCTAAAGAGGAAGACGGTAATCCGATGTATGTCGAATCTTATTATTGTGTAGAAGACAAGACTACGGCTGTAGATATCAGGAAACAACGTCAGATTGACAAGGCTGATATTTTATACGAGTTCATGAACAAACTGAAAGGGTCAGAGGCTGAAAGGAAAAGCATCTACGATCTGCTTTTGTATCTTGACATCATATATAGCGTAGAGCTTGATCAGAGCATGGTTCAATACATATTCACTAATTGGATTGACGCCAAGAATACGAACGTTGACATGTATAAAGAAGCAAGCTCAAGGTTCTTATCCGACGACGAATCTTCCGAAGGGATGCAGGTGATCAAATTCCATCGTATGATCAGGGAAATGATCGAGGGCCTGGCTGTCACCGTCAACACCGACGGACTGTATCTGAATGGCGAGCTCCTGGGCGCCGACGCTATCTCTGCATCTATGGCTCTTGCTTCCAATAAGTCGATGTTAGAAACCAAGTCACGTGTTCTGGAAGCGTATAATGCTTTAAAGAACAAGCATAAAAAAATAGAAGGCGCTAAGTCTGACAAGAAGAAAAAGGAAGATGAGAAAGGTTTTGATATTGATCAATACGCTGATAAAAAGGAATAATTTATGAGGATTGTTGATTGTTATCTTCGGGCCTTACAGAAGGCTGAAGAAAACATGACCAACGGTGGTATAAAACTTGATAAGGCACGTTTTGTTCAGCTTTTTAATGACGAACAAAACCGCCTTGTTCGTTATATCCTTGATAAGAAAAACGAAGAGGATATACGTTATATCCAAAAGCTGGTTGTGTATTCAAAAGAACTTGATGAGAGAGAAGATAAAGATAATCCGGAAAGTACTTTGTTTTCATTGCCTTCTGATTTCTTTTCTTTTTCAAACATATCAGGCGTATTTACTGAAGGTGAATGCACGGTTACTGATTTTAATATGTGGGAGGCTAAGAACGAAAATCCGCATGAGCTTCTTGCCGACTTTTTTAACAAACCCGATTTTGATTTTAGGGAAACGTTCTACACCATAGGCGAAGATTCGGTAAGGGTGTATAAGTCTGGTTTTGATGTAGACACCGTTTATCTTACGTATTACCGTTATCCGAAGGAAGTTGACATCGAAGGATATATTAAATCAGATGGTTCTAATTCAACTGATATAGATCCTGAATTAGATGATAAATTAATTGGTATTATCCTTAACATGATTGAAAAGCAATTTGCTTTGAATGAAAGCGAATACGGACGTTATCAAATAGATTCAAACAACGTCCAATCTCCTTTGTAACAAATAAGAGGCACATCCTAAATTAAAGATTATCAAAAAGCATTAAGAATTAATTAATTCCTAATGCTTTTTGTTGCTTATATGACTATCGCTATTTTTGAGACAGATAACAGAATACTAATTTTTAAAATATTATAAGGCTATGGCTATCCATAAACCGTATGACAGACACATTATCTGTCCTCCGCACGCTAAGTTGGCGGACGTAGATTCTTTGTTGCTTCAAGAAGGTCAGATCGCTATCTATGATTTGGATGGTGAGCAGACTAAAGATGGTTTGAAAGCGTTGAAAGACTTGAAAGGATATCGTAAGGACGAACAACGTTTCCAGATCAGAATCGGACGTAATGAGATGGTGAACGACCGTGTATCCGATGATAAATCATTCTCTACACCTACGTTTGCTATCGATGAAATCATAGAAGTGTATGCTTCTGCTCCGAAGAGCAAAGAAATTAAAGTAGATGAGGTTATTTTCGGTTATAACGGAATTGACGACAATACCGCTATTACAGCAAGAAAAGGCGATCGTATTCCTATCCATATTAAGCTGACAGGACGTTTGTTCGAGCTTCGTGGTTATCCGATGGGTGAGGTAAATATCGATGATTACATCATTTTCGAAAACTGTCCAGGTCGTGAGGATATGTGTTCAGAATGTGATCCTTGTGAAGATGTTGATATTTTGGCTGCTATCTTGAAAACAATCGAACGTATCAAGAATCAGCCGATTGCAGGTGGTGGAAAGGTGGGTGATTTTGTAGAAATCCATCCTATCCATTCTTGTGATGAGTTGGAAAAGACTCCGGCGGAAACCGACATGAATTTCTATTGCATGGAAATGTGTGATACCGGTGATGCTTATGCTCTGGCTCAGCTTAAGGCTGCTTATCCAGGTTTGGATATTAAGAGAGTAGGACGTCATCTTTCTACATCCAAATATCAGGTGATGAAAGAAGGCTGCAAGCCTGCTGATTATACTCAAAAGCTGTCTTCTATCATGAAAGGCTGCGAAGAGTGCCCTGACGGATATACTAAGGTAGACGGCGGTTTGATTTATGCCGTAACGTTAGAGGATGATGGTGTTGATCAGTCTACTGTAGTAGAAAGCATTAAGAATGCCGTTAGTGGCACTGCCGAGAAAACAGCAGCCCAAGATGGCGGCGTAGGTATGTACACTGTGGCCGTAAGCAAGAAACTGACGAAGGCTGATATCGATGCATTTGTAGAAACTAATCCGACTGCTACAGTAACGTTCGTTGCTAAAACATCAGATATGTGTAGCAACCCTGCTGTTACTACCGTTAGCTGGGAAGCATGTGGTTCTTGTAAGATTTCGAAAGAAGCTTATGAAATCACGTTGCCGGACGATGAATGTGGTAACAGTGCTAAAGAAGAATTGCAGGCAGCATTCCCGTATCTGACAATCGAAGATTACGGTACACCTGGTGGATGTCAACACAAATTCAAAACAACGGTCGTTACTAACATGGTTTGCGACGAATGCGATAAAATCTTCAAAGACTTCTTCGTATCTAAAGCTCCCGAATCTTATCGTGGACGTAACTGGAAACGTTTGGGTGCCGTAGCAGGAGATCAGTCCATTATCGCCGATCCGCTTCCTAAGAACTGCAAATGCGGTATCTTGTTCCGTGGTATTGACTACATGATTTCTCCGTCTGACTGTTTGATTGACCGTCTGACATTCCAGGAAGGATCTGTTCGTATTGCTGTAAATGGCGGTTATCCGGATGAACAGCGCGAGGCTATCAGCACGTACTTCAACCCGATCCATACCGAATACAAACAGCACTGGGCTCCGCGCACTCACCTCGGCGCTGAATTGCTGGATAAGGAACGCGAACAACGCATGTTCTTCGACTTCCGTAAGACTCACCAGGAACTTATGGAACGGATGTTTACTAACGAAGAAACTCGCTTAGACCTGTTGGCTCCGTATGCTGATTATTCAGTAACGCTGAAGCCGGCACGTTACTCTAACGGTTTCGGTAGGGTAATTGATGATCACATTACAGTACACTTCCATGTACCGTATGGTGCTCACGAAGGTATTCAAGACCTTATGGACTTGTTAGCTGCTTCGGCAAATATCAAGCCCTGCAAGATTTGATTTTCCTTTTTTCTATATATCCCAAGGGGGAGGAGGCTGGTCCTCCACCCCCTTTTTTGTAATAAAATAATTTGAAATAGATCGATTTCATATGAATGGCGTGGATTCTTTAGTCGGTGCCTTAGGTAGGGGCATTGACAAAATAACCAACATAGTTGGAAAATGGGGTTCCTCCCAACCGGTAGATGACAGCAAATCCGGTATAAAAATAGGGGACAAAATCTACCAGGTGGTTGTGTCCTTAAATGGCTGTTATTGGTATCTTGACGAAGAAGGCAAGAAGCATCCTGTTTCTGGTATTCCGGCCACAACCGAATGGGAGTGGATTAATATAGCCGAGAAAGTTATCAAAGATTTCAAAACTTGTTACCGTACACCTGGTGGGAAGGTTGAAGTATGGAGTTGGTATCTTCTTAACGATCAGATGGATGTTCTTAAAGAAACCCATAGAATTACCGACAGTACTGACATGGATAATCCGGTAGGTAAGGTTCTTGCTAAAATACCGGACGAGTGGGTTATGATCGACTGTGATCTTCCTGATATGACAGAACGCGACATTACGTTCGTCAACAGATGTTATAAAACTCCGGATGGTAAGGTTGAAATAGAAGGATTGGAGGCCATAGATGATAAGATAAATATCAGGGAATCTATTTATACCGTTATTCAATCGACGGACGATAATTTCCCTGCCGGCCATGTTTTTAAACTAATTCCAGAGAATTGGGTTCGAATGGTTTGTGACTTTCCTGACATGACAGAGCGAGACGTAACTTACGTTCTTGAATGTTACACTACTAAAAAGGGGAAAGTGCAAGTAGAAGGTTTGGTGGCCATAGATAACATCCTTGGAGCCAGGGAAGAGGTTTATACCGTTCTTCAGTCAACCGATCCTGATATTAAGGTAGGGGCCGTGCTGGATTCCATTCCCGAAGATTGGGTGAGGATGGTCTGTGATTTTCCTGACATGACGGACCGGGAAATTGTTGAAGTAGACGAATGTTATAAGACTGATGGTGGTAAGGTCAATATAAAAGGTTATCAATCTATTGATGCCGTTCTTGGTGTAAGGGAACAGTATTATTATATTGTTAAGACAACGGACGCCGCTTATCCTCAGTGGACGAAAATAGATAAGATACCTAACGAATGGACGAAAACCGAATGCGATTTCCCTGATCTTACGGAAAGACATATTATGTCTGTAGATGAATGTTATACTACTCCTGGTGGCAAAATACATCTTGGTGGATACAGGTCGGTAGATAGCATAATAGGAGTCCGGGACGAGTATCTTATTGTTTTAGAAACGACCGATCCTGATATACAAAGAGGCGCCACATTCAGCAAAATACAAGAAGGATGGCAGCGTATTGTTTGTGATTTCCCTGATGCTACTACATCCGACACAGAAATAGTAGAAAACTGTTATAAGACGGAAAAGGGCAAGGTTCAGATCCGGACATACATAACAATGGACGGATACGGAAATACAAGGGAATTGAGACATATGGTTCTTAAAACAACCGATCCTGATTACAATATCGGATCCAATATTGATCAGATACCGGTAGGGTGGTTAAGTATCGAGTGTGATTTTGCGTCTGCTACACAGCGCCATATAAGGCAGGTGAAAAACTGCTACGTTTCTGATGCAGGGAGCATTTACGTTGAGGGAGAAATCGTTTACGACAATGACCTTGACATAGACAAGATGGCGCTGACAGTTATGGAAAGCACTGACCCGGCGATAGCTGTAGGGACGACGCTGGCCGCTATTCCTACTGGATATGTAAAGACAGTTTGTAGATGTAATTGTTGTAACCATTAAATCTTATTGTCATGAGTTGTAACGAATATTATTTAATAACATTGGAGTCTATACCGACTCCAGTCCGTCACAAATACACTAATTTAACGGATGAATGGTATGGTCCTGATGGTACTAAGTACGAAGATCCTAATACGATAACTAAGATCGAGCAGCAGGCTACAGATAATAATCGTATAGGGGATAATACCTTATATCAGAAGCTTATTGAAATACATTCTCAAGGTGAGTCAATAAAATCGGACATCGGAGATATAGGTTCGGTATTGGATTACATAAACGGGGAGGAAGTGTAATGGGAACCATATCAGATAAGTTAATGAGGATCATCAATACCAAAGAGGATATAAGGCAAGCCCTTATATCCAAAGGGTATGATGTACCTACTTCCATACCTTTTAAAGAGTATGCTAAAATGATATCGGACTTACCATGTAGAGTGGATTCTTTTCCTGATATAGAAGGAATTGTAGCTCGTTATTCAGCATTAGGTCTTACTAATGAACAGATGGCTGCCAATCCTGTATGGGTTGATAAAACGGGTAACGGACACGATATACAGTTGAAAAACTTCTCTTGGAAGGGAATGTCAGGGGTTGGGGGATATGTTCAGGATTTTAATTATTTTAGAAATAATGCTACTGTAGATAAAATAAGAATTGATGAGCAGGGTAGCAATTTTATTAAAGTAACCATTTTAACTACAGGAATTGGTAATGCTATTTATATACCAAAGAATATTTACCAATTTAATAAATCTTATTTCATAAAAATATCAAGTGAAGGATACAATGAAGGTGATTTGTCTTTGTCATTTTATGCTCCTTCTGCATCAACGGCTACAACAGTAAAAGTACCGTTAAATCCTAATGGCATCACTGAAATTCCTGCAATAAAAGAAGATGATTTTTTAGCTGTTTATCTTAATGTTGGGGGTAAAGTGGGATCAATTACCATCGAACAACTTCCCCTCTACCCCGGCGCACTCGTTTTTGACGGAGTAGACGATTACGGCACCTGTGATAACTTCCCTATTCTGACTAAGGAAAAGGGATTTACGATTGTTGCGGTAAGACAATTTATTTCTGTTAAAACATCAAGTTTGCTATCTAAGTGGGTCGCAGCAGATGAAAGTGGAGCATTTATATTTGAAGGTATGACTGTGGCAGGAACTAAAATTAATTCTGCCTTTGGCGGTTATTTCCGTGGATTAGAAAAGACTATTTTGTCATATATGACTTCTACTTCTTATAATGGAAATACCATTGTACCAGGTAATAAAACAGATACAAATAACAACTTAGTAGTTGGACGTTATTATAGTGATTTAAATTTACACTATGCCAATGCTGCCATTTGGGAAATAGTCATTCTCGATCATGATGCCACCGAAGAAGAACTGACCAAGATCAAAGACTACTTCGTCAAAACCTATCCCTGGCTCTTCCCCGACCAGGCATGGACAGTGGTAGGCAAAACCAACGAGGACGAAGATCGTGCTACTATTGCCAACATTACGGGCAATGGTAATGATCTTGTACTGTCTAATTTTGGTTTTGCAGAAGGGAGTGGCTACAATGAAGAAGGGGAATATGCTGGCTATCTGGTTACTGATGGGGTGGATGATAAGATAATCTCGTCTATATTTAAAATGGGTAATGATTGGACTGTAATAGGAGATTGGGAGCTTATAAATACAGGGAAAAATGACAATGCTGGTATTGTAAAATTTGATAGTATAGTCATTTATAATTATAATTATAATTCAGTGCTCATTAATATAAAAAATGGTAGAAATATTTTGATTCCCGATCAAAATACCGTTAATGCAATTTGTTCTGATGGCAGGATTTATTCAAAAGACTGGAAAGAATCTATTTATAATGAAGAAACGGAATCTACCAGTAAAAATTTATTAACTATAGGATATTCAGGTAACGCATATACTAAAATTGCTTTCAAAAACTTAGCGATTTATCCTACAGTCCTCTCCAGGGAAGATTGTATCAAAGCATATAACTATTTACAAACTTTAAAAGCAAAATAATATGAAATTCATTATCATACCAAAAGAAGTATATGATTCCGTATCTGAAGAAAAGAAACGTGAATTAGGAATAGGTAGCCCAAGAGCGAGCGTAGACGGCTCTTGGGTTATTTTACACGTAGAACATTATGACCATCTATTTAAGTCTTTAGACGCGCAGGCTGATGACGATCCTCAATATCCGTATTCGGTATATGATAGCCCTTCTTCTGAGTTTGAATCTGTTCTTTCATCTAAAGAATGGGTGTCTGATGTTAATGACGAGTGTCTTTGATCTTGTTATGGTTGGGGCAATTACTATATTTGTAAAAAGTTGAATAATTAAAGCGTGTGGTAGCGTTATCTACCATATAATCATCATGTTTCAGATAATAATCGGATGCGTTTTGGCTAATATCCTTACGATAGCAATCATCGGTTTAGCCCTGTATTTAGTGTATCTTGACATACTCCCATAGCTAAAGCAAATGGGATTCTTGGATACAAACGTATGAAACCCCGATATTAATATCGCTGGAATTACTCTTGCTCTCCAATTCGGAAATGCCCTTCCGAAGTATATTACGGGCTGCAAGAACATCACGGTCGTTGATCGCACCGCACGACGGGCATACCCACGTGCGGTCGCGTAACGACAGTCCTTTATTAATGCAGCCACATTCGCAAGTTTTGGAAGAAGGATACCATTTGTCAATCTTGTGTATCGTTACTCCATACTTTGAAGCAACATACATTAGCTTATCAATAAAAGAAGAATGACTGAGATCAGAAACTTTCTTTCCCCACAAACGTTTCATCCCTTCAATGTTTAGGTCTTCAATAAAAATATAATCATATTGTTTACACAAATCATGAGCTAATTTCCATTGAAAGTCTGATCGAAGATCGTTTATTTTACGATACGTTTGTTGTAATTCAAACAGTTTCCTTCTTCTATTGTTGGATTCTTTCTTTGCATTAGAAAGCCGTTTGTTTAGTTTTCTAATCTTGTTTTGATATTGTTTGAAGAATAGAGGAGAATCTATTTTGTTCCCATCACTTTTAGTTAGATAAGTTTTCAGACCAAAATCCAATCCTATAGATGCACCATCATGTGTCTTTCTATAAGAGTTTGAAGGATTATGATCTGTAACTATAATCAAACTAAAACGGGAACAGGTTTCTCTAACTATTCTAATTTGTTTAACATTACCTTCATAAGGTCTACTGTATGAGAATCTAAATCGTTTCTTTCCTTTGTTAATTGTTAGACAATTTCCATTCAGGGTAAACCCTCCTTGTCTAAAAACAAAAGAGTTGAAACAATCTGATCTTTTGAACTTAGGTGGACGTTTAGATAATTTCTTAAAGAAACGATTGTATGCAGAATCTAATCTTTGAAGGATTTCTTGTACTGTTTGGGAATGAAGTAGGATTCTTTTTACCCTTTTTGCAAAATGCTTTTGCATCTTACCAACTGGTATGTATTTCCCAAACAGTCTGTAGTATCTACGTTGTAGAGCTAAAGCATGATTCCATACGAAACAGCATTCACGCAGCATCTTATCGAGATACTTTGTTTTCTTTGAATGATAGATGTTGTATTTGTATGAAATCATTTTTTTTAATTACATTTACAGCGTGAATATAATAATAACTTTTGGGTGTATATTAGAATCAATTATTAAAAATACATATATAAACAAAAGAATCATTGATCCCCTATTTAAAAGCAGGGGCTTTGTTAAAGATCGTAAAAACGAAGACCGTTTAAAGGCTTTGGACTCTAAGATCGATCAGAAGGTTGAGGACGTAAAAAACAAGGTTGGGAAGGTTATGGACATCGTCGACCAGATCAAGAAATTGTTGGATAAAATCAATAAAAAATAAAAAAATGGCAGAAGTAGGTTATAACAGTAAATTCGAAGGTCAGGAGGTTGATTCCAGACTTGAGAATGTGGTGCAGGCCGCTCCAGGGACGGGCTCAGAGTCGGGCAAAGGAGGCCTTATCCCGGCTCCCCCTGCCGGAAGTCAAGACGGTAGCAAGACTCTTCTTAGTAATATGACATGGGGAGATCATGTAACAAAACAGTACATAGATGATGCTGTTTCGGCAGCAGGGTGGAAGAAGCAGATTGTTAGCAAACTTCCTACTGTTGAAGAAGCGAAAGATAATGTCATGTATCTCGTAAAAGACAATGTGGCATCTACAGAAACTAAAAACGTGTATAACGAATATATTTTGGTTACTGAAGAAGGTGGAACTAAGGTACTTGAATCGCTTGGTATGGTAAGTACAGGAGTAGATTCTGGCTATCTTGATTTATCCATATTTTCTGGTATTTCCGGATCTCTTGATGAAAATTCGTTTGCAAAAGTTTTGGATGCATACAATAACAATATCACATTAGGTAAGTTAGATGGTGATTATTATTATTTGAATTATTTTTTAGAAGGTAATGATTTTGAAAATAATTTTAAATTAAAAATAGTATTTGCCTCATTTGCTAATGCCGACTCAGCGGTAGGCGCATCTGAATATGATATAGAAATTCAGGTGGGGACTTTTGTTGTTATTCAAGATAAGACATATGAGGCTATGAACAATATGGTTACGTTGTCTAATACGATATTGTCTTATTTGAATTTTATGGTTATGCCCCCTAAGGTTGTTACAACATTGGCAAATTTACCAAAAGGTGCTCATAATATCATAGCCAACGTCGCTTCTGCTACGAATCTGTCTATGACCGTATCTTCTGAGTATGTTGGGAGGGAGTGGCAGGTGCGGATTAACAACACCACCGGCACGGACATCACACAGCCGCTTCCTACCTCTGGACAGTTCCAGAGTATGTCAGGCAATAGCGTAGTGATACCTAAAAATAGTTTTATAGAATTAAGTATCTGGTATATCAATGATAAGTTGGTTATCAGAGTAGGTGAACAAGCTTAATAGAAAGGATAAAGTATGCTTTATGTAAATAAAAACGTAAAAGGTTTTTACTGGAAAGGATACGAGTTGGACTCCTCTTCTTACGAAGTAGGGTATTCTTACCAAGATTTCTTAGATGGTAAATGGGTTCAACTTAACTCCGATCAAGAAAAGTCCCATCAAGACAATCCTGATGCGAGTGTGAAAGAAGTTATTGCCATGCAACTTGACCCGGAGCCTCCTGGACCAACTGAAGAGGAGTTGCTTGCCAAGGCTAAGGACAAGAAAGTTTCTGAGGCCAGGGAATATGCTTATTCTGATGCTGTCCGTTCTTATAGTTTGGATGGTAAACAGATATGGTATAACAGCAGCATGAGACAGAAGGTTAAAAACGATATTGACGTAGCAAAAGGAAGCGGGATATACACCGTATCCGTAGCAGATTCAGAATACGAGCTTGATATTGCTAATACGGCAATGAATGAAATGCATGTATATGAATCTGAGTGCAACGATCGTACTGTTGCCATAGAAAAGGAAATAGCTTCTAAAACCGACAGGAGTGAAGTTGAGTCTATGAAAGTAGATGAAGGCTATCCTGAGAAGTTGGTAAGGACAAAGGATCAGATCATAGAAAAAAATAAGATCCTTGAAGCCAATGATCCGGAGAAGGCTACAGCCATGTACATGAGGGCGATGATCAACACGCCGGCTATGTTGGAAAACACTGACCAGAATCTTGCTCTTAAGATAAAGGGGTTGTACCCTATCTGGGACAAGGATGGAGTTTACGGCGACAAAGGTCTTCCTATGGGCACGGCTGTTGTAAAAGGGCAGCGTTTCCGTAGCAAAAACAAACCTTCGGATTTGGATTGGACTCTGTTTGAAGTAAGGCAAAATCACAATCTCCAAGCCGACTGGGTCCCTGGTCAGGGAGGTGGAACTGAAAGCCTGTATATGGTTGTTCAAGAAAAGCATTCAGGTACGATAGACGATCCTATTCCTTGGGTATATAATTCTATTTTAGAGAATGGAAAGTATTACATTGACAAAGAAATTAAGTATCTTTGCATAAGAGATTCAGGCATCCCTTTGGCTTACGATAACCTTTCTGATCTTGTATCAGCCGGATATGTAAGGGTTGTTTAGGTCGTAATTTGTTGTTAATGTTATGGATGGCCCCTGTATATTTATTTATGCAGGGGTTTTTCTTTAATCCAAACTCCGCTTATTTTAATATTTGGTAAGGTTCTGATTATCTTTGTGAAAAAGGTTAAGTTATGGAAAGAAGTGATATTATAAAAGAATTGAGTCAGTATTTTAGTATTGTTGAATTAGTTGGTCCTAAAGAGTACGATAGAGACAAAGATCTTTGCTGGAGGTATTTAAGAACTGAATTGCTTCACACGATACTGGTTTTAAGGAAAGACATCTTGAAAACTCCGATGACGGTTAATACCTGGAAGTCGGGTGGAAGGTTTGATGAGCGTGGGTTTAGGAACAATATCTCAGACATAGTAAAATCAAAGACCGTATCAGGGTCTTTGTATATCAGTCCTCATATGCTTGGGGCAGCCATTGATTTTGATGCCAAGGGTATGACGGCAGAAGAGACAAGGAATAAAATAATTCAGTCGCAGGATTTACTTCCTTGTCCCATTAGATTAGAATCAGGTACCAATTGGGTCCATATTGACGTATATGACTCTCTTGGAAGTAGCAAGAAAGTAACTATGTTCTAATATGGCTTACAGATTTGTAGGAAGGATGAATTTAGAAAGTTTCTGGGCTTTTCTCATTTCCGGATTATCAGCATTGTGGATGAATTTCCAGGAGATTCACCACCTTATATATTCTATATTGTTTATATTAGCTATAAATCTTTTGCTAGCTACTATAAAAAGTATCAAACACTGCTATATCCGAAGAAAGAGAAAGAGGCCTTTTAAGATATTGACATGCATAAGCGAAATTGGAGTTTTGAAAATCCTTCTTGAGTTCGCGGCCTGCTCTTTCGGGCTGTTTACCATATCCGGAATGGATCTTATTATGTCTATGGGAGGGCATAAATCCCCAGAGTTTATAGACATGCTTCTTCAGTGGATTACAATATTTGCCTTAATATTATACGGTGGAATGGCATTCAAGCGCCTCGGCGACCTTGCACCTGATTTGATGATAGTAAAAGGCGTTAAGTATTTCTTTAGCAAAGTAAGTTGGTGGCAGAAAGTTCCATTCGGAGAAGAGCTTAAAGAAGGTATTAACAACGGTGATATACAAGAACTTTTAGATGAAGATAAGGAGGGTAAAAGATGTGTTTGCAAAAAATGAGAGCCAGGTATGTGTCGGGAGTTCTTCTACTGTGTTTTATATCTTTCTTGTTTGGTAAAACATGCAAGAAACAAGAAATAATACACGATATAGAAATAGATACGGTAATAGATACCATTATCCAACCTATTCCTGTTCCTCAGTATATAGTTGACGTAGAGGAGGTAGAAATACCTGTCCCTATGGATGCTATAGTTGAAAAAGATACGATAAGAGACACTGTCTATATCAATATTCCTATACAAAGAAAAACATACAACACAGATGATTATCGGGCTGTTATAAGCGGATACAGACCTAATTTGGATACGATGATCATCTACCACAAAAAAGAAATAATATACGAAAAGAGCCGGCGCTGGGGCATAGGACTGACGGCAGGGTATGGGGTCGGGCGCGAGGGCTTCTCCCCCTACATAGGCGCTGGAATCTATTATAGGATATGGTAATAATCACGTCCTATTTTATTTAATACACAACATTTTAAACTTTTATCACCCCATTTACTTATCTTTGTGGAAAAAGGTAAGTTATGAATTATATCGATATTTTACCACAGATAAGAAATAACATTTTCTATGTCAGGATAGTAATGACCGACTACGATGTGGAAAATCAGATGGTTATTAGAATAGTATCCAGAAGAAATGACGGTCTGTACAAGACGGAAGTAGTACAGTATCCAAATGAAGGAACTGATTACAACGGAGAAATCATTGTTCCTATGTTTGGTATGGCTAAGTCATTGGTGGCCCAAATAGTAGGAGTTAAGATAAATGGTACCGAGGTACGTGTTAATAGTACTGAGGTAGAGGGAGCTGATATAACAGCCAGATACGATGATTCCCTTACCAGAATGGGATGGGAGGAGAGTATGAACAACATCCATCTTGATTTTGAGGTTATAAGCACCAACAACCCTAAAACGCTTCGCATAGCCGATCAGTCGGAATGGGGGATACTGGCAGACAGACCGGCTATTATAGAGATTGTGCCACCTGAAGATGAAAATAAGTATGTTTATTATCTTGGTAAGAATCAGTTGAATGTATTCAACAGTAAGACCCTTGGCATAAATCCAGGTCGCGGAAATGATTTTGAAAACCTAAAAGATGGTATATACGATATTACCATAAAAGGAAGTCCTTCCTCTTATTCATTTAACAGAAAGTATTTAAAAACAGATCTGATCCGTCTTAACATAGATAAGATATGGGCCAGGTCAACTGTGTTATGTGATCATGAGGATGATGACGTTATTGACAAAATAAAAGAAATAGAGTTTCTGCTGGCTGCGGCTGAAGCTAATATGAGATTAGGGAATTTTGAAAACGTAAAACAATTATACGAAAAAGCATCTAAATTGATTTACGTTCTCAATAATTGTGAAAATTGTGGTTGCAAAATGTAATTAATTAAATATAAATAAGTTATGGGATGTGGATGTGGAAGAAGTAATATTACTTCTGTTAATAGAAATAGGGCTATAAAGCCTCAGTCGAATACGACACCTAAAGCTGATTCTAATGCGGCTTGTATTCAGAAATACGATGAACTTGCTGTATTGGACAAGAAAATCATAGACCTTCATCGCAAGTTCAGGTTTGTAGGAGGTGTAAGTAAAAGGTATGCTGATATTCAAAAGCTGGTAAGAGGCTGGATTGTTAATTTGAAGAACGAGTGCCCGGATCCGGATGATCTTGCTACTTATTCTGAATACATAAATAAAGAATACGCCAGGTATTTTACCGTGAAGTGATATGGCAGTTACCGGAAGTACACAGCAAATTCTTTTCCCTTCATCTTACTTATGTGAGTGTGCTGATCGTTTTATAGCATGTAAGGCTGATCAGTATCTACAATATCATAAGTATAAGGTAGGTATTAAGCCTGATATGGATACGGTTCTTAAAATAGATCGTATGAGAAGAATCGTATGTGAAGGGGAATGCGGGTTGTGCCCGGACGAGATTCAGAAATTTAAAGAAGAACTTAATAAGATCTTGTCATGAAAAAGATGTATTACAACAAAGAATACAGAAAAGCTTTCAAGAAATCGGATTGTCTGGAAGATCTTGGTTCTGAAGAAACGTTTATCGTTCATGAGGCTGAATTTTGTTCGGATATAAGCCAAGATGATGCAGATAGGAAAGCGGAAGAGTTTGCGGAGAAAGAAGGTCCGTTGTATGCTAATAAAGTAGGTGGATGTTGCGAGGTATATTATAACACAAGACAGGAAGGGGATTTCTTTAAAAATGATTGTCCTGATGGTCAAAAACAAGAACAGCTCACACATCACGTGGTAGAGGCCGGGCGTGTATGGTCTAAGTTCAGTACCGAAATAGCCAACTACGAAGCTGCGAAGATTCTTGAGCAAGAAGGGCAGGCTGCCGCTAACGAATCTGGAGTATGTAAAACCGTTTATTACAACGAAGATCAACATGGTTGGTTTAGTAAACGTTGTAAGGAAGGATGGAAGGCTCCTGAGAAATACAGGAGGATATACGCCGGTACCGTAACGTCTTTCATTAGCGTTGATGATGCCAATGAAAAGGCTAAGAAGATACTGGAAGAAGAGGGCATGAAATGGGTTAATGAAAATACCAAATGCGAGCCTGTTGTTGATGAATGCAAATTTGATTTTTGAAAATGAGCAACGTAAAATTTAATCCGACAGAAGGTGAGAATGATAAACTGGTGTCGGTGTTTTCTGAAATAAATGAAGGTCTTGATACGACTTTGAATTACACTATTTCCGATGAAGGGAATAAGGCTAAGAAGAACATAGTCGTTAATCAAGTTGGTAAAAGGGAAAAGTTTTTATCGAAGAAAGGGGAGGAATCTGAGCCTTTTGTTTTGTCTGATGGTAATACTTTCAACGTTCTTAAAGAAGGTGCTTCGGGATCGGCATCCGCTTGGGCTGAGGATCAGCTTCCTCCAGAAGCCACGGAATCAGTTGGCGACAAAAGCCTTCTCCCTTCTTGGGATTTTTACCTTATAGACATGACTCAAAATACCGGAGATAAAGTGCGTCCGGTCGGGAAGCTTCGTAAGAATAATCTCCTTAGATTTGAAAACGGAGATTTTGCTCCTACGGTGGGTATAACCGAGGAAATGAGAGCCGAATGCGATGTGGAACTGTATTTGGATAACGGTCATAAAAATAAGTATTGTGATGCCGGAGCATTTGACGCTAAGGCTTTTTACGAAGAGTATGGTATTGGTCAAAAACTTTATAATGTATCAGGATCAGAGGTAAGGATTTTAAGACCTTGGGAGACTACTTCAAAGAATTATAGCATATTCTTAGGATGTAGCAAGAGTCTGTATGTAGCTGATAAGGTAGTTGGCAAAAGTGGGAAAATATGGTCTGGGGTGTACGACGCGGACACGGTTCCTATGCTGGACGGACTTGACCTGCGCCAGACGTGCCCTGTGCTGCCGCCCACAGCCTTATCTCCTGGACCGGTATGTACAGTAGACTCCAAGGCAAGATCTTTCTTTTTCTTGTATGAAGGAGAAACAAATTGTAAATCCGGAGCCGGAGTTGGTAACGCCTGCACGATGTTTCTAAATGGAAGAACTTATCCGAGAAGCAATGACGTAAATCAAATCAATATAGCTAAGTATTCGAGGGCTAATAACGTAGATCCTGAATCTTCTTATCCTTTTTCTGAAGGTGGGTTCTTGACCTTGAATGCTTATATCATATACCTTGAAATGCTGTATGGTACTAAATACTTGGTTAATCCAGATACTTTTGGATCAGGTATATCAAGTAACTCCGGGGTAGGTAATGATGTTAATTACCATAAATACGGAGAATTGAAATACCGTAAAAAAGGAGAAGATACATGGATGTATGCCACATGGAACAACAGTTCTTCTATTATCCATTATGAACCTACTAAAAAAACTCATTTCTCTTACCTCATAAATTCAGAGTATCCTAAAGAACAATGCATGGAAAGCCAGATGGCGGCTTCTTTTGCATTTGAAACAGGCGTAGAAGAAGGATCAGAGTTTGATTTTTATGGAGGAAAATACTGGTATAAAAACGTCCAGGGAGCCAAGAGTATGGCTGAAGGTCATATGAATGTTATTGTGTTTAAGGAAATGACCGGCACTATATCAGCCTTAAACGAAAATGACGAACCGGCAGAATTTGATTTGGAAGTTATTTTAAGGATGTCTTTGTACGATGGCATGAATTTGTCTGGAGACGTCTTTAGGTATTGCGGAGGAGGATACGAACAGGTAGGAACTTGTTTAAATGATCCTAATGTCACTCGAATAGGTAATACTATTGATATTTATATAGAGCCAGATCAAAAGAAATGGACATATGAGAAAAGGTCTACTATAAATAATGGTGAGGTTTTTGATTTTGAATCCAAATATAAGAAGATAGCAACTACCCAAAATTTAGGAGATGGTCATGTTTTACATCGTATCCCTTATACCGGATGGAAGGGTAAAAAGGGAGGAAATTATAATTCAGGAGAATGTTTTTATACATGGGACAACTGCTACTGGGCTTCATCTGTTGGTATAAAGTCCAGAGTGGCTGCTCGTTTCGGCGGTCTTGCGCACAATGGCACTTGCTCGCCTCGTAATCTGTCTGCGTATTACGCCACTTCTCATACGACTCGCCACAATTGCGGCCTTGCCCAGTTGTTATTAGACGTCAGTCAACCGCAGGTTTGATGGGTGCAACCCATTGATGGCGCAGCCATCATAAGCGCAGCGCTAAGGCGCAGCCTTATATACTATATCACGGCGCAGCCGTATCTTGTCAATATAATATTTTATAGCTACAAAACAAAAATTTAAAATATTTAATACAAATTGTTTTGTAGCTATAAAATATTATACATATATTTGCAATGTCATTAGACAACAGAGGTAGTTAACATTATAAACAATAAAAATCTATTCAATGAAATCCGTTAGTCTGCTAACAAGTCTTACATTGGGATCTGACCTCTGAAATAGCAAATAACGGTTGAGAAAAAGGTTAAAAAGAATTGGCTGCTCGTTTCGGCGGTAATGCGAACAATGGCAATTGCTCGCCTCGTAATCTGAATTACATTAAAACAAATCCGAATAATTTATTATTTTAATCGTAGTAATTATTATATTTGCCGTATAAATACGATAAATGCTATATGAATGTCATTAATGTTGTTGGGTATGAAGGTATATATGCAGTAAGTGATACTGGTATTATTTTCAATATTAAAAAAGGAACTGTAATGAAGACTCGTATTAATATATATGGTTACGAGGAGGTGACGCTTTCAAGTGTTAAGAGTGGAAAGAGCAAAATGAGGGTGCATAGGATAGTATATGAGTCTTTTAATGGTAAGGTAAAAGATGATTTGGTAATAGATCATATAGACAATAATAAGTTAAATAATAATCTTAGTAATTTAAGAAAACTCACAAATAGAGAGAATATATGTAGGTCAAAGGTTTCAAAATACGGAAGGGGAGTGCATTACTTTGAGAAGATAAATAAATATGGTGCTTGCATTCAGATAAATAAGATACAATATCATTTAGGTGTGTTTTGTGATGTTGAAGATGCAAGAAATGCATACGACAAAGCTTTATCGGACTGGAACGATAATGGGATATTGCCTTATAAGAGAGATAGGACTGTAAAAAAATGTAATGCATGCAACGAGGTGAAATCTGTATCTGAATTTTATTACATAAAGGGTCATGGCTATCAGTATATGTGCAAAGAGTGTCAAAAAAAGTACGGAAAAGAATACAGGCTTAAAAAGAAAAAAATGCGAATAATAACATAGAATACATTGATTGACTTCTCATTGTGATGGTGTGAATGAAAATTGTTATCTTGCACCAAAAAAAGAAAGTCATGAACTCATGTAACACTTGTAAAGATGACAGACCTGATATTCTGAGATCTAATATTTGTATCGGGTCTGATCCATGTAATGACTGTACGGACAATTGCGAAATTCTTCCAAAAGAATGCGATTGCCCGTATGGTCATTTAAGCGATCATTGCATTCATTATACAGGATGCAAGACATTCATATCCAAATTAACTCCAGGTATGCCTTATAATGAGGTTATGCATAATATAGAGCTGGTTTTTGAAAACATAGATAAGTTTTTGGATAGGATGGTTGAAGAAAATACGCTTTTAAAACAAAGGGTTGAAAAACTTGAAAAACAGTTACAAAATGGAAAAGAGTGCACAAATTGGTAAGGACTTAAGTGGTAAACACGTATATGTTCCACATGTGGACGAGACGCCGGTGCCATGCCCGGACGGATACACCTGCACGAACTGCGTGTACTGCGCGGACGGCATCAACGCTGGCTACTTCAGTCTGGCTCAGAAATCTGATCTTACGGCTTTAATCAATGCAATGATATGCCGTATGGAATATCAGGATAGGGAAATAGAATTTTTAAAACAAAAAATAAATATTTTAAGTAACAATGGCAATAACAGGTAACGGTTGTTTTGGCAGTCATGGTGGGTGCGAACGCCCACATCATTGCAATATTCCTTCTTCTAACATATTCTATGATGGAGAAACTATAGAAGAAGCTGGTTTGTATCATGGTATGCCTTTAGACAGAGCTTTGGCTAATTTAGCTAAATACGTTTCAAGGGCTATTAACGTAAGTGGATCTGTCAATACAGAAGTGTTTGACGGTACTTCTCATGTGGTTCTCAAAAAAGATCCGGCAGAGATTTTGCTTGTATCTTATTGCGGGGGTGTCGTGCCTTCTGATATGTATAAAGTCCAGGGTCGTACTGTTAGGTTCTGCCGGGATATGTGTCAACAGGATGAATTTGCTGAAGTGAGGGTCGTGTACCGAGAAGAGGCAAATAGTTCTTATGGGTTCCATTGTTAATTTAGGAGGATAAGAAATGGCAGAAAAATGCAAAGGATTTATATGCGGGGGTAATCTCGTTGATGGCTCTGTGCCTTCTGATAAGTTAGATAAAGAAACTATTATCGAGCTTATTAAAGAGATTCTAAAAGAGGAAATGCACGAATCTTGGCTTAAGGAGATAATAGAAACCATACTTAAGGAATCTATTGATTCAGATTGGCTTCGTGAGTTCTTTAAAGAGGTTCTTAAAAAATATGCTAAAGAGGAATGGTTTAAGGACATTATTTGCGGCTTAGGATGTGTAGGGGTACAAGAGATATTTGATGTTATTCCTACTGACATAACATTTGAAGCCACAGGTGGTACTGCTACGGTACAGGTTGTGGTAGATGATGGCGTTGAATGGGAACTGACACTTTAATAAAGGAGGGTTATTATGAGCAAAGAAAGAATATATAAGATGGATGATGGTTCTTGGCTTACCTCGGACAAGAAGGAAGGTGTCGGTCGTGATAAAATGAATTTCGATGCTCCATCTTGGAAAGGAAGGGAAGACAGGATCACTATCCGAATTGTGAAGAAATCCGATACTGAAAGTATGAAAGCTATTACTTTCAGGCAAAAAGGCATTAAGATCACAGAAGTCTCGGTTAGCAGGCTGGAGTTCCCTATATCTGGTGGAGATAAGCAGATTCTTATTACTACCAACGCTGCTTCTATTAATGCTCTTATTACAGGGGAAAGAGAGATAAAGAGCGTCATAAAGGCATTTACTACCGCTTCCGGTCTAAATATTGACGTCAATGATATTAGGCTTGATTATGGTTTCCCTGGTGATCCGGGTCTTGAAGACACGTTCCAGGTTTCGATGATTGTTTCCATGCCTGGCAATGAGGATGGGAATGAAGTTAATGAGAATATAACTATAAATGGTGTACTGATTCCTATCTATCAACCCGGAAAGGTTGTTCCTTACATTAAATTGGATAAGGAATTTGAACAAATTGAGGGTGATGAAACAAGCACGCAGTTAAGTATAGAAAGTAATATAAAAGATTATGTTATTGAAATAGTTGAATGCGAGTCTGTGGATAAGGAGGAGATTCACCTGGACAAGGATGTTGTTGATCTTGATTCAGATGGATCACCGGAGGTAATCAACGTAAGTACAAATCCTGAAAATTTAAGATGGAGGATTAGGAATGAAAGTAGATAATTGTTGGGCGAACATAGATAAGAAAGAAGGCGGTCTTAACAGTAAGGTTAATATTTACTTTGATGAAAATGATACTGGTGCCAACAGAAGTGTCAAGATAAGGGTGTCTTCCAGGGACGGTAGCGTATCTGAAGAATGTACGTTAGTTCATAAAAAAAAAGAACAGGTAGTTTATAGAAATAAAAGACAATCGGCTCTTTTCACAAAAGAAGGATGTAATTCTGAGACAGAGAAAGGGGAAGAGCTTGAGTACGTTGTTGAGGCCGGAAAATACACGTCTATCATATCTCAGTCTGATGCTGATGACAAGGCTATGAAAGATATTGAACAAAATGGTCAGAACTGGGTTAATGAGCATGGTCGTTGTATAACCATATTGTGGTATAATGTTAAGAAATCAAAGTCGTTTAGAAAGAACGATTGCGATCCTGATACTGAAGAAGGAAGTTTGGTTACTATGACAATCGAAGCCGGGCAGTTCTCTTCTACCATAAGCCAGGAAGATGCTGATCGAAAGGCTGAAGCTGAGTTGGATGCCAAGGGTCAAGACTATGCTAATTCTCACGGCACTTGCAATACCGTAAAATGGTACAACGATAGGAAATCCAAAATGTTCCAAAAAACAGATTGTGAGGTGACTGAAGTTGGATCTATGGTGGAGTACGTTGTAGAAGCCGGCCGCTTCTCTTCTTCTGTTTCTAAGGAAGATGCTAATCAGAAGGCCTTAGAAGCCTTGGAAGCTGAAGGTCCGGGATATGCTAATGAACACGGCACCTGTGAAACAAATTTATGGTATAATGTAGAGAAGTCGAAAGTATTTTATAAGAATGACTGCGAAGATGGGTTTATCGGAGCGCCTTACAATTACACAGTAGAAGCCGGTAAATACACATCAGACGTAAGTCAAGAAGATGCTGATAAGAAAGCTCTTGATGATATAGAGAAAAACGGTCAAGAACAAGCCAACCTTAATGGTGAATGCATTGAGGATCCTAATTATTTTATAGGAAAGGCTTCGGCTCGTGTTCAGAAAAATGATTGCGATGCCGAATCTCAGACCGGAAGCTTCGTTGATTTGACTGAAAAGGATCTTGCCGGATACCCAGATGCTTTTGTGTCAAGGGAAAGCCAGGAGGCAGCTAATGCGCTCGCTGAGGCCGCTATGGAAGAACAGAAACAAGGTCTTGCAAATAAGAAAGGTACTTGCATAGATAAAAACCAATTTGTTGGTGTATATAGTAAGGTATTCACAAAAGACAATTGTGAAGGAGAAGGCATAGGCTCTCAGGTAACAGTAGACCAAGACGATGTAACCGGTGGTCCTTTTACTTCATACGAAAGCCAGGAGGCGGCTAACGCGCTCGCTCAGGCTGCCGTAGAGCAGCAGGGCCAGGCCATAGCCAACCGGGACGGCCATTGCACGTGGACTGGTAAATACAGTGAGGAATTTACCAAAAATGATTGTACTGAAGGTCAGGTAGGATCTAAGATTACGGTAACCGAACAAGATGTTGTTGGTGCTCCTTTCACATCTACCGTAAGCCAAGATGATGCTAATAACAAGGCTCAGGCTGCTGTTAAAGAGCAAGGTCAGGCTATTGCCAACAATAAAGGTAATTGTGAAGATATGACTGTATATACCGGTCATTACAGCAAGAGATTCGTTCCAGAATGCGAGGCTTGTCATAAAGGTGTAGAGATGGAGGTTACGGCTGAGATGGTAAATGGAAGCCCTGTTACATCAACAGAAAGCCAGGATGCAGCAGACGCAGAAGCTCGTAGGATTGTAGAAGAAGGAGGTCAGGCTTATGCTAATAAAAACGGTAACTGTACGCCATTAAGCACCGACCCTGTATGGGAAGACGTAGAACCGGAAGAACTTAGATGTAATGAAGGTAAGTCTCAGAAAAAGCAACGTGATACCAATGAGTGTTCTGAAACCCACAATCAAGAACGTTGGGTAGACGGCGGAAATAAAGTTTGTAGCTGGACCGGTCATTATTCAGAAACGTTCCAGAAGAACGACTGTGAGATACCGGATTCAGGAACAGAAGTAGAAGTAAGTGAAGCTGATGTTGAAGGCAATCCTTTTATTTCTTTCGTAAGTCAAGAAGATGCCAATAATAAGGCTAAGGAGGCTGTTAAAGCCCAAGGACAGAACATTGCCAACCAGAAGGGTAAATGTAGGTTCGTAGGTGTATATAGCAAGGAATTTACGAAAGACAATTGCGGATCATGTCAGCATGGCGTTCCGATGAGCGTAACACAAGACATGGTAGGTGGACCGTTCTATTCCAATGAAAGTCAGGAAGAGGCAAATAGGCTGGCTCAGGAAGCCGTAGAAGCCCAGGGTCAGGCTTACGCTAACAAGAACGGAACGTGTGAAACAGATAACACCGATCCTGTATGGGAAGATTCGGAACCGCTCGAAACCAAATGTGAAGGTGGTAAATCTTATAAAAAACAGGTTAATACCAACGAATGTTATGGTGGAGAAAACGAACGATGGGTAGAAGGCGGAGATAAAGTATGTACCTGGACCGGAACATATAGCAAGCAATTTACAAAGCAATGTGCTGACGGCGGTGTCGGATCTAAAGTTACCATAGACCAAGATGATGTAACTGGCGGTCCTTTTACGTCTACCGTAAGTCAGGAAGACGCAAATAGCAAGGCTCAGGCTGCCGTTGAACAGCAGGGGCAGGATCTTGCTGACGCGCAGGGAACTTGTACCTGGACCGGTAAGGCAAGTAAGGTCTTCACCAGAAACAATTGCGGAAGCTGTCAGCACGGTTCGTCTGTTACCGTAACCCAAGATCAAGTAGGTGGTCCATTTACGTCCAATATCAGTCAAGCTGATGCTAATAAGAAGGCTCAAGATGCTGTAAATTCCCAAGGTCAGGCAGTAGCTAACAAAAACGGTGATTGCGTAGCTGATAGCACAACTCCTTCTTGGTCGGATACTGGAAGTACCCGTTGTGACGGTTGTACGTCTCAGAAGCAACAACGTGACACCAATCCATGTTCTTCTTCTTACAACGACACAAGATGGGTTAATGGAGGTGGAGAATCTTGTACAGACTGGTCTTATTACGGAACAGGAGATTGCGTAGGTCATACTCAGTATGTTGCTTATCGTGATAGCTGCTCTGGTAGCATAGATCGTCAATATTCCGTAAGTTGTAGAAATTGCTGTAATTGCGGATCTTACGGATATTGGAGCGAAAGTGGATGTGGAACTGGAAGCAATAGCAATAAGGTAAAATACGTTCGTTACGATGATTGTGGAAATCAAGATGTAAAATACGAGCTTGAAGTTGGAAAATGCGGATATGCTCCATACGAATTTCAGTTCCATGATGGAAGAACGAGCAAGTCGAGGACTGTAACTGGAGAATCTCAGAATATTGAAGAAGTTATCATAAGTACTAAGAGTAATTCATATATAGGTTTTTCTGTTAAATCGAAACCTTCTTGGTGTTCTGTCGATTACAGAGATCAGACATCTGAAAGTATGAAGGCTGTGGTGACGTTATCTGCCAATACAACATCTTCTTCCAGATCCGGTGATATTGTTTTTGTTCAAAAAGAATCTGGAAAGACAGTTACTCTTAGTATTTCGCAGGCAAGACAAATGTTGTATAAGTTCACATTCGATGATAATACTACTTCAGATAAATCTTTATCTGTTCAAGCTGCATCTAATGATGCTCAATATACAATCAAAAGTACATTGAATGGTTCTTATCATGGTTTTGCCACTACGTCTAAACCGTCTTGGATTACGACTGAGTATAAAAATCAGGCTTCTGATAGTATGGTTTGTGTTCTTAAGATAACTGCCAACACAAGTACATCTTCTTCTCGTACTGGATCCGTTGTGCTTACTCAAAATGACAGTGGTAAAACATTGAAAATAAATGTTACACAAGCTGCGGCTGAGGTTAAACTTGTACCAGCACATATTATATTAAAAAACGGCTCTTGGGCTACATATAAAAAGAATAATGTTTCTTATAACCCTGGTGCCGGCAAGTGTATTGCTGGATTCGAGTGGACTGGAGATGAAAAAGGAGATATACGAATTTTTACTTGCGACATCATGGTTGTAGATTCTAGTTACCGTGAGATACCTGGAGCTACTCTAAGAGTTAGCACTATAACCACGAGAATACAGCCTGGAAGCTCTTGTTTGGATTTCGGAGCTGTAATGGGAGGTATATTGGCAGGATATGTTCATGTTGGAGATGAGAATAAGGATACTACATGGTATATACGAACTATAAACGTATCCTATGATGGCAAATTGTATAAGAGTGCTACTGTTAGACAATTTGAAAAATCAGGTATTTCCAAGAATGGTGGTATATTTAATGTCTATAATGTGTCACCTGCTGGTTACAACTTTATCGTAGATGGAGCTGAGTGCGGTGATGAAAGAGGAACTTTAAAATACTTTTATTCTCAAATAAATCTTAATCCAGCATAATTAACAGGGGAGGGGATTTAGTTCTCTCCCTTGAATGTTTTTTGGATTATATTATTTTGTTTTAAGTATTGTCCATTAGAATAAAAATGATTAATATTGCATATCATTCAATTTTAAAATTTTAGTATCATGGCTTGTAAAAAGAAAGCTCGTCAGGGTGGTGAAGTCGATAAGAAAGACAAACCTAAAATGCGCCAAGGCGGTAGTGTTGGAGGCAAGATGAAAAGAAAGAAGACGAGCACTAAAAAGTGATTGAAAACCAGGGGAAGGTGCTGATCGCCTTCCCCATTTTAATAACATAACAACAATTTATCATGAGCAACAATTTTATTAGCAAAGGGCAAAGGAATGTCTGTGTGACGTTTGTGAAGTATTATCCTGTGTTGATGCAGGTTATTATGTTAGCCAGCATTTTTGATGAGTTTTATCCTTTTAGTATCACTAATTGGCTGTATCCGATATTAGGTCATTCTCTATCATGGGACCTATTTCTCTTGGCTTTTTCAAGAATGTTCAGGTTTTGTATATGGCATAGGTTATTGATCTATAGCATGATTTTTAATATCTGTGTAGAATGGGTTACGGTTAATATAGAGATGCCTATTGAGCACAATATAGTAGTGTGGTCTGTTATGGCTGTTACTCCGTTGATAATCATTGCCTCTATTGTTTTTTAGATTTAGAACAGGGTGTTTTGAAAATGAAAGAAATTCTGACAGAGACGCTGCGTAAAAGTGGTGCAGCGGTATGCGATAAGATAAAGGAGATGTTTTTAAGCGGGGAATGTGATCATCTTACAGCCAACGATCTTGAGACATGGACGCAGCTTGCTAATCCGGCTAAGTACTATACCGGAGAAGAGGCTGTTTCTTATCTTAATGTAACTTCTAAGAAATTTTATGAATATCGGAAGGCTAAGTTAGTTCCTGATCCGGTTAAGATAAAAGGATTACCTAAACCTTTATATACGAAAGTTATGTTGGATGATGCTATAAAAACCATATCCGGCATGAGCGAAAGAGAGATTTATATGAGGATCTTGAATGCTAAATCAAGAGAATCCAGAGCAAAAGAAAGGAGGGGAGTATGATTACAAATGGTGAATTTGTATCAAGAGTCATAAATGGCATTCATGCCCTTGATAAAGACTCCCATGTTAGCCGGAGATGGATATTGAATATCGGTAGAACCAAAGCCGAATCTTATACAGCCCAGAGATGGGATGATGGGACGTTGCTTGGCGACCACCGGCTCCTGACTTACGTTACTTGTCTGGAGATGATTGAAGTTGATAAAATAGTTTGCTGCGATGCCGAATTTGCGTTGTGTAATACACTTATGCGGTCAAAACATAAACTTCCAGGACTTCTTTATTCTGCCCTTAGACCGGCTATTACTAAGGTGACTAACGTAGATAACACTATATTTTTTAAGTTCGCTGAAATAAAGTCGTATCGCAATGAACAAAAAAGACCGTATGCTAAATACGTTAAAGAACGGCGTCCTTTTTATTATGTAGAAAACGACTATATTTATATACCGGATTTTCATATAGAGCTTATTAACGTAGAGTTTTTTACAACAAGAAGAAAGAAGGCGCTGGAGTTAATGGCCTGCGATCCTACACCTAAAGGGTGTGAGTCTGAATGGGAATACGAATTTATCTGCCCTATTAAATTGATCGAATATGTAGTGGCAGAGACGATAAAGGAAGTGGCATTCAGGCTACAGATTCCTATTGATGAAAATCCGAATCTTGATTCCAATCAGAAAAGTCAAATTGTTCAGTGATTCTTTTTATTGGGCACCCGGTCATAGCCATATAGCCACGGCCGGGTGTTTTTGTACTATTTCAATGCAAGAACAGGATTCCCCCATTTTCTTTTCCATTTATCTCCGAGGTAGCTTATCAAGGAATTGTAATCTTTAATAAAACCGTCATCAATAACAGAGGCTATGACGTTCTCTATGGCTATTATATCATTGAGCTCATCTTTATTGGCAGTATTCCTTATCCCATCTTCGTGTTTATTGAAAACAATGAAATTAATAGCTTTAGCAACTCTTTTTATATTGTCTTTCAAGTCATCCTTGTTTGGAACTATTCTACTTATCGCGCTGCACATCCTAACGTATGCATCACCGGCTTCGTTCCGGTTTTCTATCAAGCCATCCGTGAGCCAAATGACAACCTCTGCGTAAATCTCTGGATCCATCTCTAATGCAATCATAACAAACAGATAAGGATTTACAAACCATTTTTGATCTACTCCTTTTCCTTTTTTGTAGGCAAGGTCTAATTTCCCAAGATCCATTACGCTGCTGATATTCAGGATATTATCTTTGAGTCCGAGATTCCTCCTACTCAATAAGTCCCTGTCATTCAACTTATTAAAAAGCTCGAAGCATCTCTCCCTAAAAGAAGAAGTTAGCATTATTTCGTTAATCCATCTTTCTTTTAACCCTTTTTCTTTTCTTTTTTTGTTCATGGCTGATACGGCATCTGTTATACATATATAACCATCTTTAGACATAACAGACACATTCATTCCTAACAAAACTCGATCTTTTGATTGTAAAACAACATTTGATTTCATAACTTTACTACGATTTTAATTTTGTAAAATATAAGTCTACCTGTCCGTGAGGATCGGTAGACTTTGCAAATATAGAATAGTATTTCAATGCAACAATACGTTCTAATATTAATTATCTGAAATGTATAATTTTAATTTTTGAATAATGAAAAGAACATCGATACAATCACCGTATTTTGTAGCCTACTACCATCGTCTTATGAAGAGAAAGAATGGTTTTAAGAAAGGCATGATAAGAGACAGAGGAGAGGTTTTAAGGCTGTTGTCTATTATATGGAAAACCGTATCAGAACATTATGTGGAAGCTGATGCCGGTGTTTATGTAGATAACGTAGGATACTTATGCCATGTGCTTATACCGGGCCAGCGCTTTACCGTCAGGCGGGACCTGGACATCGTGAGCAGGCTCGGCACCAACGGCTACCTCTACAACCACCTGGCTATGGATTTCGCAGACTCTAAAAGATATTACCATTTTGTAATACAAGATAGCTTGAAAAAGAAGTTAAGGGTTAAAATGAATAAAGGACGAAGATACCGATTTATGTACAATGAAATACTTGCTAAAAGAAGAGTGTTTAAAGATTTCCAGATTAAGAGAGTTTTCGAAGATCGAGAACTCAATCATAGGAACATGTAAAAAAAAATATAGCGATTACCCTTTATTGATATAGGTTAATCGCTATATTTGCATATCCGTCTACCTTCTCAGGCTGGCGGATATAAAAAGTAAAATTCCTATTATGGGAACAAATGTAAGCAATTTTCAAAACAATGCGAAGAACAGTAACATTATTTTGACGTCGGAATCCAACGAAATGGAATTTAGCAAAGAGGTTAAAACCGTATCATCTTTCAAAAATTCAGATTTTGGAGAGCTAAAAATTATTATTATTGACGAAGAACCGTATTTTATAGGATCTCCTATAGCTTCATTTTTAGGGTACACTAATCCAAGAAAAGCGATAAGGGATCATGTAGATGAAGACGATAGGCTAATAATGAAAGTGCCTGATACACAGGGGTGGAACGAAACGTTCCGCCCTTACACTCCAAACACTAAAATACTGATAATCAATGAGTCTGGATTGTATAGCCTAATTTTTGGATCAAAGATGGATTTTGCTAAAAAATTCAAGAAATGGGTAACATCTGAAGTTCTTCCCTCTATAAGAAAAACCGGCTCCTATTCTATAACACCGAAAGACTATCCATCTGCATTAAGAGCATTAGCTGACGAGATTGATGCCAAAAATAGAGCCATAGCCGAGAGAGCACAAGCAGAGGCGGAGAGACAACAGGCGATTAAGACCATAGAAGAGCAGCGTCCTGATGTGGAGTTTGCAGAGTCGTTCAAGAAAGTTGATCATGAAAATATGTGGTTGATTCGTGACATTGCGAAGAAGCTTGAGCAGAATGGAATCATCATCGCAGAAAAGAATCTTCGTTTGTTTCTTGAGGAAGTCAAGTTCATGTTCAGAAATGGGCAGGGTAGATGGGAGTTATACAGTGATATTGTCAAAAATAAGTTTGGTGTGTATAGATCATATTTTGTAGATAAGTATTCTGGGGAAAGAGTTAATCAGCAAACCATCTACATGACTGGTGCCGGATATGAAGTCACACTTAAGGGGATAAAGGAAAAGTGTAGGAGCCTTTTCTTGAAGTACGGCAAGTTTGAAGAACCTAACTTTTGAAAACACAAAATAGGGCGTTATACATATTATTCATATCTTTGTGGAGGTCAGGTTCGTTTCCTGTCCTCCATTTTTTTAAAAGTAATGACGGTAGAAGATTATATCATAGAGTTAAAATCGTCTTTAAGATCATTTGACAAGCGTGATCTGATAGATGAGGTATCCATCTACAAATGGGTAGAAATAGCCCTGAAGAAGTTTGGAGGCGATATTACTATGCGCAAAGAAGCGGTAGTGGATGTCAAGCGAGGGCAGGCTCGTATGCCGGGAGATTACTTTGATCTTATTCTGGCATTTAAATGCGATTTCAAGGGATATGAGGTGCCAGAAGGTGATAAGGTGATACCAGAGCTTCAAAATACAATAGCGTGGAAAGAACGTACCGAAAGAAGTTATAGGTGGTGTTCTTGTGATGAATGTTGTAAAGACGAATGCGAGAAGGTGATAGTTGAAAAATTTTATATCAACACCCACGATCGCGATCATGAAGTTCGTTGCTATTATGACCGGCCTGTGATGTTAGGTCTTGCTAAGCCTATGCTTCGTGATTCTTGTTTAAATAAATGCCGGAATAAGGTAGTAAAGGATAGTCCGTATGAGATAAATATCGTAAACGGATTCCTGTATGCTAATTTTGATGGTCCTATTTACATGCAGTACCGGTCTCTTCCTTTTGACGGAGAATCTAACATAATTATACCAGACACGCCTCAAGGTCTGGTATTGGATTATGTAGATAATTTTGTGAAGATGAGATTCTTTGAGGAACTGATGTATAATGCCGAAGCTCAGGGTGCAGCCGATTTATTTAAGTTGTATGCACAACAAGATTTGGTTAAGTTGAAAAATGCGAAGACCGAACTTAAGATGATGGGTATGACATTGAAAGGCATGTACGAACCTCTTAGACGGCGCCGTGCTGAGTTTGAGATATATACTAAGGCGTATCCAGTTATTGATGATATACTTAAATTGGTATGATTGAGGTAGCCTTATTTATATATTTATCTGGCGTTATCGCATCTATGATTGTTTGGTCAATCAGACAATTCAAAGGAGAGGCGAGTTTGATAGAAACAATGTACTGCCCGATAGTATTTTTGTTGAGTTGGATATATGTATTTGAAATTTTAAAGATTAAATAATATGTTGGAAGTTAGTGCAAGCGAAATAGTAACCGCCGACAAAATGAGAGGCGTAGGACCGGCAAATATCATCTTCACAGCCGGACCGAATCCGGTGGCCGAAGATCGCCGTGGTGTAGCTAAGGTAACGGCTGGTGGAGAGAGTAAGAGTGTTACAATCACACAAGCTGCCGGCGAGCAGGTCGTTGTAATTCCTGAGTTCGATTATCTTGTTCTTAGATACGGATGGGAATCAGAAGACGGCTCTGATTTTGATACTGCAACTGGGTTTACCAATACAGGAATCTCGGATGTAGATAATAAATACGTTGGATGGAGTAAGCAGTGGGCTACTACCCAACAACAGGTAGGTGATTACCTTATTTATGGTGGTGATAACATGCAGTCAGGACTTGAAGGGGCACTTATTAAGATGAAGACCTTGCTATCAGCGCCGGGCATGGACGAGTCGGAACCTAATATCAATGCCGATATCTATGGTAATTGGTATGGGAATAGAGGGCGAGGAAATGTCGTTGTGTCTTTTACAGCCTACCTTGGAGGAGAGATGGTTAAACAAGGATTTAACTTCATTAACGAAGGCGGTGAAGAAGTTTACTCCGACAGCATCACTACCAACGTTTCGGCTCATGGTGAAACCAATTACCAAAATATAAAAGGTTTGTACACTAAGATGGGTACGATGGTTTATAATAAGGAAAAGCGTGATTGTGTTATTGTTATAGGTTAAGGTGATGGAAAGTCTTTGGGATAAATACAATAGGATTAAGGAGGTGTTTTACCGGGATTTCGTTTATGATTCCAGCTACACAGAGCAGGCCTCGTGCATCCCACTGTCGTCGGTGAAGAACGGGGTAGGCTGGGTCGGCGACGGAACCATTAACCTGGCCCAGTATCTTCAGCTTGTATATACGGAAATGATTCTTGGTTACAAGACAAAAGATGATGTTCGTAATGCCATACTGGTGCTTACCCGTCTTGCCGATACTACTTATGATCTATTTTTTAATAACAATAAAGGTATTTATTTCAAATTCGAAAAAGGATTTTTCTTAAGAGACGATATCCATAGCGAAGATGCAAGCAAATTCGGTCTTACCAAAATAAGTTCCGGGTACACTAATGGTATAGAGTTGAAAGACGAAGATCCATGTTTCACCCCATTCACTTCACAAGATCAGATCTGGAATCTGGCTCCGATATTAGCTTTCTTGTCAGAAAAAGGATTTGAAGAAGCCGGGCAAGTAGGATACGATATTTTTGAGTACGTTATTAGAAACAGACACAAGATATACAATCCTTATTACAGCGCCTTGCTTCATCATTGGACATTCCTTCCTGATATGGATACCGATAAGGTCAAGCCGTGGGATAGGGTTAGCAACCGGAATAAGAATCTTAAATACAAAGTTAAGGTTAAGAGAGGGGCTAACAATTGGTACTTCTCTGGAGGGTTCAGATGGGCTTTTAAGAAGTTTGGAGGCGAGTGCAGTACATTCTGGCATTGCCTATGGTATAAACCATTTATATTCTTAGCAGATAGGGTATATCATCCATACATATGTAAATGGTTTGGTATTAAGGTTAAGAATAATTCTTATTATTGTCTTGGATCCACAAATGAAAAATCATGGTACGGTCCTAAGTTTAGAAAGAGGTTGGTTAGTAAGTTTAACAAATCTTTGGAAGGGGGAGAATTATTTATGCCTCATCTGGTTTTTCTTCATGGATGTGAAGGTGTTGATGGAAGTAGCTTAGAGTCCTACATTAATGAATGGGAATGGGATGGAGTTAATTCTCCTATAGAGTTTTTAACTTTGTGTAATTGGTATAAAATATTTTTTGGCAATGAAAATATACTATAAATCAAAAATAGCTAAGTTATTTACGTTCATTGACGGCTATAAAACAATTATGCTGTTTGGAGCCGTATTTACCGAACGTGATGCCATATCATTAAAGGCAGAATATCATGAAGGGACGCATTGTAATCAATATCAGGCGTTGTTTGCTACGGGCTTTATAATCATCTCAATCATAGCATTAGTATCTGGTCTTAACGGCCATGCAGGATGGTGGATGTTGTGGCTGCTTACTATCCCGGTATTTTTGTACTATGTATGGTATCTGGTTGAATACCTAATAAGATTGTGTATATACCGGAATCACAAGAAAGCATATCACAATATCGTATTTGAAAGAGAGGCCTTCGATCTTGAAAATGACTGGAACAAACCTGGTATATTTAGAAGAGAGTCTGAAGGGTTTAGTTTCTTGAAATATTACAGAAAGGAGTATTATCGTGAGTAGGAGAAGATATTTTGAAGAACAAAGATCTGGTAATGGAGCTATTTATCATTGTGTAAAAACAGAAATAGAACCTGGAGATAGAATCAGATTATTTAATTTAATGAATAAAGTCAAATCCGATACAATTAGCCAGGATAAGATAAATAGTGTACTGAATCAACTTAGAGAAGGTACGGCTTTTAATATTCATACCCAGAGTCCAGTTTCTTTTTCGTTTTCAAGCACCTCTACCGGTTATGAACCAATGTCAATACGGATTACATTTGACCCGTATCCTACAAGTGAACAACAGGGTATTATATACAAGTTTCAGATAAATGACCAGAGGTGCGTTTTTATGTTTTCTAATAGATACGATGGAATGAGAGATCTTATTAATAAAGCAGATGAAGATGTTGATTGTATTACTTCTGCAACAGAGAAGAGTAGTATGTATCGCAATGATTCTTTCTTTGTATTTGTTTGATTATCTATATTAAATATAATTATATGATTTACAATAAGTTATTATGTATAGGGGGGGGGTAATTCCTGATATATTATGAGGCGTCGTTTTTTTGATAAAAATAGGGAGCTTGAGGACTTTCTTATAAGGTTTTATCCAGCCGGGAATTACACATGGATAGTTCCTGATGGCTGTTTTCTCGTAGACGTTTTTTTAGTTGGAGGCGGAGGTGGCGGTAGCTCTGCCGGAGGTGGAGGTGGTTATACCAAGACCTTCAAATCTGATAGCAAAGGTTGGAAAGACGGAGAGGCTATTGCTGTAAAACCAGGTCAATCTATTTCTATAACAGTAGGAAAAGGAGGAGAAAAAGTTTATCAAGCTGAACAAAATTCCCCTGGTAAAGATGGGGGTTACTCTCAATTTATGAACTCGTCTTATAGAGCAAATGGAGGAAAGGGAGCTAATAAATGGAGGGGAGGAGATGGTGGTAGTGCCGGCAGTTCAACATATACACAAGATGGTGCTTCGGATGGTGGAGACACTAATGGAAAAGACTATGGAGTAATCAAAGGTCAAGGTCATACCACCAGAGATTTTGGAGAATCCGAAGGTAAAAGAAATGCCGGTGGTGGGAGTGGAGAAACTAAAACCGGAGTGGTATTTCAAGGCGGAATATCTGATTACGGTAAAGGATCTGGCACAGGAGGATCAACAAAAGGATCTGGTAAAGGCGGCGGAGGTTATGGCGGCGGAGGAGGCGGCGTCAGAGGCTCTATGATTTATGCCGGAGCCGGCGGTGATGGTACTGTGTTAATTAGGGGTAGAAGATATAAATCGTAAGTAGATGTTATGAGACGAAGACGGGGTTTTAGAAAGTAATGTGACGATAATGGATCCAGTTGATGATTATTTCTATAATTATATTGATATTCAAATAAGAAATTTCAATGATAATCCTATCCCCGATTTTTATGTAGGTGTAGTTGATAGAGTAGGAGACTGAAAATGTATTTCTTTTCTTCACCTACTTTAGAAATCCATGATTAAATCTCTTTTGCTATCTTTGTGACAAACAGTTATTAACATGGCATTAGAAGATAACAGAAACATAGCGATTCCTCAAACAGGTATGAATCGCGATCTGCATCCGTCGAGTCTTACGGATCAGCATTATACGTTTGCCTTGAATGCCAACATCGAATCCGAGGACGGTAATGTTGGGATGAGATCTAACGAGCATAGTAATCTTAAATGCATTGATTTCGATGGGTTTAAAGTTATTGGTTACAAGAATGATCTTACTTCAGGCAATATCTATTTTTTTATAACAAATCCTGAAACAGGCGTATCTAAAATAACTTATTTCAAGCCTGAATCCGATACAAGTATCTTATCCGATTCCGATATAGAATCTATGGTAGAAGGATCGGAGTCGTTGTGTTCTGGCATGAAAACCTTGTTGGAAGACAACGAGCAAGATTCGTGCCTTAATTTCTCTATCTACCATCCTATAAAAACCATAGAAATAAAGACAGAGAAATGTGGAAAATGTATTTACTGGACCGATGATTATAATCCTCCCAGGTATGTTATTGTAGACAAGGCTCTGACTCCTGATGATGAAGGTGATATATGGTATCATTATCATGGGTATAAGATATGCGATAAAGAATACGATAGAGACAAATTCATGCAGGAGAATGGTTGTTTTCTGGCATGTGAGAAACTTAGGGTGTTTCCGCTACTGGACCAGCCATGCGTAGAGCCGGTACAGATAGAGTACGGGGGCAGCCTCCGGGCAGGCGTGTACCAGTTTGCTGTGGCTTTGTGTGATGAATTTGGCAACGAGAAAACTAACTATACTTCATTGACTAATCCTGTGCATGTATTCGATGAACAATATATTAGAATCAATGATGGGAAATGGGGAGAAAGAACTAATCTTGGTATAAGACTTAAGGTGTCTAATTTGGATAGGCAAGTTAGCCATTACAAGGTAGCTGTTATTCAAAACACTGTTGGATATAATGGTGAAACACAACCTGTAGTCGATTATTTCATAGAAGGTATTCATCCTATTACAGAGAAGACTATATACTATTATTCTGATCTTAATAATAAAAGGACAACATTTGAACATATTTCTTTAAAAAGAGCCATATATAATACATCGAGAGGAATAGTATCGGTTGGAAACCGTCTTTTGCAGTATGGTCTTACTGCTGAAAAAGAGTGGAATTTACAACCTGTAGTTTCTCTTATGGGGCATTTCCTAAAATGGCAGGCATCGGTAGCCCACGAGGATCTGTATAAAGATGGTAATGCTTGTTCGTTGTATGTTGGATACATGAGGAATGAAGTATATCCTTTTTCTATATCATTTAAGACATCTACTGGTTATAAAACTCCAGCGTTTGTTCTTATTCCCCCGCCTTCTGATAAGGCAAGAGAGGAAATGAACAAAGACAGTATCCCATACCAGTCTATAAACGCATATGCTCCGGATTGTTCAGGAGTGGAAAGGAAATATGTATGGCAGTATAGCAATACGGCAGGAGATGGGGTATTGATTGACGATGATGCGGTTGTTATAGATGAAGAACAGAAAGAGTGTAATAACCCGGCTACCGTAGGTCAAACTGTTATAGTGGAAAGCAATTTCGCTACTTTTAAAGGGAAGTCAAGATTTATTATCGATTATGATGATATTGTAGGAACTCCGATAAATTATTTGTCTGAAAATATAGGTCTTGTAGCTTGTAATAATAAGGAGAATGGAAACAATGAAAGACAGATATGTGATATAGCTACCAAATACAGAGAAGATGGAACACAGGATTATATGGAGCCAATTGATCATATTAGGTTACCAGAAATGGAAGGAGACTGCGAAGTCCCTCATCGTCAAGAATCTATATTGTCAGCTCCAGTTCCACTAATAACAGGCCTTGTAGAAGATTATATCTATAAGGTTCTTAGCGAAATGGAACACGTCTCTACAGATTATCTATATACCACAGGAGGAGAAAATCAGAATAAGTATTCTGTGTTGTTTAATTACGAGACAATGGATTCTTTATCTGAATGGATGGAGGAAGCATTTTTTGGGTATAGCGCTGGCAGCATATCAGGTGATGGCAATCAACACCTTTGTTCTGAGTTTTATCCATACTTACAACCTGGATCTGTTTTAAAAACCGTGTCTGATGCTATATACGTATTAGATACCATGCCTTGTACATGCGGATGTTATATTGAGAGTTATTGCTCTGATCCTACTGTGTCAAAAACTGATTATAACAACTTTCAGAATTATAATTATCTTCTTGGAAGTTATATTCTTCATATAGATGGATGGAGCCAAAAGATAAATGATGTAGGAGATTGGCGAGCCGGTAGATCTACCAGTACAGTCATAAATAATCAGTATAGATCAAAGAACGGACCCAGGTATTGTATTGAGCAATTTTGGCCTGAAGCTTCTGAGAAGTTGCAAGATATGATATATAAAAATTCGGATACCGGTATAGATGAAACTGATTGGAAATTTGAAGGGTATGTAAACAATGCTACATTTAATAATCCTACAGGGGATAAGCTTAATATTGGATTCGCATCTGAATTTGTGGTATGGAAGTTTGTCAGAAATGTAATGACAAATGCAAGATTTATTAGAATTAATAGACCAGAAGAGTGGAACATAGAAGGTTATAAAGACGAGAACAAAGTTCTTTATCTTGAAGCTCTTGGAAAGGTAGATGGCATAATGGATGCTGTGTCTACCAATTACGTTCGTGTTTCTTTTTGGAAGGATGTTGAAACATGGTCCCCTCTTGGAATAGTACCAGTTGAATTTGATAGACCTGAGTATGAATCATCTCATTCCGTTATTGTTAACATAGCAAGACCGGTTTTCGGAGAAATAAATGAAGAGTTTTTTGATTCTATAGGTCAAAATTATTTTTATGTTACAATAGAATCTCCTATTGTAGCAGTTCCTTGGATAATGACGTTTAGACAAATTCAATTTTGTTCTTATAAAAATTATGATACCCCAGAAGAAGAGGAAGAAGAAGGAAAGAAGCCTTCCCGTGCTATTCTTGGAGTCGCTTTTGCTACAGGTAAAACTATATATCCGTATATTTTTGGTATAAGAGAAAAGGAGGTAAATAAGATTGATTTGTCTGTGGATTCTATAACACTTAGATCAACTGTCTTATTTGCATCAAAATGTCAGACATGTGGAGATAGGCCCATCAATTGCAAGCCTCGTCCTTATAAATACGGGGATTTTGCATATTGGGAATCATCTGAGAAATATCCTGCTAATTTTGAACTTTATGATAGTAGCAGGATGAAAATAGACACAGGCAGATCTTATGGTGATCCAAAAAAATCAGAAGCTTATTCTAATATTATGAATAAGTTAACAGAATATTATGGTGCTCCTTTGTCAGACAAAAATGGATTATCTTATTTCAAGGGTCATTCTTATGGAGGGGTAGATACTTCTACCGTATTTTGCCAGCAACCTATACGTCATTACCGGTTTCCAGATAATAAGCATATACCATTCATGAACAGTGATGAACGTGGATATGACATAGCTTCTGAAATATATCCGGTAGGTATTATGGTAGATGAGAACACCATACAAGTGTTTTTGGATTTTGCAGTGGATTCTGGTTTGATTACGCAACAACAAAGAAATACGATTGTAGGATATGAACTGTATCGTGGAGATAGGAGACTAAATAGGTCGGTTGTGGCTTCAGGATTAGCCTATGATATGCTTAGATACATAGGAGACGATGGTAATGTGAATATCTATCCTAATTACCCATATAATGACCTGTCACAAGATCAATATAATTATACGTCTGGCAAAAGAGACGAGTTTATATCCCATCCTTTCGACAAAGGAGGAAACGTGTGGTATTCATTCTGTTCACCTGATATTTATTTCAACAAGCCAGAACTTCCAAATGAAGTATGTATAGACGGGTTTCAAAGAGGAATGTCTGTGGGCAGTTTCGTACCTGTAGAAGATCATCCAAAATGGACTATCTTAGGTCCTGCCGCATACACGATGGCTGCGTCGCTTGCCGCAGTTGAATCAAGTGCTACAATAGCAGCTATGATAGCAGAAGAGCTTCAGATAAGGGCGCAGTCTGGATACATAGGAGGGTCGGCCGGTCTTACCGGAGGAGGATTCCTGACTAATTTAAGCGTGGCCATGCTGTTTTCTTCAATGGTGTCAACCATCAGTCAGACTCTTGCTAAAGGCCCGATATTGTACGGTAAGTACCGTTATGATTGGCTTAATACGTTTATAAACAATGGACCAAGACGTAATCATGCATGGTATTATACTTCTGTGGGATTATATAATTCAATGATAGGCATAACAGATCAGGATAAGTATGAACGAAATTTTGCCCGTGGTTTATCTTCTGTTAAGTACATTAAGTCTGGCGTATATCCGATGATGGATGCCAGTATGTCTTCTAAATGGGGAACCGGTAGAAATGATAATGAGGGACGTTTCTTATTCGTTAATAATATAGATCGTGAATCTTCGTTATTTTTATCATTTGGTGATCCAGGTGAAAAAGGAGATGGTAAATCGAAATATTTATTGGAATATCCGAACTATGTTTACAATTACGACAGTAGCCGCATAGATGATTCGGTTATTGCTGGAAGTGATGTTGTAGCAGGAAGAACATTCGAGCAATCCAAAACAGTATCGTACATCTGTTCTCCGTATATGAGACTTATGCGATATAGGCCGGATCAATATGGACAGATAGAAGATATAAAATGGATTTCCATAGGTGGATGTGGATTTTTCACTAATGAAAAGAAACTGATGTTCGGTGGTGATACGGTGATAACCAGATTTTCATTAAAGAGAAAATTTCCTGTTTTTTATAATAGTGCTTTTGGTATTGGAGATATGATACCTTTCCCTTACATGGATTATAGAAATGTAGGATATCCAAGATATTTTGTTAATTATGATACAGGGGAAGATGCGCTTGAAACCACGGATAACGAACGTTTCAATAGTTGGACATCGTCTAATAAAGGAAGATATGCTTTTTACCCAAATAGGAAGAGCTTGTATGAATTGAACGGTGACACCTCCGGTAAGTATGTAGATGGCAGATTTTATACATGGTTCTATGGTATTCCTCAGTTCCTTGTAGAATCTGAAATAAATTGTAATTTCAGATTAGAGGGCCCTCAGCCTCATGAACTATTCTATCCAAAAGTAGGAGATTTTGTTTGGTGGACACAAGAAAAGAACGTATCTATCCATAGGGATAATGATTACAAGATAAGTCCTATCTATTCGTCGAGGATGACACTAACACCAAATGTATTGCCGGCAACGTACGAACGACGTTTTTATGACTGTGCTTACCAACGTCCTAATGGTGTTATATGGAGTAGGGCTGATGTATCTGAAAACAGCCAAACAGATCCGTGGCTGACGTACAAGCCTATGGACTATCATGAGTTCCCAACCAGCAACGGGAAGCTTATTCACATGAAGCGTATTGAATCCGATCAGATTCTTGTCAGGTTCGAGGATCAGGTTTCACTCCATAACGCCATAGACGTAATCAAGGAGCGTACCTCCCCAGGGCAGGCCGAGATGGGCACCGGCGGTCTGTTCGCGTCCCGGCCTCTGGAGTACAACACGACCGACCTCGGTTATTCTGGAACCCAGAGCACTGAAATAATTAGTTCAGAATTTGGTCACTTCTGGGTAGATACTAAAAGAGCACAGGTGTTTATGACCGATCCTAATGGACGTAATCTTAAGGAACTTAGTGTAGGTATCAGACATTGGCTTAAGCGTCATCTTCCGTTTAAGATTCTTAGATACGGAATAACTAATATCTTAACCGGTACAGAGATGACAGAAGAAGATACAGACAATAAATTTATCGGTCTTGGTCTGTCTCTTGGATGGGATAACAGGTATAAGAGGGTACTTATCACGAAAAAAGATTATATACCTGTTAAGAACCCGGCATATTATAAATATGATGGTGGAAGGTTCTTATACAATGAAACAGAGGTGCTGTCAAACGATAAGGAAATATCTTTAAAGGATGAACAATATTTCAAGGACGTGTCGTTCACTATCGGATATTCGTGTCTGAAACAAGAATGGATTTCTTATTATTCGTTCTGTCCTGACTATTATATAGAACAGCAACAATATTTCCAGACAGGAATAAACTTCCCGGCATCGGATGAAGAAGGTGGCTTATGGAGCCATTTGCTGACGAATAAGAGCTTTCAGACATTTTACGGAGCAACATATCCATTTATATTAGAAGTGCCGATAAAAGAGAAATATAACGGTTCTACGCTGGCTTCTGTTGAGTATGAGCTTGATGCAAGGAAATACGTCGATGATGTGAATTACACTCTTGACAGGAAAGTAGGTTTAGATACGATAACTATCTACAACGACACAAACAACTCAGGTGAAATTCATCTTGTTCCAGAAGAAAAGAATAATTTAGCACAACGTATATCATATCCGAAGATCGTAGGTGACCATACTGAGGTCCTGGATACTGAGGTATATAGAAGACATAAGTTAAATGACTTCTTCAACAGGGTTGACGATGACCGATCTGAAACACCTATCTGGATCAAGGACGATAACGATATAAATAAGTCGGTTAATTCTGATGCTCTTAATTTCAGACGGTCATGGCTGGACAGGTTAAGAGGAAGTTGGATGCTGATGAGGATAAAGAAAGTAATTAGCAACCGGAAGATTATATTCCAGTGGTTGATTTCTGAAGATAAGATTAAGAATAGATAAATTACAATATTTAATAAGTTGAAAATAAGTAGTTTTTATTTTGTGATTTAATAATAGTTGAATATGTTTGTAGCGCCTATTGATCCATCTCGGACAGATAGGCGCTTATTTATGACAATTTAACCAATAAAACCACCATGCTTTAGTAGGTGGATGAATTGGGTTGATTAATTTTGAATCAAAATTACAAATAAAAAAATGATTTCATACAAATACAACATCTATCATTCAAAGAAAACGAAGTATCTTGACAAGATGTTTCGTGAATGTTGTTTTGTGTGGAATCATGCTTTAGCTCTACAACGTAGATATTATAGACTGTTTGGGAAATACATACCAGTTGGTAAGATGCAAAAACATTTCTCTAAAAGAATTAATAGAAATCTTCTTCATTCCCAAACAGTACAAGAAATCCTTCAGAGATTAGACTCAGCATACAATCGTTTCTTCAAAAAGTTAGCCAAACGACCTCCTAAGTTTAAGGGAGCTGATTGTTTTAACTCCTTTGTTTTTAAGCAAGGAGGGTTTACCCTGAATGGGAATTGTCTAACAATTAACAAAGGAAAGAAACGATTTAGATTTTCATACAGTAGACCTTATGAAGGTAATGTTAAACAAATTAGAATAGTTAGAGAAACCTGTTCCCGTTTTAGTTTGATTATAGTTACAGATCATAATCCTTCAAACTCTTATAGAAAGACACATGATGGTGCATCTATAGGATTGGATTTTGGTCTGAAAACTTATCTAACTAAAAGTGATGGGAACAAAATTGGGTCTCCATTATTCTTCAAACAATATCAAAACAAGATTAGAAAACTAAACAAACGGTTTTCTAATGCAAAGAAAGGATCCAATAATAGGAGAAGGAGACTGTTTGAACTACAACAGGCGTATCGTAAAATAAACGATCTTCGATCGGATTTTCAATGGGGATTAGCTCATCAGTTATGCAAACAGTATGATTATATTTTTATTGAAGATCTAAACATTGAAGGAATGAAACGTTTGTGGGGAAAGAAGGTTTCTGATCTTAGTCATTCTTCTTTTATTGATAAACTTACGTATGTTGCCTCAAAGTATGGAGTAACGATACACAAGATTGACAAATGGTATCCTTCTTCCAAAACTTGCGAATGTGGCTGCATTAATAAAGGACTGTCGTTACGCGACCGCACGTGGGTATGCCCGTCGTGCGGTGCGATCAACGACCGTGATGTTCTTGCAGCCCGTAATATACTTCGGAAGGGCATTTCCGAATTGGAGAGCAAGAGTAATTCCAGCGATAGTAATATCGGGGTTTCTTGCGCTTGTATCCAAGAATCCCATTCGCTTTAGCGATGGGAGTATGTCAAAGAGGATCTAATATCTTGAACATAGCTGGCTGGTCAGAATCTATCTTCGATGTTATTAACAGCAAGTTCTGCGGATATAAGAATATGATTGAAGAAATTAAGAAAATAAAAATATAATCATTGATTTTGCTTCAATTGTAATTTCCATAGTAAACAAGTTTTAGCTTTAAAGGTATAGCCGAAGAAGTACGTGAGTATATCTTCGGCTTTTTTATTTACCTTTGTTGAAAAACAGTTTGTTATGAAACAAGTATTATATAAAAATGATATATACCCCTATAATGTAAGGGTATTGCTTGGAGCAGATGAAGAGTATATAGTTAAGACGTTCGCCAACCTGGAAGTAGAAGATCAGAGCTGGGAGGGGTGGACTGATGATTATGGTGGCAGAACTATTTTCGTAGGAAACCGAACCAATCACAGGAAAGAAATATGTTTCTTATTTCATTCACTATCTGATATGGATGTTAGAACCATAGGACACGAATGCCTGCACGGTCTTTCTATTTATTGTAAGTATCTTAATATGGATTACGGTTTTGAAGTCGGAGGAGATGAGCATGCCGCCTGTCTGATGGGATGGTTAGTTGATAAGGTTTGTGGTGCTTACCACAAATTTAAGAAGGAGGAAGAAAAAAATGGCAAAGAAGACTAAAAATTATGTAAGAGACAAACAACCAAAAACATTATGGAGTAAAATTGGTCCGTTTGTAAAACTTAGAGAATATCTGGCATCTAATATAACACCTGACGTGTATGCTAATGAAAGAGGATTAAAAACCAAAATAATGGAATTTTTTGGTCAAGATGTTCCGAAAGCCAATGTAGATGATTTTAGTCAGAATCTTTGGTTTAGATTCTTAAACCAACCAAATAATCTGAAAGAAGAAAATGGGATTGTCAGAATACCAGACAATATCAAATCCATTATATCTGACAGGATAAATGGTGGGTGGGAGAAAATGACTAAAAAATATGGAAGGGAGCTTGATTCCTTAGATAATAAGATAATTGATGGAAAAGTTGCAGGCAAGGACGTATCTGATTTGGAGGAGTTAAGGGATGTAACAAGTAGGAAACTTGGAATGGTGGAAGAGGGAATAGATCTCTTAAAAAAAGCCAGAACTGGAGAACATCAGGTATTTAACGAATACAATTTTATACCAGATGCTTACGGCGATTTAAATGATTTATCAGGCTTATCAAGTTTCACTATGTACCGTGATGATAGAGGTAGGATGGTCGTAAAAGATAAGTATGATTTTTATAGAAGCGATCAACCTCTTGGTGTAGGGATTGTTACTAAGATTCTTGATACAATAGGATACCCGTTTGATATTCTGGATTATGTAGAAGATAAGAATCCATATGAAGAGAATGATCCAAACAAGGTTTTGTTGAAATCCGCCATTGATTCCAAGAATGATCTGGATAAAAAAATGAAGATAAGATCTAAAAAACAAGGAGGGGATTCTTCTAAGCCGGAAATAGATTGGGATTTATTCAAATCCAAATATGAAAATATGAAGCGCGTGGGTAAGGGTACGCACCGCACTATGGACGTAGATGGAATGAATATGATCTATGATGCTTTATATGATAAAGGTTTCAATCAACGCCAGATAGAAGCCGTACTTGGAAATATTATTGAAGAATCTGGTGGTAATCCCTATGCCGTATCTGATTATGGAGGGTTTAAGGGACTTTTCCAAGAATCCGATAAAAGATATCCACCCAAAGAGTTTGAGAAAGATAAAGAGCGATTTAAGGGGGATAAGCGTGGATATATCAATTACATGATAGACAGATTTTATGATCATGTTCAAGATGCTGGGATGTATAGTATAAAGGATACTAAATACAATAAAGCCATTCATGCAGTAAGCGAATTTATGTCAGAAGATCCAGATACGGATTATTCGTATCCACTTGTGTATGCTTTTGAAGCTCCATCAGATAAAGAAGGAACTTATAAAAACAGAAAGAGCGTATCAAACTTGATAAGCCAATCTTATGTTACGGATAATGTTAATAATTCAGATGATGCTGATAAAAAGAATAATAGTATTATTGATGCTATTCTTGACATAAAAAACGATCTTGAATTACAAGACCCGATTTCCACTACAAGAGGCGAAGCCTTTAAAGAAGCCAGGAAAAGAGGTCTTAAGGAATTTACATGGAATGGAAAGAGATACAATACCAATATAAAAAAAGAAGGAGGAGCCGTAGATGAAGAAAACGGATCTAAATATAGGTACATTGCATCTAAGGATAATACATCAGTAGGGTCAAGCGGAATAAATGAAAATGCTAATTATGGTACGATCCCTGTTGATGGTGTGAATATAAACGAAATTGTAGCTGGAGGCGTTCCTGTAGTAGGTGATATAATGGACGTCAAGGATGCGTATGATTCTTTCATAGATAGAGATGCGCTTGGAATGGTTATGGCCGCTATGGGTCTTATTCCTTTTGTAGGAGGTATATCGAAAAAAGCAATGCAAGCTAAAAGAGCTACTAAAAAACTATCTCAAAGAGATAAAGAACTTTTAGGATCGTTGCCTGAATATGCTAAACCAGCATCTCCTATAGGCGAGGCATGGGAAAATCATAAAAAGCGACTTTTCTCTGGAGCCTATGAAAGACTTACTGGGGAGAAGTTAAGGATGAAAAATGGGGAGCCAGATCCGGATATGCTTGATACCAACATATATGATTGGGATGATCCGAAAGTTTTCAGGGATGCAAAGTATTTTTTAGGAGATGAATACTCTGATGATGAGATAAGGGAGATAATAGATGAAATATCTGGATATGGGGTATTAAATGGAAATATAATCAGGTCTAAAAACGTTGATAAGTTCATTGATTTATTTCTCGAAGGAAACCCCAATATATCTAACAAGGATGTAGAGAATTTTGTGAAAAGTCACGAAGTGGAACACAAAATTCATTATCCAGATTCAGGCGCAGATAAAAATGGATTTGATTTGAATAAGATAGATGATGATGAAGTAAAAGATTATTTCAAAGAGGATCATTTTACGGAAATGGCGGCCAGAGGAACTCAGATTAAAAATTATTTTGGTTTGACCGATGATGCTCAAGAAGTGACGCCTGAAATGTTAGAATATGCAGCCAGAAATTACTTGAAGGATTATGGGTATGATAATGAGATGAAAGAATATTTTGAATCCATATCAGACTATAAAAAGGCTGCCAAATGGATAACAGATCACGCCTCGGTGGGATTAGGGGCCTACTATGTAGGGGATAGGATTGCTGATCCTAAAAAAGAAAAGAAAAGAAACGGAGGGAAGCTTACTCCATACAAGGCTAGTTTTCGTTTTATTGATCATAAAAAAGAATACGGAGATCCGAAAGATGCATCACACAGATTCCCTGGTAGGAAATTCATGTATTTCTACGAAAACGATAAACCAAGTAAAAGCATTGTGTTTGCTGAAGAAGGTGGCGTAATTGGCAAGCAGCGTGAAGCATATGATTACTTTACTAATAAGCGAGGTATGTCTAAGATACAGGCGCTCGCCATCATAGGTAACCTCATGGCTGAATCCGGTCTTAAAGATGACATATACGGAGACAACAGAACGTCATACGGCATACAACAATGGCATAATGAGCGCATGGATAAGTTGTTCAAGCACGCCAAAAAGAAAGGTCATTCTACACCCACATTCAAAGACCAACTTGAGTTCTTAGCTGACGAATACGAAGGGAAAACCGGATATTCTAATTTCTTATACACAAGAAAAGGAAAAAAAGGACCAGGGTATTACAACTACAGCCGGCAGGATTTTATGAACGCCGATAACCTTAAGGATGCTGTAGTAGCTTGGAACCAAGGAGCAGGACGTCCTCATAAGAGTGTTATAAGAAATGATGACCGTTATAACTATGCTATGGAGGTTGCTAAAAATCTTGGTTTGGATATTGAAGAAAATTCCGTATCTTCGTATGGTCAAATGGGATTCGGAGATGATGGAGAAATAGCAGCATCGGTAACACTTCCAGAGGTAGAAGTGGCAGCCGCCCTCCCTAACCCGGAAGCCCCGTCCCAGGAGAGACAGTCCGAGGAAGAGAGATTCCGTACATGGACTGAAACGTATGGTAAAGACATCGTAGCTCATTTGTTGAGTTTAAAAGAAGATAAGGATGATGATAAAGAACTACGATACCAGCAGCATATGAAGGAAAACGAAGAAGATAAAAGACGAGCCTTTATCCAATCAATCCTTCCCAGCATTCAACTCCGGATTAAGGGAGTGACAGAAGTTTAATTGAAACCAATTTTTTTCATATCAATGTTTCTAAAGCCGAGCCATAGACTCGTTACCCGGATTCCGAAGGTTGAAGGACGTGATCAAGAGGGCTCGGCTTTCTTATGTTTCGTACCGATTACAATCTGCAATGATAGGGACTGACCTGGACCTGCGCCTGGGCTAACGCTGTCCTGCCTCACAACACACGACGGCCTCGCCTACTCGCCTGCCTGCTTATCTCGTGGCTACTCGTAAAACTGTTATCGCTTCTCTCAACCTCACTCCCTTCGGTCGATTCGGTTTCAATCGCTTTATATAGATATTGAAAATATAAAAATATATTTTCGTTCTTTCGCATATCTCCCTCCGGTCGATATCCTCAATCACTTTTAATCTCAATCAGGCTAAAAAGTAAATAGTCGTAATGATAAATCATTAATCGTTCCGAAATCTCACTCACTACGTTCGATTCGATTCCGAAACTATAAAAGTATATTTAAAACAGTATTTATATTTAAAAAAATATGAATAACATATAAATATATGAAATGAATACGACTGAATGGAGTATGAATGGAATATATAATAGGGGAAATTCATTTATCCTATTATACCTTTAGATAACTTGTCCCACCACTGACGTTCAGGGACTTACGGTTAGGGTACGAATCGGTTACGTTTACTATACCTATATGAAACAAAAAACCCTGTAGCCTATTTTTCTCAAACCGGATACAGGGGCGTGCAATTGCTTTACTATTAGTATGAATACTTTTCGTATATTTGCACAAAAAAAAACAAACAATGGCAAAGATAGTAGAAATGACATATTGCGACAAGCTTCACAAATCACTCCTTAAAAAGGAAGCGGTTTCACCTCTTGAGGTTATCTATAATAATCACAATCAATTAGGCTATAATGTAGTACGCAGACCAGCCGGTCAATGTTTAGGCAATTTAAAGTATTTTAATCTATTTTATAACGGGAGATTTGATAGGTGGTACAAAGTTGATGAGAAACAAAGGGTTGGTAAATACTTTGTCATCACCGACTACTGGAAGGATCGCGTGCGTTGCTTCATGGTCTGGAACTACGGATTTGGTCGTTATTTCCCGTACAATGATTTTGTGGAGGCTATGGTTTATGATTACCGTCGTTTTGGTCGTCTCTGTAAGCCTCGTAGCAAGAAAGCTCAAGAAGCTGAAGAAAAGTGTGTTAGATTTTATGTAAGGTCTCAGATAGACTTGATGAGAAAGGGTGGATATCAGTCTTTTAGGGCTCAATTCGCAGAAGAGCATCCTGAATATTTCATTGGAAAAGAACGTACCGCATTTAGATGTCTTAATGGAGCTCTTAGTAGAGATGAGAAGATAGCCGCCTGCCATGCTCATAAAAGAGATCTCAGAACCAGCATATTGGATAGCTTTGCTGATAGGATTGCCAAATACCCAAGCACGGCATGGTCCTGGTTTTCACACTCAACAGATAAACAAGGCAAAAACCGGATGTGTTTTTCAGAGAAGGCTTTGACGTTTTTAAACAAGCGTCTTAGAAATAATGGTCTTAAGGAGTTATCTGCATCATATTTGTATAAATCATTTAGGATAAGATTATTAAAGAGATTTGATGGGAAATACAATTCTGTTCGTTCGTTCCTCAATGCGGTGGTGACGTCTGCCTTATCTCCAGATGTTATTGCCAAGGCTATGAAGAAAATCCAGAGCCCGGTTGTATTATCTATATACAGGAAAGCTCTCAAGTTGTACAAGAAGAAAGAAAAGGTTGTCAACGCTCCTATAAATAAAGAGGCTCCACCTCTACCATCTTGATTTTTAAACTGATTCGATTCCGTTGGATTTTCTCGTCCGTTTCTCTTATCTTTGTGAAAAAAGAGAAGATATGAGATTACGAATCATAAAAAATCGTCCAATATTCGCACCAGGAGGTAGTGTTCAAGACGTTACCCAGCAGGCGGACACGACATCTAATCCTTATATCAATATGGACATGTCTAATGTTTCTGGTATGATTGAGATAAATGAGGATATAAACAAGATGGAGGCTGGTTTTGATAATATAGTAGGTCCTGATTATTCTACTATAAAATTACAGGAGCCTTCTATGCCCACCATGAACGTAAATAATAACGTCACCGTAGATCCGTCGTTTATGTCGAAGGGTACTGTAGCGGATGTTAATGATGCTAACAATGAAAAAGATAAGCGATCTCAAGACGGCAATCCTCTTGATCCTATGACTATGCCGTATTACTCGCCTGATCTCGGTGGTCGGGCTCAGATGTTTGGTGCCAGTCTTGGCCGGATAAGAGCCGGTAATAAGGTGGGCGCTAACGTTGCTCAAGCTGCCTTGTCTGGTGTTAGTTTAGGATTAGGTCTTACCCGTAATATCATGGGGGCTTCATCTGCTGCGTATGCAGCCAGCAGGGACGAGCAGGCAGCGAGGGAAAAACTTGCCAAGGAGCGTCGTCAGCAATTCATCAAGTGGGAACGTGAAGGTGGTGGCGTGAATTTAGGTAACGGTCAGAAGATGGATACGTCTGATATGACCGGCGAATATATTTATCCTCTTCCTAAATCTATGGAGGATAATGCTAACGTAGAGATAGAGAAAGGCGAGTATGTGCTGACGCCTGATTCAGTGGGGCCTATGGAAGCTAAAGGAAACAGACATGAAAATGGTGGCACTCCGGTTGATTTGCCAGAGGCTTATATTGTTTCCGATTATCGTAAGATAGATGATGAGTTTGCCTCTTACGTTAGAGAAAATTATGGTATTAAGGCAACGTCAAAAGATACATACGCTACACTCCTTGATCGATATAAGAAGAAGATAGGTTTGTCTGATAAGTACGAAGATCAGGAGCGTGTATATAAGAGATTAGAGAAAAATGAAGATGTAAAAGACAAAAACACATCTAATCTTAATGCTTCTATTCTTTCCAAGTACGTCAATGAAAACCAGAAAGAGATAGACGAGCTTGAAGCACAATTTCGTTCTTTCGCTGAAATCGTTTATGGCAAACAGGAAGAATCTAAGCGTAACGAGAAGATGGATGCTTTTTTCAGGGATGGCGGGGTTGTTGATCTGAATCAGGTAAAGAAACAAGCCAAGGCTTTTAATATTGCAGAATCAGATGCCAAGAACTGGATATATGACGAGTATGTTAAGCAAACCAGGAAAATGGCTGAAGGTGGACCTACTCAGAAGGAGCTGGAGGAACTTAGAAAGAATGCTATCGGCTACAATAAGCTTATCAATCAGTTATTTGGACGAACTCTTAATATGACTATATCTGATGTTAGTGGTCGTGAGCAGATTCTTAATCCCGATTCCAGTGTCAATGCCAATCAGAATCTACAACATAGAAGCAATTTAGGATACGGAAGGGTAAATGATAAGGCGGTATCTAATTTGCTTGATGTAAACCGATGGGCTAACAAGTACAATACGGATGGTGATTTTGATACAGAAGGTTTTCAGAAAGGATATAACAGGCAATTAAATGCATTGTGGGCGTTAGCTGATGTAGGCGCTATCACGAATGCTGATGCAGCCAAGAAATTCAGAGATGAATACGGATTCTGGGGCCAGGACGCCGGAAGCTACGGAGGGAATCAGGCTTATAATTCATTTGCCGTAGATGATAAGTTTGGTCAGACAACAGCTACTCGTTCTTATTATGGGTTGGACGTTGTTTCGGCAGAGCAAAAAAGATTGTTAAACGAAAAAGGGATAAAGAATTATGTTGACTTATTTGGTGATAAATCTGATGCCGCTAAGAAGATTCTGGGCTCCGATTATAATAAGTTTGTTGCTTTAAGAGATAGTGGGTTAATGCCGGAAATAGACTTCGTTCTTGAGTCTGTTAAACCAGAAATGAAGCCTATTGAGGCCGGTCCCATAGCACCAGGCCTTACACCGCCTAAGATTGGATCTACTGGAAGGATAGAGGTAAAACCGAAAGCAAGTACGCCTACGACTGCAACCGACACCGATACAGAGGAGGTGGTTGAAGACAACGGACCTAAAGGACAGGGCAGACCGGCGGCGTTCGGTCCTATTTTCCCGGAGATGCTGAGAACGCTCGATACAGGCTTGGAGATAGAAGGTCTGGAAAGGCATCAGGCTCCGAGAATAGACCCGGTTCTTCAATCTGCTGATCAGTATATCAACGAGCTCAACCGCGCGACATCGGCTCAGTTGGACGCAGTAGGTGACGTGCCCGACTCCCAGCGCTCCGCTATTCTGGCTAATATGAACGCCATAGCCGGAAGCAATATAGCCAAGTACATTAACGAAGTAAATTTCAATAACGCAAGGCAAATAAACGAAGCTGATAGATTCAATGAAATGGCTTATGTTCAGACAGACGATAAGAACATAGCGGAAAGGCAACGTTATGAATCTGGGTTATTGAAGGCTATGGCTATAAGGGATGAAAATCTTGCTCGTTATTATGATAGCATAAACAGCGAAATACAGAATAAGTTCAATGTTCGTACATCGTTGAATACCATAGCTTCCATAGCTCCGAATATGAGAATGCTTCCAAGTGGCCAAATTATTTACGTTCAAGGTAATCAGGATGTGATGAATATGGGTGATTATTCTACACCTTACTTGAGAAGTTTAAATGAAGAAGATGATGAAACTAAAAGAAGAAGGAGGACCAAATAGTGGCTTCACAGTATAGTATTTTAAGGCAATATGCCCCGTATGTTAGTCCTTACAACATAGATCTTGTTAAGGACGTCATGATGTACAAACAGCAGAAGGTTGATGCTGCTCGTGAAAAGATCTATACCCAGGTAGATTATCTTATGGGTCAAGAGATAGATAAGCCTGAAGCCCGCGCTTATATGGAAGATAAGATGTCAGGTGTGATTGCTAACATCAATCAAAAATTCAAAGGCGTGGATCTTTCTTCTGATGGTGTTACGAGAGCCATACAAGGAGAGATAAGTTCGGTGTTAGATGATACGGTCATTAACGCGATTGCCGGCACAAAAGAAGGCAAGAGGGTTATGAAGGAAATAGAATCTATAAAACAGAATCATCCTGAACTTTATTCTCCTATTAATGAATGGCATGCTTTGGACCCTTATTACAAATGGAGGTCAGATGGTAAAGCAGGATCAAGGTTGGGAGGTCTTCATTATTCTCCTTATGTCGATTATACTAAGGAGATAAATAAGCTGGTCAGTGATTTTAGGAAAAACAACGAAGGCAAGAAGATTCAGACAACAGAATATGATGTTAAAGGTAATCCTACTGGTGGAATCATAGAAGTCAACGTAGATGAGCTTACTGATTCCCAGATAAGGAATTTTGTGTCTGCTAACTTATCTGAAAACATGAGGAATCAGATGAGAATAGAAGCATCATACATGGCAGCTACCAATCCGGTGTTCAGTAATCCGGATTTGGTTAGTCGATACATTGGGTCTTATGTCGAAAGATACGATAGGCACATAGGAGCATTGGAAGCAAAAAAGAAATCAGTAGGGGATAATAAGGATATTATTGATCGTATTGACAGTCAGATACAGGAAGCTAAAAATCAGAAAGCAGAAGCCAAGAGGGAGGCAGATATGATAATAGCTTCATCAGATCCGGTAGCGGCTGCTAATTTTGTTGTTACCAATAATCTTTTCGATAAGATGACTGATGCATGGAGATACGACAATACAAGTTTTGAAAGGAAGAAAGATGATCTTTATTTTGCAAGGTTGGCAGAGGATAGGGCTCAGCAAAAGTTTTTGACTGATAATGCTAAGTCTATGGTTGAAATATCGTTGGCAAAAGAGCAACTTGCACAGGCTAAGATTGAAACCGAATACATGCGTACTTACGGTTCCAAGATGGGCACTGAAAGCTCATCCGGAGGCACAAGAGGAGCAGGCGGTGTAGGAGTGCCGATGGCTCCTATGGACGGGCCTACGGCTATCAATTCTGGAACGGGTAAGATAGGATCTGTTAATTTGGCTAATATCCCTTATGAACAACTCACATCTTCTTCCACAGAGCGTAGAGCAAATTTATTGAAATTATATAATTCATTATCTCCTACAGACAGAAGTAATATCGTTGCAGCATCATACGAAGAAGAAAAAACTGACCCAGGATTGTATGCTAATATGACTCCTGAAGAACGGATATATTCTTATTTAAAAAATAATGGAGGTCAGAAAAACGGATATTTTGGACAAGGAAATAACAGACTGTCTGAAGCTTATGATGCTTTACTTCTTTCTGATTCTAAGGCAAATGGAGTTACAAAGGCTATAAATAACATAACTGATTATCAAATAGATAATATAGTTACTAAAAAAAATAAGGATATTATCAGTAAAGTTCGTAATGCTAAGTTTATGAAAGGAAATTCTTTTATAAATCTTACCGATACAGATGATAAGGCTGGAGCCTTCCTGCTCGCCACAGCCATAACAACTGGTGTATCTGATGCCGTAGGGTTCAGAGGATACATGATGGACCCTTCAAGAGGAATAGATATTCTTAGTGCTATATCTCCGTCATTAGGAGCTAAGGCGAGTGCCGGCAAGTTGGGGAAAAACATATCTGATGCTATTACAAGCGAGAATAATGGTTCTTCTACTGGTACATTGGCTCTTATTAATGGAATGAAGAAACTCAACGGCGATCCTGATTTTAATATATCAGATTATATGACCATAGATAAGGATGGTGATATAGATTTAAAAGATTATCAGGAAGGTGAACCATTAACTATTACCCAGCTAAGATATGCTGAGAAAAACAGTAGAGTGTCTGATATGATAGCAGGTCAGATGCAGGATGAGATAAAAATGTCTGTATCTCCTGATCAGATTTCTGATAAGTTATCTCAGTATCATTACCTTGATTCTTACAAAAGATACAATTGGAATGCCGATTCACCGGAAAAGTCTTTGCAGAAGGCTCAGTTTAGAAGATTGTCTGGTTACATGGCAGGAAAGGTAAATAATCTGGATCCTACTGCTATTAATGCCATTAATATGGATGCCGAGATAGATAATGGCGCTGTTAGAAGATTCTTGACTGCTCAAGTAGGTTCCGGTAAAAATTCTTATGTTACAGAAAGGGTTGAGATTACGAATGACGAGCTTCTTAAGGCGGGTATAGATCCTTCGGTCGAGGAGCGTAATTATCCGGTGGATGGTTACAAATCAAGTTTTGGAACCTGTGATTTTGTAGATACCGGAAAGAAGGAAGGTTATTCTTATGATAAGTATCTTATACGTAATGGTCTTCCCCGTTTGGCTTCTAAGGCTGATGTTAAGAATGATCTTTATGATATAGTAAAGGTTCATGGTTCTTACCTTAAGCCAGAAGAAATGAATGTTGTTAAAACCCTTGTTGATAATTTTATTGACATGTCTGATAACATATCAGTTCAGTTGGAGGGAATGGATGACAGGGGTTCAAGAGAGGTAGCGGTCAATTTCTATGACAAAAGGACTAAAAATTCTAAAAATCCTGCATTGTTGTTCTCGGATTTTGTTCCTTTGGATCCAGGTAATGATGAGTATGCGGATTACTGGAATAGCATTCACCAGAAGTGTCCTCAGTACTTCTTTGTAAAATACGTGAAGGAGGCTGTTCAAGAACGTCTTGATCAGATGAGGGATCCGTATATGAGAGGAATAAATATCACGCCCAATATGAATGACAAGTTTAGTAAGTTGAACGATTTTTTGCAGAAAATTTATGGCTGACAATAATATAGATAGATATAATCCTGCTGCTAAAACCACTTACGAAGATGTGGCAAGGCAAAGGAAATTAGCCGAAGAAGAGAATTACACTCCGGCTACATTACCAGAGACGACAACGCCTCTGGTTCCTAATTATATGCCTGGTGAAGGTGTGTATGCCCAACCTAAATTTCCGGATTACGCATCAAGGATAGCTGCTGCCGAATACGAAGAACCGTATATAGCCAAGGAGATAAGCAACAGCTACTCAGAGGCACTGGCTCGTAACAGCTACAGGGGGGCTACACCTGCCCCGCCGCCTCTTAATCCCTATGGACCGAAGGTAAGTATCCGTGAAAGTCATCAGATGGGTAATGATGGGGTATGGCGTACAAAATATTCTAACTATATTCCGGGTATAAACAATGAAGATTATTATGCCAGGAGACAGAGCGGATGGAGTAAGTTTTGGAATGGTGTAGGCAAATTCGCTTTAAAATCCGCATTGTACGGTGCACAAGGAGTTGTGTCATTGCCTGACAAACTTATCAATATGGCATCTGAGGGAAGTTACAAAGCTGCGTTAAACACTAACATGGATAAGTTTGTAGGTGATCTTGACCAGCAAATAGACATGCTTCTTCCCCATTATTACAAGAAAGAGGTAGAAGATTATAATTTTGGTCAGAAGCTTTTTAAGGATACCGGTAATTTCTTGTGGAATGACGTCCTTGGTAATGGTATGTCTTTTACCGTAGGAGCCATGATATCAGCGTACATGACCGGAGGACTTGGAGTTGGATCATTGGGTAATATAGGCGCTAAATTAGGTGGAAGAATCGGAGCTAAGTTAGCAGCAAGGCAAGCTGCCAATAGGGGCATAGGAAGCCTTAAAAGCGTGTTTAACGACTATGTAAGAAAAGGAGTTGCTACCGGAAGAAATGTAGGGGAGGCGGCTAAGACCATGACGTTGTTGGCTACCAGTGCCGGATTCGAGTCATCGGTTGAAGCAAATTCTTTTATGAAGCAATCTGAGTCTGATTTCAAGGATTATTATCGTAAGATTTATGGTCGTGATCCCAATGCAGAGGAAATGGCTGTTTTTCGTAATTCTAATGCTGATGTAGGTAGTGCTATATTTGCCGCCAATATGGGTATCGTAGGATTATCTAACTGGCTTCTTTTTGGTAAGTATATAGGGTTAGGAGGCAAGGCTATACCAGGGTTGGAAAAGAGGCTCAACAAGCATTTATTTGGATTAGGGACGGAAGTTGCGAAGCCGGGAGAGATGGCTATTAAAATAACCAATCCCAATATAGGACAGAAGATAGCAGGCAATGTTTTCAATATCATGAAAAGACCGGTATCTGAAGGCTTATGGGAAGAAGGATCTCAAGGTGCTGTTCAGAATACGGCTGAGGAATATGTTAAGTCAAGATATGATAATGTCGCCATGAACGGAGCCGTTGATGTTCTTGATGCTATTTCTGAAGGATTTAAAAAGCAATATACGTCTAAAGAAGGATGGACTGAAATAGGAATCGGTGCTATTATCGGTTCTTTGTTTGGTATGAGAGAAGGCTTCTTTGGGGTGAAAGAGTATAGTAATAGTCAGATCTTGCTGGAAAGGCAAGTGAATGAATATAACAAAGCATCTTCTAATCTTAACACGGCGGCTTTGAATACGTTGAAAAAATCAATGAGTTTAGGGCCTCAAGTTCGTTCCGATGCCCAGTCTATGACTGGTAAGGAGCTTGATGATGCTATGTTTGAAAAGATGTCTATTGACAACCAAATGGGAACCTTAGAGGATTCGGCTGAAAATTTCCGGCAGATGATTGATATGATGCCTATTTCGGAAATAGCCGAAGCTAATGGAATGTCTTTGGAAGAGGCAAAGAAATACAAGGACTCTATTATTGATAATTATAATAATCGTCTTTCGGATTTCAGATCTGCCCAGAGTTTTGCCGAAGATCTTATAGGTGATGATTCTAAGATTGAGTTTAGGAAATACGTGGCTCGTAATGCTTTTCTTGGTCTTCAATCGGAATCAAGAATGAAAGACATAGCTTCTGTCATAGAAACGCTTTCGGGGCAGCCTCGCGTGGCGGATGCTCTAAGTACGTTCTCCCGGCTGTCGGACAGGGCAAGGGAGCGGGCGATGGCTATCCGTGGCATACGGTCAAGAATAGAAGAACTTGAATCCGAAATAGAAGATCTTGCTACCCGCCCTCGCAACGTAGAAGGGAAAGATCCACAAGCTGAATCCATACAACGAAAAACCAAAGAATTGGAAAGCCTTAGAACCAATTACAACAATTCGTTGTCTGAGTTATCAACGTTAATAGGAAAAGAGTTTTCGATAGAAGAGCTGGTAAGTAAAACCGAATCTGTTTTATCATCTCCTCTTTCTCCCATAAGTTCACAAGATGTGATAGAAGCCTATGATACGCTTGTGGCTTTTGATGATTATTTTAATGTAAAATCAAGACAGGAAAAGAAGTTTACAGCCAAAGACAAAGCCATGAGATCCTTGGTAAATGAATACCGAAGAAGTTTGATGGACTATAGGAATATGAATAACTTCTTGTCTAAGATGCTTGATAAAAGATTCTTAGCTGAGGAAAACAGGGGGTTTTCAAAAGCGCTGTCTTCTCTATGGTCTACTCCTTATAAAGGGGATGACAAGGTTCCTGATTTTGCAGAGTCTAATAAAGTTGGTGAATATGACACTGATGAGGTAGTAGATCAAGCTGTGTCAGAAGGTAAGATTTCGGAAGACGAAGCTTGGACTATCAAGGCTTTTATGCATGCTCTTGATAAAGTAAGGGAAGATAGGATGAAGGAAGCAGAAGATGATATAAAAGAGTCACCGCTTACGGAGTCTGTATCGGATGAAGATTATGAGGCTGCTATGGATAATCCTATTATGGTTCCGGCCGTAAGGCAGTCTATAATTGATAAACTATATACAGGTAATGCCGATCTTCTTACTGAGAGAGAAAAAGATGTGTATGATAAATACAAACAAGATTTTGATGATTATGTATCGTCTTTGGGTGACAGTCCCGTTAATCTCATAAAATCATTATCTGAAAAGGCTGATAGGCTTACAAGTCCGAGATCTGTGTATGAGGATAATAAAGCTATTATTGATATGGCTAAATCCAATTTGGAACCAGATCAAAGGAAGGAACTTGATGATGCTATTTCTTCGTATGTTGATATAATGAACAGACGGGACAAAGGGGAGAAAGTTGACGAAGATAAGCTTGCCGATTCGGTATTTACCATAGAAGATCTTGGCCAGGTTGGAAACATCACGGATCTCCTTCCTTATATCGAACAAAACAGGATTATTGATAAAGGTCGTATTTCCGAATCTACGTTAAGTAATTTTGGGGAGGATGATGCTAATATAGATTCTCTTGTAAATGAATTAGACGAATCTGATAATACGCCGGGAGCCAATATAGATAGCGCCCAGAATCCAGAGACGTTGATGGTAAGAAGAATCTCCAATGACGGCAATGAAAGGTATGAAATTGCAGGTCTTAGAGCCGATAAATTTATATCTTCTATAAAATCATTGGTTCCTATTCAAATAAGCTCTGAAACGAACGCTAATGGTACTAAAAGGTATTCTCTTAACATAGGTGGAGAAACGGCTACTATAATTGAACTGCCTTATCATGCGAGATGGTCTATAGACAAAGAATCGGCTCGTGTTCTTAACCGTTACACAGATGTGTCTATTCAGGACGTGGGTAATTCATATTCTTTGGTTTATAAGCGTCTTGATTCAGACGAATTGGTTCCGTACAGAACAGGTGTTGGATTCGGAGAGAATGAAGTAGATAAAATAGATCAGGAAGCATTATCTTCTTTGAAGAAAGGAGATAAGGTTAATCTTGAGATAGATGCAAATGATACCTATAATCAGTCTCTTTTTGCCGAATACAATGATGCTGTTCAGTCCGGTGATAAAAAAAGAATAGAATCTGCTGAAAATAAGCTGGTATCCAATATGGTTATCAAGGTCATGAGTGGAAACAGATTCGTTTCTGTTGTAAAAGCTGACACAGGAGGCATAGATGGTATAAGTAAGATAAGAAGAACGGCTTTTAACAAGTGGAAGAAGGACGCCGGCCGGTCGGCCACCATCAACGTCGGCACGCATGTTGTTGCCCAGACCCTTCCTGGAAGACCGGTGTTTAACATGAGAGTAAACGGTCAAGGATATGGTCAGGTAGAAAATCTCCCTATTACCGAAAAAGGAGCTGAAAAAGTATCTGATGTCGGATATGTATTAAATGGCAAAGTCGTGCTTAAGAACGGATCTAAATACACAGGCTTCCCATTTGCTTATTCTATATTAAATGACAAGGGGAATAATTACAAAAATGTAAGAGTTCCGGTAGTTGTCATCAAAGGCAAAAACGGTCTTAATTATCTTTTCCCGGTTAGTCTACGTTCTGTGGAATCAGAGGAAGGAAAGAAATGGATTTCTTTTATAGATATGCTGCTTGAATCAGGTGACTCTGAATTGTTACAGATGGGTCAAGATGATATACAAGATCTTAATGCGTATCTAACCAAGTTAGGCCTTGATCCGGCTTCGTATCAAGTATCGTATTTGAATCCTATTTCAGGGCTTAGAAAAGCTCGTGAGGCTATAGAAAAATTATCTACGGTTCCTGATGTTGTTAAATGGGTAGAAGATGAAAGCAGGAATGTGAAAGACATTGTGATGTCTGAAGTAGAATCTGGAATAGATTTCGAAGGTGAGATGTTTGTCGCTCCTAAGATCAGGATTCAGTTTGGTAAATCATCTTCCAGACCTAAATCACTTATAGAAGATGATCTCCCTTTCTCCGATGAGGGTAAGACCGTTACTTCCAAGGAAGATGTGGATATTTACGAAGATGAAATGCCAGAGGAAGACCCTGTCCGGGGGACTCGGCCGGCGCCACCAGCCCAGCCGGCTCCTGCGGCACAAGCTACGCAGTCTTTACCTGGCAAGAAGCGTACCTCCAGGAAAAACTTCTCTCTTATGTTAAACGAAATAGAATCTCATATAGAAAAAGAAGGATTGCCGCCTTATGCTAATATTTTTGATTTTATAGCAAGGAAGATTGTAGGAGGTGACTTGAGGTTTCTTCGTGAGAGAGGTAATCCTAAAAGCCTTAAGGAAGAAATGGGATTAGAACCTAAAGGAACAGTAGGTGATAAAATATCCACTCCTTCTAAAAAGGGAGGTAAGACCTTAGAAGAATATGTTTCTTGGCTTCGTTCTCAAACAGATCAGGTGGTGGTTGATTATGTTGGTCCAAGATCTGACGAACAAATTATATCAGAGTTGAAAAACTTTTTGAAATATATTAATTTTGTTCCAAGCAAGGCTTTGAATTATTCTCTTAGAGTCAATGGCATGGATGCCCTAAAAGAATATGGCACAAAAGAGGAAGTAGAAAAAATGGAATCTGACATCAATAGTTTGGTTTCTGAAGTTTTGCCTACGGTAGATAATCAAACTGTAGAAGATGTTTCTACTGCAATAGAATTAAATAACCTGCCTGCCATATGGAGACCTATGGAAAGCCTTGATATGACAAACGAGGAAAAAATAGAGTTTTTGAATAACGTAGCAGATTTCCTTAGCGGCATTCCAGAGTATGATGCTGTTGTGGAGTCTATAGAGTCAGAATCAGATAATATTTTAAATGATGGAAAAGAAGGAAGTGCAGAAGGCGGTGCAGTACGCGCTGAGGAAGATGGCGATAAAAAGGGAGATGGAAAAAGAGAAGGACAACCCAGAGATGATGGCAAAGCTGAGGGAGATGTCTATTTACCTGGATCTGAAGAAGGAAGAGTAGATAACTATAAGAAGAACGGAGATAAGTTCTCTGATATTGCCGAAGTTACTTTATGGTTACTTAGAAGGGCTGCCGGCATAACCTCTATCCCGGAAGGAGAAGAGGTTTATGTAGAGGGGGATGAAGTTAATAGCATTATGACCGATATGGAATCAAGGTACGGGATAGACACCATCAACCACTCGCATACGACTAAGGCTATAAGGGATCTTAACGGCGTGTCAGGTTATAAAGTAGAATACGGCTTAACCTTTTTGACATACGATCCTTTTATTAGAATATCCAATCCAAGGAAAGAATCTAAGGTCGCAAAAGACGATCCTCGTATATCCGAAGAACCGCTTACTCACATATCAAGGGTGACAACCCCTTATTTCCTGTACGGCGGTGATGAAGCATATACATCTGTTCCGGCTAAGGTAGAACCTATACCGGAGAAGATAATGGGTCGTAATGGTATTAAATTTGGTATGAGTGTAGTCGAGCTAACCAAATTAGGGTACAAAAAAGCTGGTGGAAACTGGATATATAAATTCTATATGAACTCAGGTGTGTATGATTTGTATAATATCAGTACCGGTGAAGCGTTTAGGGCAAAACCGGATCTTGGAGTTAAGATAAGTTCCAGTGCATTCATCCGTTCTTTATCTCAATCTGGTAGAAAAATACAAAATATGATGAGTAACATGAGCCAGGAAGAGATAGATAGGAATAAGAATCTTGTAGAAGGTTCTGATAATTCGGATTCGATAAATGAGTTAAACAAGGAGTGTTGAGTATGAGAAGGAGATTTTTTAATGCTGCGGATAATTTCGTGGGAGGATGTTATAATAAGTTATCCAATGAAGATATAAAAAGGCTTGGAGGAAAAAGACCTTATGTATGTCAGTTTAATAAAATTCATATACATATAGGGCCTGTATTAAAAGATCATGATTCTGATGTTAGTTACATAATGTTTAATAGTAATTGGAATTATGGTGGTTATGAATCTATGGTTTATAATCATAGCAATAATGGTATTTTTATATTAGGTGAAAACAAAATTGGTAACATAGAAGATCATATACAAGATCTAACATATTGGTACGAATATGATCCAAGCATTAATGAAAATTATTGTTATTTTTATTATGAGGCTAATAACAGCGGAAATGCTATCAAGTTGAATGGTGAGTTTAGTGATACCAGTACTGTTTTCAACATTCCCAGCTTGGAAGTCACCACTCTTCGTGATGGCAGTTTGAGTTTTCCGGAGATTTATATAGAAGGAATTTGGGATCCGTCATTGTATAAGTCGGTTTTATAATTAACTTTGCAAAAAAGTTAATTATAATGGGTGTCAAATGTCAGATAGAAAAAAAGGAAAATGAAATAAAACGGGTTAAGGCTCCTAACGGGGAGCCTTCCGTTCTTTACGAAAGTGCTTTAAAAGTATTAGGAAACAGCGAGCGGGCTCTTCAGGTATGGGCTAAGGCTTACACTCCTGGTTTTTTGTCGTATTACGGTCATTGGAATAACCCGGCTCCAGGGGAGATGTTTAATACCGATCCCAATGGTGAACCTCTTTTAGAAGACGTGCTGTCGTATATGAAGCGTCAGACTTATTTTGCTGATCCTTTAACGGCTCAGGACATTAAGGATGTAAGGGATTTCCTTTTGTCTACTCATTATTTTTTCAATGCGTCTTCATTATCTAATGCTATTCTCTTCGATTTTTATGTAGATGGCAGTTTGATACTGAATGAGCAGAAATTAAGGAGATCTGGTTTGTATGATGAAACAGAAATAGGTCGTATTTTATCCGATCCTTCTGTTTTAAACGAGGTTTTGACTTCCATGAGAAAGTTAATAGATTCTTCTATTAACGAACATGATAGGGAAAAAGATAATTATTTTATGTCTATTGACTATCAGTATGGTCCTATTGTTTACAAGGAGGGAGTGTTTAACCAATTTGGTAAAAAGGTACCATATAATCCTTCTGAGCTTTATTATGCTATGCGTAAAACAGTAGCCGGCATAAAAAACTTTTCTGAATTTTCATCTGCTTTTGAATCGTTGAGAAATTCCTATCCTGAACTGGTTGAGAAATTCGTTTCTGATAAAGAATTTGCCGAATCTATGTTTGATGAGTTCTCATCTACGAATAAGATTCCGGTAATAAACATAGAAGGGGATGATGTGGTAGAAGGCAAGAGAAGATCCTTGTCTAAGTTACAAGATCTGTCTTATTACAATCCTGGCAAAATAGAGTTCCTAAGAGCTCGTATATCAGCTTATTTACATAGGGCTAATGCCGACACCGAATCCGATTTAAGAAGCATGATATGGGATATAGAAGAGGCTTGTACGTGGTTTGGCATAGATATAATAGGGACATCGGAAACTTATGATGGCACAGAAGAATCTTTGAATAAGATAGATAATTTGATGCTGGATCTTGATATTTATGTGGCCAGGCATAATGATGTAAATTATGCTCCAACGCTGGCATCTTCTATAGATGATGTTCTTGGTGATAGCACAGATTATTATTCTGAATTATTGCCGGAGTATATGGATAATTTGAATATCGTTTATTCTGAATCCAATATAGACCCAGTAGAAGCGTTTGAGAAACATTCATTGCTTAAGGTAGGAGATAATCTATATCAAAGGATCAGCAAAGATGATATTAACGAGATGTATCAAATATCAACAGTGTTAGCCAAGCACAACCTAACTCATTTTTCTACTAAAATATATCCTGAATCTTGTTTTAAGAACGGCGTTTTGGATAAAGAGAAAGTACGGAACGTAGATAATAATACGCTCATGGCTTCCATTAAAAAATACGTCAGATCGTTCATGGATTCTCAGAACACGGAGGACATGATAATGACCAGGATGGCGTTTGGACACCCGGCGGTACTTGACGTTCCTTACGTGGATGTGGATCGGGAGTATAGTCGATACATGAACAAAAAACAAGATAGCGAAAACCCATTATCCTTATTCGATTTATACCAATCTTACCTTGACAACAAACTCCATAAAACAAAATTATATGATAATGCCTATAAGTATCTTGACTTCAAACCTGGTCCATCTTTGGGTCTTATTTCTGATGATCCTGATATTTTGAAATCAATAGAATTATCTTTATCTGGAAAAGACAGGTTGATGTTGTTTGATTATAGCATGACCAGTACCGACCCTTCTTTATCAGAATTGTTTTATTTGGAGAGGTATGACCCTTCGTATGCTGGGAATGATTTTGAACACTATTTTTACACCAGGCACCCGTATTTGTTAAAAGAAAAATCGGGTTCTAATATCGTAGAGCAAGATGGTGTTATAACAGCAGAAGGTATTTATGATAATTTTATAAGAGTAGGTAATAAGATATGGTCTAAAGTAAGCGAGAGTAGTTCCGGCTCTATCTACCAAAATCTGACAGGAACCGAATCAGAGGTGAAATACGATTCTACTCAGAAGGCTAAGACGGTAGAAACCGATTACGCTCCATACCAAAACAGATCTGGCTTGACGCAAGACATGACCGTAAGCAAGTCTGAATTGGATGATCTTAACAAATTGGAATGCAGGTAATTTTTATATACATATATATAGTTTTTTCATAGTTATAATTTGGGAAGTGAGGCTTGTGAAAGTCTCACTTTTCTTATATATGCACGTATATCAATGACATATAAGAAAAGTTAGATTTTCATTGTTTATGGATTATTTTTGTTAAGTTTGCAATATTAGTTTCAGGAAGGGATTATGGGAATAAGGAAAAAGTAAGAACCGAACGTAACTAATAACAGTAGGAAATGAGAATCAGTACCATCAAACGTAATAACAGCATTCATCTTATGTATAAAAACATTATGAATGATTTAGGTCAATTAAGAACTGTAGTTTCAAAATCCTATATTTATAATCTGATACAAAATCAAACCGGATTAAGTATCAGAACTATATCCCATGTCTTGAATCACACAAAAGAACAGGATACAGATTCTTTGTGAAAAGCATATATTTTCATACATTTGTGTGTTCTTTAGTTTTTAGATTTAAGTTTTTCATGGTATTAGTTTAGAGATCAGGGCTCGCAGTGATGCGGGCCCTGGTTTGATTTAAAAAGTATTAAAATATTTGCTATTTAAAATCCTGTTCCTATCTTTGCTCCAGAAACAATGAACAACGAGATCCCACCTCTGGTTGTTTGATGTTGAAAGATATTTTTGGCTCATTAGGGTTTGTCATAGTGGGATCTGACATTCTCTTTTGGGCCTATTTTTTTTATCATGGATAAAGTTTCTGTTTTTGAAAGTTCGGATTTTGGAGAGCTTAGAATTATTGTAGATCCAAAAGGAGATGTTTGGTTTGTGGCGTCAGATGTGGCTAAATCTCTTGGATATATAAATGCTAAAGATGCGGTAAAAAGACATGTAGATGATGATGATTCTATGCTTTTGCAAGTATCTGATAATCAATGGGGCGTAAAACGATCTATATTGAAAACCAGATATATAGATAGTATAAGAATAATTAATGAATCTGGTTTATATTCTCTTATATTATCTTCAAAATTAGAGTCTGCTAAGAGGTTTAAGAAATGGGTAACATCTGAGGTTCTTCCTTCTATTCGTAAAACAGGAGAATATAAAACAAGTTCCGGTGGAAAGGGAATTTTGGTCCCTGACTTTTCTAATCCGGCAGATGCAGCAAGAGCCTGGGCTGATCAATATGAAGCTGCTCAAAAAGCTATAGCCGAAAAGTCGCAGGCAGAGGCAGAGAAGCAACAAGCTTTGAAAACAATAGAAGAACACAAGCCCGATGTAGAATTTGCCGAGTCTTTTAGGAAAGTAGACCATAACAATATGTGGCTGATTCGTGATATTGCAAAGAAGTTAGAGCAAAATGGTGTTATTATTGCTGAAAAGAATCTTCGCTCATTCCTTGAAGAAGCTAAATTCATGTTTAGGAACGGTCTTGGCAAATGGGAGCTATATAGCAATGTTGTAGTTAAAGGGTATGGAGTGTATAGGTCTTATTTCATAGATAAGTATTCTGGTGATAGAATCAATCAACAAACCATATACATGACAGGCTCCGGATATGAAGTGACCTTAAATGGTATAAAAGGAAAACTCAAAAATGTGTTTCTAAAATATGGCAAGTTTGCTTAAGTTTATTTACAGGTGGTGTTTTGAAAGAATAAAAAACACTACCTTTTTTTGTTTCTGTTTTTGCTGAAAATATTTCTCTTCTATAAGAAATAAACACACCTATATTCCACCCTGCAATCATGATCTTTGTTACGTGCTTCATGCACGTATGTTTAACAATTAAATACTATAAAATTATGGGTGGTGATAAAATCGTCCTTTTAGATGGAGCCGGGGCTAACGGTGGTGGTGCAGACCCGCGTGGTGGATCTGACGGTAGAGCTCACTGGCGAAACCAAGACCTATACGGTCCCGGAATCCCAGAATGTGGCTAAGGCTATGGGCATAACATTATCTACCAGCATAGATCCGATTATGAACGAACTGAATGCTATAAAAAACACCAGTCAAGACATAATAAACAGCGTAGATGCCCATCGTGCCAAGATAGAGGCTTGTGAATCTATATTAGAAGACATCAATCCAGCATTCAAACAAACGAGAGAGCAGGATCGTAAAATAGCTGGTATAGAAAATAAGGTGAATGACCTTACTGATTCATTCGAAGATTTAAAGAAGTTAATTGTAGAACGTTTGAAATAAGTATAATATGATAGTATATGATTTAAATTCAGGACACAGAGAATATCCTGGATATGACGAGATAGAAGACAGACGAGGTGGAGGCAGAGGCAGAAGCCGGCGTTCTGATGGGACGTACATGGGGTACGGTGGTGGTATTTACGACCATTACGGTATGCATGAGAAGATGAAGGAAATGGAAGAACGCGAAAACGAGCTGGAAGAAAGGGAAAGAAGGCTTGAAGAGCGCGAACGTCGTCATGAAATGGAGGACCGGGAATACCGGAGGATGGGTTACGAATCCTACCCGACCGATTACTATGGAGACGACAGATACTACGGTGACGGACCTCAGATGCGTAGAGGTCGCGGACGTGGCAGAGGTCGTTCTTATTGAGGAGCAGACGCAGAGGATCCAGCTTATCAGAAATATGTAGATACTTACGGCTACCATTTTTCTAATGCTCTTGCTGATGAGGCGGTAAAGAAGATGGTCAACGTCGATGGATCCAAGAGGATCTGGAAGCAGCCGGAAATAAAAGATATTTTTGAAAAGTGCGGAGCGAAGAAGCCGGATAAAGCGACATGGGGCGATGTCCAATATGTCTTTGCAATGTACTATTCGGATGGTTTTCCGAAGGTCTTCAAATGTGAGAACGAGTTGGTGAAAGCTACGTTAATGTATTTGGATGATCCGGATGCTCCCGAAGGAGTAGCCTTTATAAGATGGCTTGCCGTGCAAGATTACCTCGGCGAAAAAATAAACTGGAAGGATCTGACCTGAGATCCAGATCCAGGTCCTTCCGGTGGTGCGGGAGCCATAGTAAAAAATATGATTCCCGCATTCCCGTTTTTCCCGTTTGGAAAAAAAGGAATAAAAATATTATACCGGTCGGCGGGCAATAGAATACCCGTGGCCGGTTTGTTTCACATAACTTTTTTTTGGATATGAATATAGCACACGAATCTAAATCGAATAAAACCCCATTGTATTTAATAGGAGAGTTGATTGGCGTACCGAATACGGTTATGGACTCAGCATTGCATGAACTGAAAGATAGAATAGACAAAGACCCTAAATATAAAGATGTTAAAAATTGGCTCGAATCTTTACCCAAGATCTGAACCTATTTTTTTTCAATACCAGGCCCGATGCGATTTTAACGTATCGGGTTTTTATTTTAATTCATATTGTTTTATTTTAAATCTAATTAATTCATGAATGTCGTACTTTTGTTGAAAAAGTATTTTTATGGAAAATAAGGAAGATTACGTTGGTTACGAAGATCAAGAACTGTGTAACCGGTATTACAAAGAGGCTGAAGCCATGAGGCAAAAGCAGGACTGGTCTCGGCTTAGGGCTGTCCCTGCTCCGGCCAAGGGAACGCCATCGCCCGGCTGGGGTCAGCTTGGACGTGGAAATGATGTCCGTGTTAAGTACGTTAGCATCAATTCAGGATTAGGAGGGGACAGATTATGACTGTAGAAGAATTGGCTAATAAAAGATACAGTGGCGAATTTGTTTTCATGTTTGGTCATCTTGAAGGTAGAACAAGATTCGTTTTTGAATGCTTTGATCCCGGACCTGATCACGAAGGTAAAAACACTTATATGGTTTCCTATTTTGATAAGGAACTTCGTAGAAGAGATGTGGTAGATGTGCCGTGTTATATGAATATTTTGCCAAAAAAATGGAAACATTAATCTTAGATGTACCTGTATTTTCCGGTAAGATTATTTCTCCTATCTGGATTAAAGCCGTAAGAGATTTTCAATCCAAATCGAAGACAGAAAGAGACTCGTATTGTTTGATTTGTGGATGTACAGGAGGGTGTAACTTGTGCGATGATATAAGTAAATATAGGATTTCAGAACAATTAAAATATTACAAATAATGGAATTAAAAGATTCAGTCAGGGTAATGACTAAAGAAGAGTTCGAATCAGCAATCAACGAAGATATTAAATTCGTTGAAGGAATTAAGCATTTTTTTAAACATGATGATGCTACGAGGGTAATAGAACACGTAAAGTCCGTGTTAGAGGCATCAGTAGACTACCACTACCCGAATCATCCTGAACCTGAAGCAGAACCTGGAGACATGGGAGAGGTTTCTGATGGATACTATACTTTCAATGAATTGTATCGGTATCGCATGTTGTATAACGCTGCCTTCTTTAATCTATTAGCCAGAAGCGGACAGGTTGAAGTTTGCAAATCAAGGAGACACAGCGACGGAGAAAAATGCTTCGGTTCTGATGATTGGTTTATTGTGATGGCGATCCTACCTACCGGTCAGGTATCTAATCACTATGAAAGCAAATACTGGGATTTGTTTGATGTTCCTGAAAGAGAAACCGCTTTCGAATACGATGGCCATACACCAAATGAAGCTGCTGATAGGATAGAAAAGTACCTTAAGTTGCCTTGTTACGGTATGACGTTTGAAAAGGCTTTGGAATCACTCAAATCGGGTCACAAGATAAAGAGAACTGATTGGGGTGGAAAGTATATCCAGATGTTTGTTTCGTATTCTAACATAATTTTATTAATGGTAGATACAGATCAAAAGTCGACAACAGAATGGATCCCTTCTTATAACGATATAGTGTCTAACGACTGGATAGTATTACAATTACAATGAGTTTATTTGTATGTTCAAAATGTGGCTGTATAGATAATACAGCCACATCATATTACTGGTTTCTCATACGGCCTTGTATAGGTCGTATTTATGATGAATCTTTAAAGGGATATGAAGGCAAGCCTCTTTGTTCTGAATGTGCCGCTATTGAATATAGTAAGGGGGGGCGAAGTGGTGGTAGTTCCTGGAACGTGGCACGGTAAGTTCAAGAAAGAATGGCCTACTGAAGAAGAAAAGAAACATATTGGTAAAAACGGTATTTTAAATATGTAAATTATGTGTGATAAGGAAATTGTCATATGCGCGGCTATATGGGTACAGGACAACAAGAAACGTCCCTATCAGCCCATCAACATACCATCCGGCACCGTGTTCTGTGGATTGAGACATTGTTCTATCATTTCTCAGTTTGCAGCTTATGGTGTTGCTCATAAGAACCGTAGTGTGCAAGGATTTTTAACAAGCAAGAACCGGTTTTTAACAAGAGAGGAAGCATCTGAACTTGTTAAGAACAATAATCAGGAGATGATAGTAGATAGGAATGCTATTAGAGAACAATTGTATTCAGAAGATTTATATTGACTAAAAACAAAATAATATGGGATTTATAATCAAGAAGTCAATCACTTATAATATGATGGACGGCAATCAGTTAGAGTATGTATTTGACAACATTAATTTAGATCATATCACATTTAAAGGTAATGGTAAAGAATCTTTTTCATTTAACAGAGCCCTTGTTGAAAATTTAATTGAGACATTTAATACTATGCAGGATATATACTCTGATAATTACGGAATTAAGGTTTATACCGGTAATTGCATAATTCAACTGAATGTAAATCCAAAGAACTTAAGTGAATCCTTTTTTGACGTATATGATAGAGATGGGATGAAATTGATATATAGCATACAAAATAGTGTCTTGAAAGAAATGTTTATAATATGATTACCAGGCAGGACATGTCATAAAAAATGGCGTAATTGAATTATTTAAACAAATAATGAAGTCGGGTACGTAAGTTATCCGACTTTTTCATATATTTGTGGCATGGCAAGAGGTTATTATTGGATACCGCAGACAGATGAAACGTTAAATGGCATAAGCTATTACGTGACTAAGGTAGTAGGGGATATAGTGTTTGATACTAAACGAAAAAGAATAGTGTTTCAAACTACCAGGTATTTCCCAGTAGGCTCCGTATTCCATTTTACTCACAACTGCTTTAAATACGTCATAACCTGCCGGCTCCGTAAGCCGGGGCTGTGGTATGAGGCAAGGAGGGAAGACTGCGGACCTATTGGACCGGATGATGTGGAAAGATTCGAATCAGGAAGGTTTATTCATAGAAATGGGTACAAATATAATGCATAAGCGTAACTTGACGATTTACGTCAGATTATAATTTTTTTTTCATATTTATATTAAGCCGTCAGACTGGGAAGTTGGACGGCTTTGTTTTTAACATGTGCCTGATTTTTAATTACCTTTGTCTTATAACAAAAATGTTTTACTATGACATCAACGTGTATTATTAAAAGAGATAATAAAAAGAAAGTTGTTTCTGTCTCTACCAGATCAGGGGACAGGTCTATGTTGTTTGATAAAATAGCATCTATTCCTCTTATGGAGAACAGGGAACGGGCTACTACTGTTTTTAAAACCGTATTTTCTAATAAGTTCTTAAAGGCTTTTGGCGACTGGAGAAAGAGAGTGCCTATCAACAAACCGGCTTATAATAAGGTAAAATCCAACATCGATCTTATTCCGGAAGCTTATAGAGAAAGGGTGCTGGATAAGGCTTCTAAGATGAGTAATCCTGTTCTTGTATCAAAATCAGATGCAACTTATGGGATTCAAGAATCAGGCTTCGGATTCTATAGCCAAGATCTGGGTGATAATATTATGTTGGTGGATGCTATGGTTCCGTCAAGTATTTCCGTACCGGAAGGACCTGGAATAGACGCCGGGCAGTATTTACAAGATGCTATATCTTCGGACTTCACTCCCGTATCTATGGTACAGGATAAGGGTGTTAATTATATGGTTATAAAAGACGGTCTTAAGATATTTAGCCCAGAGGAGTTACCAGAAACAGATTCTAATCCTGTGGGTGTAACGTATCAGACCGGAGAGCCTCGTTTGTTTTTCATGAACGATCGTAATCAATTATTTGAAGATTACGGAGAAGCTCTTCGCTCTGGCGGGAATGATATTAGAATAGGATTCTTATCAGGCACCGTTCAAGAATCTGCCTGGGATGGCGTGGCAGACATTACTTACAAAGCTGGAAAGTATGTTCTTAATAATCCCAAATCTTTTATACCGGTCATGACCGCTTCTGCTTCTACTTCTTTATCAACGAAAGGTGGGATAATTAACTACCTTATAAAGAAAGGTCTTTTATCAGGATCTAAGATATTCGATTCGGAAACAAGAAGCTATTATCTTACAGGAGAAGGGCATACAGGACAAATTAGACTTTTCAATTCAGCCTTATCCTACACCGAGCTCCGTAATCATTTTGGTTCCGATGTTTCCATGAACGACCAGGGTATGATAACCATAAGCTCGTTGGATAATAGTAAGGTAACTATGAGACTCGCTACCGGAGGGACGGAAAGGGTTAGTAGGGAACAGATAAAGAACGATCTCAAGTCTGGAAGATACAATGAATTGGATGCTAAGTACGATCATTTTGATGCGCTTGTAGTTTCGTTCATATTAGAAGACAACGATCTTTATGCTGATACTAAAGCTAAGATCGTATCAGATTATAGCAGGCAGGAACGTGATCAACGAAATTCTATTGTCGAGATACTGAAAACGTTGGGCGTTAGTGTCATAGGTATGACCGATTATATAGAGAAGTATCAAACCAAATACGGGCACGAACCTTCTGCTAAGGCATTGGCGGATATTGCCAATAACGTAATAGCAGTTGGTGAAGATGCTACTTTATCTGATTTAGTAGAAGAAACAGCCCACTTCCTTGTAGAGGCATACAGAGATCAGAATGCTGTTGAGGCTGTTCTGCAAGATGTAGAAGGTACGGAAGAGTGGAACCAGTATGCAGGTCAGTATTATAATACATACGGTAAGGTATATGAAGGAGCTGAGCTTGATAATGCTGTTAGGAGAGAAATTCTTGGAAAGATCCTCGCCAGGGAGATGCAGACCGGCACAGCACAGGCGCCGGTAGAGCCCACCTCCTTCCTGGGGCGCGTCCGGCAGCTTCTCTCTGGAATAGTAAGCTGGCTTAAATCAGCTTTATCAACCCAAAGACAAGATTTGAATAACGTTATTAAAAACATTCGTGATCTTGCCATTACTGACATAGATAAAGGATTTGACACCTCTCTGTTAAAGGATAATGACTTTACATTATATTCCCTTTCTTCTATGAACAAGAACAAGTTTCTTGAGTCTAAAATCCGGGCATTAAGGAAAACATTAAGAGACTTACGTCAGATAAGTTCTGATAGGGCTGTAACTACGTCTATGACCCTTGCGCAGCTTAAGACCATAGAAGATAAGATAAATAAAGTAGAGACCGAAATAGACAAGAATGAGATGGCGGCTGCCATGAACAGCATGATCTCCACAGCCGAAGCCCAGGTCAGATACTTAAGCAATGTGGTAAACACCATCCTTCATGGTGATACCAAAGACGGCAAGCTTCACTTCAATACCAATGATCGAAAGAACGTAGATATTATCAACAATCAGGTTCTTCCGATCATGAACGATCTTCGAGGATATATCCGTAACAGAAGTACCGAATTTGATGAACGTGAAAAGCAGGATTATACAAATAGGATCAACACCGTCATTGCCGACATTAATGGTATTCAATCTGATATTAAATCAGTACAAGACCTTGATGAAAGTACGTTGCTTGATAAGTTAATGAACGAACTTCATGTGCCGGCAGATAAGGTGAAGAGAGTAAAAGAATTTTTTGACAAGGTTCAACACGATGTTTCTTGGATAAGTAGGTGGTTTGGTATATTAGAGCATTCTTCCAGCCCGTTCAATAACGCTCTTGGAGCTATGATTGCCAAAGACAATTACAATGCGATGGTGAATGCCCAGCCCGCCATATCCGACTTCCTGGCATATGCGAAAAAACATGGTTTCAACAAATCTGAATTTGAAAAACTGCTTCAGAAAGTAGACGGCAAGACTTCTAATTATCTTCGTAGTGCTCTTGATATGGCTAAATACGATCGTAATAAGAAGCTGGCGCAGATGCGAGCGTTTGCGGCTGCCATGAACATAGAGATATCAGAAGAAGAAATCAATGATGTGGTTGACAATAACCGTAATTACGTATTTAAAAGAGAAGTAGTTGACAAGGATGGAAATACGGTTACTGAAAACGCTAAATTTAAGCCATCGTCTGATAGGGTTAATACCGATATTTTTACCATCGAGCAGGAAAAGATCTATACGGAACAGATGGAAAAGTGGGATGCTGAAAATTCGGAATTGGAATTTAGTGAAAGTTATGCCACAAGAATGGAATCCATATACAAAAAGGCTGAAGAAGAATTAGGGCATCCAGTTTCTCAAACAACCAAAGAATACCTTAATGCTCTATCCAGGCAAAAACGGATATTGAGGCAGCCTTTTATTGATAGCGGTGGTAATTTTGATGAGGTTGCCTATTTTAAAAGCAGCAATTACGAAGAAGAAGGACTGCTTCGTAAACAACGTAAGGAAGCAGCTTCAGAATACATATATGTAGGAACCAGGAGAGTGGAAAAAACCGGCGACCAACTTAAGATGGCCAAAGAAATACAAGCTATAAATGAAGTTTGGAGAAAGGAATCAAATAATGTTACTAATGCTGTATCAGAATCGTTTTTGCAAAAATTGAGAGCGATTCAGAGCGAGTCAGGAGGAGAAGCTGCATTGAGAACGCTTATGTTGGGTGGTCACCTGTCATTCAACGATCGGTTTTGGAATGATATAGAATCGGAACAGTCAGCGCGTACCGAATCAAATAACAAGGCTTCGTATCTCAAAATGGCGCATGATATCATTAGTTCTACGACAAGTGATAGAGATGCGACTGACGTGGATTCTATTGTGAAAGATATAGAAAAAAATAAGGCCATTATCAAGGAAATAATCGGAAACAATCGCGATGTGGCTGATATCGGAGAGATTAACGAAGCGACATTTACCTCATCTGAAAGAGATGCTTTTAGGGCCGCATCTGAAGCTATTGAAGCCGATTACGCTATTTTGATAGATTATGCTAAGATGGTGGGTCTTGAAGATATTGATAAGTACCTTACTAAAAGCAGTAAGGCTGAAAACGAAGTAAATCAGTCTTATTTAAATGCTCTTGCTGACTCCAAGGAAGTGGAATGGAAGTTCGTACAACGTCATACTACGGCGAAGAAAGCAAGAAGGATTCAGGCTTTAAGGGATAAGCTGTTTAAGGCTGCTGATAACCGATATTTGTTTACCGTATCTGAAACCAACTACCTGTCAGAAAAGCTTGGTATAAGCAAAGAATTAGACGGTATAGATTTTAGGAATGCTGTTAATGCTAAGATGGCCAGCTTGTTTTTAAATAATACAAGAGAAGAGGGTATAGAAGCTGACATAAAAGCGGGCATAGAAGAGGCCAATGCTATTGTTAATGAATTTGCCAGGAGCCAGGTCTTTTCGTACTATAAACGCATGGCGCCTACTGGATATGCGGCTATGATCGACAAAATCGGTCGAGGTGAGATAGATGTGGCGCAGATGGTTAAGGACGTACAAAATGGTACATCCACCCAAGATTATGGCATGGATATATCGTACCTGTCTTTCGACCCTGCAAGGGCATGGGTGGCTGAATCTGAAGCCGAAAATAGCGGCCGTAATCCTGATTATGTAAAAGATCATGGGTATGGTCATCGAATGCCTAAGAAAAGCTTGTATCGTGACGAATCGTATTTCAATGACTTTGGTATCAAGTATGATGCTGACGGTAATGAGGTTGCTACTAAAAACGTAGAGCAGTGGAATATGATTCAAAAACTCAAGGAAATAAAAAGACAATCCCTTGATCTATACAAAGAGCAGAGCCCGAACCTGTATGCTATTCCACAGATATCAAAACAAGACATAGAACGTATGGAAGGATTGGGTATTAACTTCAAAAATACGGTTCGTAATTTTGTATCAGATCTGTGCCTGGACAGAGTAGACGATTCTCTATATGGTAAAACCAGGCAAGGAGAAGTGTATGATCCGGAAGACAGACTTAGGTCTATACCTAAATACTACATATATGAGTTGGAGAACCAAGATGATGTATCTCACGATTTTGGCTACTCTTATTCGATGCTTATGATGCAGTCATCGTTATACAACGAAAAGCAGAAGTCTATAGAGCTCGCTCAAGGACTGGAGCAGATGTTACTAAATAAACAATTTGAAGGTGGTAAAAAGGCTGAAGCAACCCAAGCATATCAGATGTTCAGGGACTTCTTCAACGATCATTATTATGGCATTAGGATGAACACCAAAAAACTTACGGTGAACATCGGAGGATATACGGTAGACCTTACAAGAATTATGATGGCTGTTGAAAGATTTATGTCGGTTATGAACTTGGCACTGTCTCCATTTGTGGCAGCTACCGGCGCCTTAACAGGTCATATCAACCTCATCATGGAATCTGCCGTAGGACAGTATATAAGCAAAGATTCCCTTAAATACGCATCGGCTGAGTTTTCACGTCTTGCTCCATCTTGTATAGCAGAAACCGGAGACATAGATAGGAAAAGCAAATTATATGTCATAGGTGAGAGAATGGGGATATTCAATATCCGAAATCGTATGTATGGTGCCGGATACAATAGAGCGGCCAGGACCTTAATGCGTTCGCCTATGTATGCTTTTATGGAAATCCTGAACTACCCTCTTGATCCGCAGGTTATGATTGCTACTATGGACAATGTTCGTTATTACAAAGGCCGGTTCTACACGTTCCAAGATTTCAAGATGGAAAAAGAACGTGGTAAAGAACAGAGTACCATAAAAAGAGAATGGAACGCATTAAAAGATCGTACTTTATGGAGTATGGTAGACGTCGTGGATGGGAAGGTGGTTGTAAAGCCAGGATCGGGTGTTACTGTTGAGGAAGTAGAAACCCAGATGGCTATAACCAGAAATCAAGTTCGTAGCTTGTCGCAGATATGCAACGGATCTTTGAATGAAGAAAACCGAACTGCCGCATCGCGCAACTGGATAGCCAGGTTCATGACCGCCCACCGAGGATGGTTGGTGCTGGCGGCTCAACGTCTGTGGAAAAGACGTGGCTTCAATTTCCAGACAATGCAAGAAGAGGAAGGGTTGTCAATTACGTTAAAGAATATGATAGCCAAAACATTTAGCCTGGCTTCCGAGTCTGGTATGAAAAACATCATAGATGCCTGGAACGAAAATAAAGACAATATGAATGAGGTAGAAAAAACCAATCTCAAACGTCTCAGTGTCTATGCCGGCACGTTCCTTATCATGCAGGCCGTATCTATGCTTCTTGCCGGATGGCGTGATGATGATGAAAACGAAGAAAGTTGGCTTACTCAATTTGGATCCTATGTCGGATTCAGAACCATAAACGAAATAGCTTCACAGATGCCGTTTATTATGGAGCTTAACGTGGTAGATATCATTAACGATCCGTTTGTTATGGGGCGAAAACTGAAGGATCTTACCGATCTTAGGAATTATTCACTTGATAAAGTAACATCCGGTACATACAAGGGAGAGTCTAAGTTATTTAGGCAACTCGCCAAACAGACGTTTATCAAACAATGGTATAATATCAAGACGCCGGAAGACGTAGCGCGCGCCTATAATTGGTGGCAGCAGACGAACAACAAGTCAATGATGTTCTTCATCGGCGCTACTCCTGATTCGGAAGGGGACGATGATGTTAGCTACAAGTAGACGAAGAATATCGGACTTGCATTGTTTTTGTATGATTCCAATATGTTATATTAGCATCGTCAAAGAGTAGATTGTACGTTTTTTGTTCTTACTTGAAAGATTATGAAGGTTAAATTTTTTCTGAAATTGTTTTCTTACCGGTTCTCAGTCAGAGATGATAGGGAACCGGTTTCTTTTATGTTGTCAATTATTGCTATCTTGCAAACAAAAATCATGAGACGAAGATTTCAAATAGGGATGGGGGTAAATCCCTCGCTTATAATCAATAAAGGCATATACATCCAACATGTAGATGGAGGATTATATACAAAAGAAAATTGGTCTAATAAAGGATATTCCAATGATCTATGCAATGGAATAGCTCTTGTAGATAAAGTGTGTTTTGTTATAGCCACCGAATATATTGGCACATTTAGTTGGGGTAAGGATGGAAGAGTAGACAATGTATTTGCACAAAATAGTTCTTATATGGAGACCGTTAAAAAGGATTATTGGGGGCGTGAAAATCAGAATGCGTATCTTGAATATGATACCAGTAATGAAAATTACGCTTTTAATAAAGCTAATAGCTATTTATTTAAAAATGGTCAAAATGGATATGTAGGTGGCGCCGGAGAGTTTTTTTTGATATCATTGTATGCGAATGAAATAAACGAATGCCTTTTAATGGTAGGAGGTACGATAATGAGTAATAAAATGTGGACATCCACTCAATCTACACAATTTACCTATTCGTGGTATTATGATATAAACATCCAAGGAGATCATTTGGATACAAGTACAAGGAGTAATCCACGTTATGTCCGCCCCTTTACCGAATTAATTTTATGAAATTATGAGAAGAAGATTTGAAAATAATGCTAAACTATATGAGTATAAGATAGTTAGCAATTGTATAGGGGGGGGGGTAATCGTAGAAGGAAAGAAAGTAGGCACCATTCCACAGGGCGGGCAATTTATCTTTCTGTCTAAAAAAGAACGGCTGGATTCCATAAGTGTCCAAGGCGGTGTTCCAATGGAAGATAGGCAAGAGATCGATAGTCAGGTTGATACGACAGAGGAATTGCTTGAACAGGATTCGGTGGTTCTTGTTATTGCTTTAATTATCTCTCCTTATTATTTTAGAGTAAGTGTGATAGCACCTGATGAGTTTACGCTAAGAACAACCAATAGGATTAATAGAACCTTTTTAATAACAAGCTTTACTCCACCTGCTGCTATATACGGTGTAAACTTTGGTGATCCTATTGTCCTTAATTATGATAGTTACCAATATGAGATGCCAGATCTTGTAATTGATGGACCTCATGATAGAATAGTTAGGGCAGATCCTAATCTTACTTGGGTTGTAAGATGTACAGACGCCGACTTTACACCTTTGCCATATCCAGAATCATGGTCTGGCCAAGGTTTAAATTCTGTGTTCTTATCAGAATTGAAACGTATTGCTCCTGGTGATCATCATGTATCATATACAGCTTATATTAATTTGGACTTGATAGATGATGGCGGAAGTAAAGTTCATACTGAATATCTGATATTAGAAAAAACACGTAATTTTACGATATGACAACAATCCCTAACCGTATGCCTATTGTATGGTTGGGGATTGTTGTAGTTACCATCTTTTCTTGTATAAGCAGAACATGAAATAAGTTTCTAAGCATTAACTTCATGACCTCCCCTATCTGTGAAAACTAAACCAATACCTTCTATGATATGTCCTACTACAGGAGCTTTGTCAAATTCCTCCTTCGTAGCCCAAGTAGCATTATCAGGCATCAGATCCTTGAATGCGTCCGAAACATCACCTTGACACCAGCAGTTATTTGATGTAACAATGCCTTTCCCTTCGATATTGATATACATTTTTCTTCCACCACATTCAAGGCTGTTCCATCCGCTCGGTACGTTTTCCACCATAGGCTTAAGCACCCAGCTTACACCGTCTATCCTAACCCATCCAGGATCGTCTTTGTGCTTGTCGTACAAGTTTTGCCAAAAAGAGCATTCGTAGCACCATCCCCTGTCTTCCATGACAGTTCTTATCTCACTCCTTTCAAATCCATCTGCATCCATCGTGTGCGGAGAATGAGGCTGGTGAGGGGTGCCACATTTTGGACATACGAGTTTTAAATTATTTTTCATATTATTTCACTTTTACGATTTTAATAGAATCTCCGATATTGTATTCTCCTTGGTATCCAACGAATTTTATGATTCTATTATGTTTAAATATTGAAATTCTTTCGTCTTCAGCATAATACATCACACGTCCACCCTGTAAAGGACGTAGATCATATATAACCCATCCGTCATTAACCTGATGATTATTTTAACATGATGATAATACTAATGTTATCAATAAAATAAAATACTTCATATTATTTTCAACATAAAAATTTGTAACCTGGTTTTACTGCCTCTGCTTCTTCTCTCGTATCAAACATTAAGGTAGTGACAGCTCCTATGCCTTCGCAAATGTAAGACACTTTCACCCACCACCTAAAAATACCAGAACCGTAATCATCATAGTACGGCTCGGAAAGAATCTCTTCTACATACCCATCTAAATAATTCACGATCTCTCCTCCTTGTTTTTAGATTCTGCCTCTTCGAGTATGCTGATCACCTTATCAACAATATCTGAATCGGATATTTTCTCAATAAAAACATCCATTGCCTTAGTTATGTCATTGGCTTCTTTTTCTTCAAGAGCTATTTCTCCACCGGTAATAGCATCAGATAATGATGTAGATAAGTGTCTTATCTTATCAATGCTCATAAACGTAAATGGATTACCACCCCAGCCACCACCCATTTCTTTCATGATCTGATATCCACCTGAAATAAGTCTGCCTGATGTCATGGCCAAGGAGGATACGATTAGGGACAGTACCGCCGCTTCCGTCCGCTCCTCGGACACGCCCTTCGACCACACGGCTGCCCTTATAGCGCCGGCCAGGTCGTCTATGTATGGCATGAGGCAATCTTCCATCGCTTGTGTTATATCAGCTATAACCTCACTACGCTCTTTATTTATGTAGTAGATAGAAGCATTGTACCTCTTTATCTCTTTGTCCATGTCATTTAAAAGACGCTTGATATTGTGCTTATACATAGGACTGGTTTTAATTACTTCCTTTAGCTTAAGAATGTAATTATAAGCCTGGTCGTTTACAAACAACGTCATGGTCTCAACCGTTGAATGAAGCGTGTTAAGACTGTTAAGAATCTTATCGAAATTGTTTATCAAATAAGCTCTTCTGGCTTTTGCTGCGTAGTTAATGTTATTAAAATTATTCATTTTATTCATTAGATTCAACCTTATATCACAAAATATTTATTCTAACCGGATTAAACACAAATCCACTATCGATTATCTTTCCAATGAAAGAATCACCGACTACTTTTCTTGCTATTCCTATAGCTCCATTAATATCAGCATTAATTAGCTTTCCAACGGAACTTTGGAATAATCCACGTTTCTTTCTTTTCCCTAAATAGGATTCTTGTTTCTTTAGAGGTTCAAAAGCAAGATGGTCAATCTTTGATGTGTAAGATTCCTCATGAGTAATTACCTCTATCCCTAAAAGATTTGCTTTGTAAACAATCTTATCAATCAATTTAGAATGAGGAATAGAAACAAAATGTTGGTTATTCCTTTTACCGATATTTATCTCGTTTTTCCATTCTTTGTTTAATCCAATGATGATTGTTCCTATATTGTTAGATTTACAAAAGTCTACAATGTATCTACTGATTTTATGCAATTTGTCTTCTATCCAACAATTTCTAAACAAAGTAATTTTTCTTATTCTATTTGAAGTTCCCTTATTACCAACAAAAGACATCAACTTAGCTTTCTTCTTATTGTACCACTGATTTACTGATTTCATAACCCGTCCGTTTATAATGAAAGAATTAGTTTCTACATTACGAATACATGAACATAAATTATTCAATCCTAAATCAATCGAAAGAAAATTGTCTTTGTTTAAACCAAGATCAGTTTCCTTTCTTTCATAAACTACCTCTACTACATAACATGTAGCTTGAGGGATTATTCTAACTTGTTTTAGTTCGTCTTTCTTTACATTTGTTTTGATAGGTTTGATTATATCTTTAACAAAATAAATACAATTATCACCCTTTACCCTACAATTGCAGTTGGTGAAAACAACCATGTTTTGTTTCTTACCTTGTTTGTATGATGGAAGGTGAGGTCTATGATTTCCGTATTTAGAAGGATTCTTTTCAAAATCCTTCTTGAGCTTTATCCAGGATTTTATGTTTTTAAATACCTGTTTAATCACCTGTTGGGATACATGATTAGGTAAATTCCTGAAATCGAATTGGTTTTCTTTGCAAAGTTTGTTTGATAAATCAAATTCCTTTAAATAGTTACCTGAAAAGATTCCTTGACGAATGTTGTAAAGAACATAATTATATAACAAGCCGGATTTGAAGCAAATATCCTCAAACCGGTTGTCTTTAACTATATGCCTTTCAACTAATCTCATTTGAATGATTTATATCGTAAATGTAATCGTTATTTGTAAAATAATCAAATTATTCAATCATCGCATTTAAATTTTAGATTTTCAAGTTCATGTATTTGTAACCTAAGAGACTTAATTAAATTCGTTCTCTGTTCCTCTGCATGTTTTAAAGCCTCTTCCTTGCTTTCAAAAGCACAATCCCCTATCTGATAAGGGGTGTAACGACCAGGAGTGTCGGCTAATAAAAGACCACCACAATCTTCTATTCTGGCTTTTACCTTTCTTATTTTCCCATCTTTTAGACACATGTCTGTAACCCATACGAATTTACCATATAATTTATCATACTCTTCTGATCTCTCTTCTTGCAATTCATACCATTTAGGCTTAGGAAATCTTAATGTGAATTTAACCTCAGTATCTTTTTCTAAGACATTAATATCGTATGCTTCCGGCCACAGCTCTTTTATGCTGTCTTCGTCTTCGGCATACGCTACAAGTATGAATGAATCATCGGATTCACCACTACACCAATATGGATATTTTATAGGCCATTTGACTGGACGGTAGTCGTTACCGCAGTCGGATTTTTTAATGTAAAATCTTGCTCTAATCATATCGTTATTAATCTGATAATTTTTCTATTTTAATTAATTTTGATGATAGATACATATTCCATTTCCCTCTGCCTCTGTCACCTTTTTCGTTTTGTTTTTGGATTGTCAAGTACAGATCTCCGTCTTCACATACTTCAACTTTTTTCAAGAAGCCTATCATTTCATCTCCTGCTTCGTGTAAAATACGGATCTTATCTCCTTCTTTTAACCCATAATTGGAATCAAAATATTCTTTTTTGATTCTATCAATATTGTCTTTATGGTTTTTTATAGCATAAAGCTCTTTTCTTAATAAATAATTTAGTTGTTCTATTGTCATTTCTTTTCCTCCTTATTTAATGGTATCAACCCTTTTCCATGCTTGTCATACCACAGCATAGCTATGCAGTTCCATGCACATTGTGCAAGATGAAAACATCCTGTATCGGAATCCACTCTTTCCCCTTTCATGTATTCCATCAGGTGTCGAAACATCGCAGCACGGTACCGTTCAAATCCGTTGTCAAGGTTCTGCCAAGTATTAGGATCGTACTTTTTGGCTCCGGCATGATAGACTTTTACAATGTCCTCAATCTCTTCCATTGGAAGCAAATCCCATCGTAGTTTATCATCAATGATGTCATTTTTCACCGATTTGTTTTCTATGGGGTCTTTGGTAAGAATAATATCCATAATATCCGTTTCTATGACGAACGTCTCCCCATTGCAACAAACCTCAGCATATTTATCATTTACTTCTATGTCTGATACTGCCTCCGCTATAGCTCCTTTGACGATTTTAAATTCGGCACTGATTATATCATCTTTTAATATGCGAAAAATAGATCCTTTTGGATAAAGGATATTTTTAGTATTATCATCCATCTTTTCCATTGCTTTATCGTTGTTTTACCTCATTTCGATAGTAATATAATCCATCTTCGTCTTATACCCTATCATTTCTGTTTTTCTCAAAATACTGTCTTACGGCTTCAATCGCCTTATCGTCATCAAAAGCCTCTACAAACCCCTCATAGAATCTATTTCGCTCCATAGAGAACGTATTGCTTCCATCCGGAATGGTTCTGAACACAACTACCTTCTCTCCATCTACGTTCGTTCCTATGATGTTGTTATGGAGAATAATAGAATACCGCCCAGAGTTTTTGTTCTGGACGACACTATGTTCGAGATTGTAGAGTCTAAGTAGTTCTCTTATTTCTTTTACTCCCATATTATTTTACGTTTTTAGAAGTTACAGCCTCTTCTCCCCATTTCTTTACATATATAGATCTCATCATGTTCATTAAATTAGAGAAAGAAGAGATGGTTCCCATCTCTATGCAGAATGCAAGATTAGACTGTAGGGTTTCAAGTTCTTTCAACTGCTCCTGTGTAGCCCTATTTCTTATCATGCTTTCATGCTCATTAAATACAATCCAATTTAAGCCTTTAGCCATCTTGGAGTAATCGGCATCCGGAAATCTTGATATAGCTCTTGACAAGACATTGTATTTATCACCTGCCTCTATTCGGTTTAAGATAATCTTATCTGTTAACCACGTAACAACCTCAGCATACAACATAGGGTTTAGTTCCATAGCTACAAGCACCCATATATATGGATTACACATAGTTCTCCTATTCTCTCCTCTACCCATTGTCTTATAAGCTCCCATTTTTTTCATCACTTTTATAAGTGACTCTTTTTCAACAGATTGTATAAAACCAGGAAATCCTGATTCTATCTTATATCCTTGTTTTTCAAGGATATAGTAAACACGTTCCGCACTCTCCTTATTAGATAGGATATTCTCTATTCTCTTTTCATTCCACCCCATCTCAACCCTCTTCTTCGTATAGGCTTCCTGAAGGTCTGTTAAGGACATAAACGAAGTTTTAGTGTCCTGCTTAATTATTACGCCAAATAATTCTCGGTCTTTTGATACCATTGTAACATTTGTTTTCATAAAATATAACACATAAAAAATAATACGATACAAAAATATGTATCGTATTATATCTATACAAATATATTGTGTTAAATTTTATGATTATATTTTTACGTTATGCGCCTATGGCTGCCTCTAAATTCCCTATAATACCAGTTTCTATGTCATTGATTTTATCATCAATGGTTGAAACCGCATTCTCTAAATCCCCTACAATACTTTCTATATCATCAACAACCGCCTCCATATTAGCTACAGCCTCATCTGATTGATAATATCTTTCTGTATCTTGTAACGACTCCGGCATATTATCTCTTGCTTCCGTCTCTTCGTCTAAAATCATATCAACATCATCCTTGGCTGAATCCAGATTATGCCTAACCTCTGACAGCTTTGATTTGATAAACTCAAGATCTGTTTTATGCTTTTCCAAATTGGAAATAATATCCTCTATTTTCTTACGTCTTTTGCTGTTCATGCTTTTATTCTATTATAATATTCGATAATCTTTTCTTTCCTGTCTCCTGGTTTTACTGCCATATTCTCAGCCAAGAACCTAAAATACGACACTGGTATGTCCTTGAATCTAATTCCTTCATATTTTCCAAACCACATTATTATGCTGTCAAGATCGTCTTCTCTCCTACCATCTCCATTCACAGATTTAAGCGAGGCTGCCCGACGAAGGATCTCGTCTTTGATAATAATATCACCCATCCTTATATTAGACAGAAGTTGATCGCCGGCAAACATACACCAGCCCTTAGAAGGGAATTGCTCGATTGTCAGGTCTTCTATCCGACCAAAGCGTCTCATGTTGTCGCAGCAATCAACTATCAGCGCCTCTTTCTTGTCAGGATGGATGCGTACGGCGCGGCCTAATATTTGGTAATAAGTTGAATATGAGAAAGTTGGTCGACCAAACATCACACAATCAAGTTCAGGAAAATCAAATCCGGTAGCAAGCGTTGAATAATTAAAAACCACCTTCAACTTACCTTCTTTGAAATCGGATATGATTTGCTCTCTTTTCTTTTTGGTTGTTAGCGATGTTACGACACCGGTTATGGCTCCCATCCTGGCATTCATGAACTCTGATATTCTATTACATGATTCGATAGAATCCATGCAAACCAAAATGGCTTTACGCTCGTTCATAAGTTGAAGAAGGCGCTTGTAGATAGAGTTGTTTAAGCCGTTTCGTACAATACTTTCTTTAATAGATTCGTTGGTGTATTCGGCTCCGGTACTGTTTAACATCAGAGCCGATTCATCAAACGACCATCGTTCGTACTTAAGTGGACACCAAAACCCTTGAGAAGTTAGTTCTTGTATTTGAGTCACATGAACTATTTTCTTGAAGAAGTTATGCTCGTCTTTCGTCAGCATATTGAGCTTGCTATAGTTCCCTTCCAGCATGGAACTGTAGGTTCGGAGGCGGCAGGGAGTGGCGGTGAAGCCCAGCACCTTCGCCTCTGGAAACCAGTTCATAAACTCCATAAATTCAGAACCTTCCTCCGGGGAATACCCCGAGTGGCATTCGTCCACCAATAAGGTGTCTATCCCTATATCTTTCAACCTTGCTACGTCTTTCTTTATGCTTTTAAGTGTAGCATAAGTCATAGCCGACAGTTCCTTTATACCACATGAAGCAGAATATATAGTAGGTTTAGAACCGAATGATACGGCCTTTGCATAATTCTGCTCCAGAATCTCTTTTGAGGGCTGTAATACTAATGTCGGTCTATTTATTTCATGTGCTATCTTGGATATCAGAAGGCTCTTTCCACATCCGCATGGAGCTACGATTATGCCAGGCTTCTTAGATCTTCCTGTAAGAAACTTAAGCCCGGCATCTACTGCCTCTTTTTGGTAAGGTCTAAGTTCAAAGCCCATCGCAATCTATTTTACTGTTTTTTGAAAGTTCTATTATCGCCTCTTTCAACATTTCCCTTGCTTTATTCTCATTATCTTCAAACAGACATACACTGCATGTAGCACCTTTGGAGGGGTAGTCTCTGTAGGCTTCTGCTCTTTCTACAACGTACTCACAACAATAGTCGTGACTCATGTCTTTTGCTATACTTATAAAATGATCTTCTCCATCCATCAACACGCAATATTCAGCATCGTTTTCGCATGCAATAACACCTTTGTTTTTTAAAATGGATAGTACTTTATTTCCAAAAAGTCCAATATAGACCCATATACCTTTCCCTGCATTTTTGTAAAAAATATCCATTCCTTCTTTGATTGTGACTTTCTTTTCCATAATCCCTTATTTTATATCAGTAATTAAAACATATATTTTAGCAATATCTTCAAGACTCACAGAAGAACGTATATATAGTTTTTCTTCGTACTCATATAGAGCGTACCCTTCTTTTATGTCTAATATCTTAATCACATGCTTGCCTCTTTCAAATGGATCCTCAAAGTAGCTCTTATGTTCGTATCTTTGACCTACTTTGATTTTGTCAGTTTTCTTCTTCATCTTATAACGATCTACTGCTCTACCTGTTTTTATGAAAGCTGTCGTGAGTAAGTATAATAAAACTAAATACAAAAGGATCGCTACTCCACATATTAGATCTTCTTTCATTACACTCCTTTTAAATAGTTGAACCATATATCCTCCAGTCTTTCCTGAAGCTCAAATGCTTTCTTAAAATTCCCGCATCTTACAGCAACGTCTCTCATGTATGTCAAGTTTATAACTTCCGGATCTTGCCGGTATTTTGTTCTTAACTTTTGAACATCCTCGTATTTCATCGTTTTATCTTTTTAGACGGATCCCAATCCGAAGAGAAAGGGCATTCGTTTTTGTTATGTAATCCAAAGTCACAATAATAACACAGTGCCGACGGGCAGGGTAGCTTGTTTTGCGAAACAGGCTGGCTTAGGGTGGCACGCCGCTTGCTATACCTGGCTCCTTCTGCTCCCTGGATGTACGCTTGAAATGATTTTACACTATTATCTTCAAAATCATACATTTTAGACAAAGTGTCATTTAGCATTTCTATAGATTTTGTTTTACGTTCCTCATCCACTTTAACCTTTTGGTATTGTCTGGTCCTGGTAAAGAAATAGATGTTCATATCTGGCAGAACTCCACCATATTTTCTATAGATGTAAAACGAATATATAGGATGCTGTAAATTCGTTTCCAACTTCTTAGAATCAAAAACCTTATTACCTGATTTCCAATCTATGACATAATGGTGAACTACGTTCTTGCTTTTTATAGCCAGATGAAGGTCTACCGATCCTACTATGTACACATGAGTATGAATTACTCCATTTATATCAACAGGCTTAGGAAGACGGTACGGCAGCACAAAATCTTCTTCGACTCCAACTATAGCGCTGTGTCTGATAAGTTTCTCGCAGGGATTAAGATCACTATCAGCTATCATAAACCTATTGCCGTCTTTTTTAAACAGATCCACAATCCAAGCAAGAAGCTCCCCGGATTGCTTCATGGCTATCATCATATTTTCCGGTGATTGCCAAGGTATGTCTTCTTGGTAAGCATAGTAACTTATAGCTTCCCCCAGGTCTTTTCCAGAAGGCTGTCTTCCGTTCTTAAAGAAGTATTCCAGTGTCTTATGGATAACCGTACCATAAGACGTAGCTTCTTGTTTTTCTGTAGACCTTTTGCCCTCTACGTAAGTCTTATACCATTTCATTGGACAGGTAAGAAACGTATCTATCTGGGAATAAGATATGGCAAGGCGTTTCACTCCATTAAACTCCTTATATAGCAAATGCGTTTCCGGGACCATCATAAGTCATTGTCTTTAAACCCTTCTGGGTAATATACGACATACTTTTTACCGTCTTCTGGTGTCATGGCAAACTGCATGTAGTTATTACGATTACGATGCTTGCCATCTAATCCTCGCTTCCAATACAGAATCCCGTCTATATCCACATAAGATCTACCGCGGTCGGCTCTAACTACGTCCGTGTGCAGCAGATACCCGTCGGAAGACACAATCCACACTTTATCCCCTTTGTTTAAATAAGATATTCTTTTTCTTACAACAACCTTTTTCTTATTATCCAATACAAATTCCTCGTCAGTCATACTCTTCATCCTCCTCTTCTTCTGTTTCAAAATCAATTCCATAACACTGATCATAATGATTGGTCAGTTCTTCTGGTTCTAAATCTTGTCCAAAATCCATATTAAATTATATACTTAATTCTCCTTCTTCATATTTTATATTCACCTTGTCACCGTTTTTGTAAGTTTTTCCAGACAAGCATCTTACTCTCATTTGCTCCTGTCTTCCATTTTTCGAAATATTTACCATATAATGATTCTTCCCTGATCTAAATACTATCTCCACCTCTCTGCCATTTAAATCTTCCGGACATTCGTACACCATTTCTTGCTTTAACTTAAGAAGTAACTTATATACGTAAAACAAAACGATAAAGAAAAACGACCCTATCACAACCCCTACTAAATGAGAACCCGAAAAGTAGGTAGTCCAGCTATATCCAAGAATAAAATGTGTTATACCCTTAAATGATATGATGTCTGATAAAGACATGCTTAAATCAGAAGCATTGTCAATATCCGTATCCAGATCAGATCCTAATATCGACAACAAAAACTGTATAACAAAAGCAAATGATGCTATTAAAGCCATGCATAAAATTATATCACTTCCCATATCCTTCTGTTATTGTTTTGTAAACAAGATCAGTCATATCTTTGATGGTCTCCATATCATAATCAGTAATAACAATATTGAATTTTTGTTCCACCATCATTTCCAATTCAATTTGATCAATAGAATCTAATCCAAGTTCTTTAAACGTCACATCTTCTTCATGAACTATATCCATTTCCGAATTAAGAAACTGAGTAATAATTATATCCTCTATTATCTTTCTGATTCTTACTTTTTCCATTGCTTTCTAATTTTGTTAAATAAATACGTTTTTATGTTTTTCAATCGCTCTTTGTCTGTTTCAGAACTTCCGGTAAACAAATAATCCGGATTGCCTTTAGCCGGCGGCGTAGGCAATTTAGATACGGCAAACAACCAATCCATTTCCTTATTCTTCTTAGACTCCAAATAAGGCTCGGTAGCGATCTTAAATTTTTCAGCTATTAAGTCAAAGAGCTTTGAATTTTTAAGGTTCATATGAACTGAAAAAGCCTGAGAAGGCGGTTTCCATATGAAGTTACATAAGCTCATTGTATAATCTCCTGACTCTGCTATATAAGATTCCGTTACCTGAAGTATGACCTCTTTCTTGAATGAGGTGTTACCCATAAACCAACACAATCTGGATTCCGCTTCTTTTCTGCTGACACCTATGTCTTTTGAATATGATTCGTACATTCCTATCATAATCTTCAACGTTTCCAGGACCTCGTCCGTCATTTCCGGTGTCTCTATATAATTCACAAAAGACGTTCCTTTGTTGGTCAATCTCATCACGCCTGATTTTAATTTCTCAACCAGGCCAAGCTCTATATACCTCCCAGCATCTTTTTCCAGCATGGCTTCGATCATAACCGTATCCTTCTGTCTTATAGCAAGAAGATTAGCCAGATCATTAGGAGTCATGTCTGATGCTGCAAGTTGTCTGAAATTGATGTACATGCCTAATCAGCTTTAATAAAAATAACATCCTTACCATCCTCCCTCTCTACGTGATTACACGGGCCTGCGACTACATCTACCGACCCGCATGTAATGTGGTCATTAAATATACATCCTTCACATCCTAAGTCTGGCTCTGGAGCATCCACACATTTTAATCTTACAAGTCCGGCATCAAACACTTCTCCTACTTTAAATTCCTTCTTTTCCATATTTCCTCCTTTTTTTTAACTATTGTATCCTTCTTTGATAATCGAATTTCTACCGGTAGATACCGACTGACGAAGATCATCATGTACAGAATCTACCGTAGAATACTTGTTTCTGGTTGTAAAAATCACTTCCAGCATCTCCTTGTAGTCACCTAAAGCTACTTCGTATCTCGGATCCACTTTGGCTTTTCTTTCAGCCTCGGCATTACTTTTAGCCAGCTCTCGGTCGAGAAGATCTTCTTTGATTCGGTCAGCAATCATATCAAGCTCTTTCTTGATTACTTCGCCGGCCGCCCGAAGTTGACCTTCTACGTCGCCAAGCTGATCTTGGACGGTTCCTATTTCTTTCTTTAGACGATCGTATTCGTTAATCATACCCATATCACCTGCATAGCCGGAAAAGTCCTTGATTATTCTGGTCCCTTCTTTAAGGAGTTCAATAACTCGTCTTTTACGTTCTCTGCTTATTAAAGACGGAAGACGATAATTCATATCCGCCACCGCCTTATCATGTATGGAGTTGATTAAAAACATCTCTCTTTCATCCCCTGCAAACTCAGTAAGAACCAAAAGGAACTTACTTATCAGGTATTCGTTTTCTTCTACTGTTAGTCTCATGGTTCTTATTTTTTTTTAATACAATGACTGTTCTTCTTTTGTCTCTTGTTCTTGTTCCTGATTGTCCGTAACGTCTTCCACAGTATAGAGCTTGGGCGGCGTCGGCGGCTGGTTGGGGTTCACGAACTTCGTCCCGCCCTCCCCGTACATCCATCCATGCCCCGGCAGGATCTCTGGGTGGATTGTATTAGTAAGCTCTTCCATACTAACTTGCCTTACCTTCAGTATATGATGAAACACCAGTCCGGCTGTCCTGAATGATGTTTTGTTTTCAGTTTTAAACCTATCAAGAGTCTGATACCAATCTTTCCCAAATATCATATACTTATCCAGCCCGTACCTACGAGGATTGTGCAAACCTATCATTAACGTACATAACTGACCCAGCGTATCAGATTGGTAAAAATCAGAAAGACGCGGAGGTTGCTCTTGTGGGCTTTTTATCCTTCCTTCTATCTCTCTGTTGAATTGGGATATGATGAGGAAAAATATGTTTTTATATACTAATTTAGCTTCGTTCATAACCGCCACCAAATCATCTATAGCCGACTTAGGATCCAATCCCATTCTTTTTATCAAAGCAATATGATCGACTTTAAATATTATAAGACGTTTGTCTTTGTGCTTAGTAGCTATATGATATACAGCCGCCTCAAACTCTTTTACCGTACACGGAGCGTCGATGTATATTATATTATTTCTGATTTCACCTTGAAGGATTTCAAACATCCTCATCTCTTCTACTGTATTAGAATCTTGCCTTCTTAATATTTCAGGAGCCCGTTTTTTCATATCCTGACTCATTCTGCGAAGAAGAAGATCTTGAGGATTCATTTCGAACTCGCAATTGACAAGAAAATAATCTTCTGCTTGTGGGTTGATCATCGGATTCATCACATTTTCCAATATCTTTTGGGCCACATACGATTTACCTACAGATGGCCGGGCTCCTATGGCAATAGCATGCTGAGGGAAAATACCTCCAAGCAAAGCCTCATCAATATAATCGTATCCGGTTTTAGCGGGGATAAGCTCTCCCCGCCTGTATTTCAAGATATTCTCATACGCCTCTTCCATGACCTGTTTAGAGGTCTTGAATATCCTTCTTATATCTATTTTATTTTTCAGATCCTCTTGCATTTTTGTCACCTTTTGTATCCGATTTGGATCCCCTATTAGCTTTTACTGATTTATACCTAAGACCGTTCTTGGTATGAGAACAATCCTTGCCTTTCCTCCAGCCCTTGCCCTTTTTCTTGTCCGTTTCGTAGTTTTTACGACCAAGTTCCCGGCGTTTTGCTTTCTGTTCCGGTCTGGCATTTATTTCCTTGTCCTTTTTAGCCTTTTTCTTCCTGGCTTCGGGATGAGTCCTGTAGTACTCTGTTGATCTGCCCATCTTCTTACATTTTTTTTTGATTGATAATAGCACAAAGATAGGCAATTCGCGCCCTATTTCAACCTGCCGTAGCTCATATCAGGATCACACCAGACATACCCGTCTTTCTCATCATGAAGATACTCAGGACATCCTCTGCATGCGCTACTGCCTGACACTATTTGATTGTTTTTATTAGGGCACTTATCTCCAGGCTTATGCCATTCTATTCTCGAACCTGATCGTTCTTTGTTTACATGACAGAACTGAAAGACTTTTCCCATCGTCTTCTCGCCAAACATACCTATATGTGTGTACTCTTCCGGTATAGCGAGAAATTCAGATAAATCTTTATACATCCTTTCCCGTTCCTCCGGCGTAGACCATAGTCTGTCAAGTTCGGCATGGACTCTTATCTTAAGAGATCTCAGTGATGGCCCTGCAAGCCGGCCTTTAGCTTTTCCCTTATTCGGCCCTGATTCATGAACACCGACATAAGCGTTGCATGGTTTGCACATCATAACCATCCCTAAGCCTTTTCTGTTATATACTTTATCGGCATTGATCAACTCGGTTTCTCTTCCGCAATAAGGACAAATTTCGCCTCTTAAAACCCGTTGTTGGCGCTCATTAAGTTCCATACCCTATTCTTTTGTTTTTCTTTAAACTTTTCATACAAACTGTTTTCAGTTTCCATTTCCGAAATCTCTACCTCTACATCCTCTCTTTTGAAAATTACTTTCTTGGCTGTCGGATACGCACATTTAGAGATACGAATAGCATTACGAATAGCGTAAACAAAATACGTTTCTGGTGACGATTCGATCACCACTACCTCATTTAAAGTGTTTTTGTAATTTTCCATATTATCTGCTTGCTTCAATTATATAACCAGGATGATCTTCACACGCCTCTTTGTATTCGATAAGAAACTTAAGAAATGAATCATAAGACCCCCATCCATTTTCTGGCTCGTATTTCAAAAGACTTTTTCTTTTGGAGATCATAATACATATACCTTTTGTAAGTACATTCTTCATCTCATCGGTATCTATTTCCCTACCCAATTCTTCTGGTCTCCAAACATAATCGTACAGCGTTTCTTTATTTTCTGATACGAATATTCTTTGTGCCATCTTGTTCATGTTGTGGGTGATGTTTGCAACCCATTCACGATCCTCTTCTTTCTTCTTACTTTTAATATAAACGTCCAGGCTCATACTGTTTTTCTTTTACCTTGTTACTAATTATCAAATCTGCCACATCATCTCCGTCTCCTACATTTTCAACATTTTGAAGATAGTCTGATACTTTTATCCTTGACTTCATCATCATCCCATCTATCTTTTTACTCCATGTCTCAAATGCTTGTCCTTTGTCCGGAAAAGCTACAGTCTTTCTATCTTTTAAAACATCTATCACTTCCGGCCTTAGATTCTGCAACCCACCGGTAGCTACAAATAACTCATCTGGTTTATTCACAGCGCATATAATAGCCGTCTTTTCTGATTCCACCAGATTAACTACCTTATCTGGATACTGGCTTAGAAGATGTTCTCCAAACAGGCATTGTCTAAACAAGAAGTCTCTTGCATGCAACGAGTGATAAAACATGACATGAGGTCGCTCATTGTCACCGTCTTTTTCCTTCACTCTTTTTACATCAATCTCATTCCCCTGGCTGTCGGTCTTTATATAAAAATCCATAATCTTGCCGGTTCTGCATACAAAGTCCTTATCTATCTGCCAGAATATACAACACCCTTTCCATCCCCATAAGTCCATTGTTCCAACATGATACCTTCTAAATACGTCAGATACCCTTTCTTTTCCCCATAGAGACGATAAAAATCTAAATACGGTGTTTCTATCGTCTGGAACTACAGTCCTCTCAAACTCGCTAAAAGGTATGTAATTTACAACGTCAGGATTTACAGGAGGACGATAAGCTCTTATACACTTGTTTCCCGAGATCCAAAGATCTTTGTCACCTACATCCTTACCAGTAGGTCGTTTATCGTAACCGCAAGTCCGTTCATGATCGCATCTTCCGAACTCGTTGCCAACAACCTGGCCTGTTGCCACATCAATATAAGGGGTGAGACACCGGCTTTTCCCGCAAGCTGGGCAGGTTAGCTTCAGTCGGCTCCTTCCGGGCCTGCGGTCAAGTTGAAACCGGGGTACGTTTTCGTATCTTCTGAAATCAAGCATTTTTAACTCCTCTCATTGCTTCTATGATTCTATCCGCTATAGTTATAGACCATGACACCACATCTGGTATATATACTCCGCAATCTATTTCTCCTTTTCTATCTTGCATTTTAATGAACTCAATAGAATAAGCCTTAACAAGATCGAATCTACGTTGTTCCCAGTCTACATCTTTGTTCTCATCATCCACAGGAAGGGTATCGAGATAATAATTTAAACTCTCATTTATCACACTTCCGTTGCTGTCATAGAATTGTATTTTGTCATAGTCTCTTCTTATAGTTGAACCATTGAAGGTGATTACGTCTATTATCTCCCCGGTTCTTCTAATTTTTCTTTTCATACTCTTCTTGTGTTTCTAACCAGTATAGGCATTGTCACATTAACAGTCTTGCCATATTTCTCGTAAGATGTGAGTATGCATATTGCATACTTATCCCCTATTTTCAAATCTTTCGATAATCTTAATCTTGAACCCCTTTTGATGTTAATAAAATAATCACCAAAAGGATTGATACATATCGGTTTTACGATTTCCACATAATCTCCTTTAGGAATAACAATATCACTCATATTACGAATCTTTTAGACATTTCCTCAGCAATATCATATACGACAATATGATCCTCTTCATTGTACGGCTTATTGATATTCAGCACTCCTTTTCTCACTTTAAACCTCTTATCTTTTCTGATATGATTCAACATCCCTTGTTGGAACACACAGTCCGCTTTCTCCATAGCAGCATTTTTATCAGACCATTCTTTTAGCGTATAACCTTTACTGTTCGTGCTTTTTGGAGAAAAATTCATAATACGTGCATCAATTCCGTACCAGTTTTTAACCATTCTCCTTTCAGCCTCCAATTGAAAAGCATGTTCATTTCGTATGTCACCTGATTTAAAATCTAAGATAACAATCTCTTCTTTCTCCACTTCTCTTACTTCCTTCTTCGGATCTCCTTTTTTGAACTGCCCCGTAGCCCTTTGATACACGGCTCCAAAATAACCTTCTTCTTTGTATTTGAATGTCATTTTAACCATCGCATCTATCGGCGTAGCTACCAAATAATCTTCTAATGACAATATTCTTTCAATCATCATCGGCTTAACCTTATACTCCGAACAAAACTTAGCAAACTTCATAACTCTGACAATCATATCGTCAAGATCATCTATGCTACCAAAGAATTTGTCAAGATTCTTTTTTGATATTTTAAGCTTGCCTTCTTGCACTGTCTTAACTATAAAACTTCGATTTAAGACCATATCTCTACCCGTCAAGTACAATCCGTATAGGTAGTGCATGATCGTTCCTTTATCTGCATCATATTCTGATACTTCTTCCGGATTGCGACCAATCATCCTCATCTCCTGTCTCCATTCTTGAAGAGCCGTCTTGTCATCTACGAATCCGTCTCTGATCATGGTTGTTACCGAAGCATATATCTTGGCTGTCCCATCATCCATCTTTCTTACATAAAAACGATTACCGTCTAATGTCAATCTTACGAATTTGGGAGTCTCGATCTTCTTTAACTCATCACAGATATAAAACGGCTCTAACGTTTCCTGATTTTCTGTAAACGGATTCGAATCCTCTTCTCCAGGGTTAGAAGCGGCTCCCTCCTCCGGAGCTTCCGGTTCCTCCTTCTGGGCCTGCTCTGGCTCAGGCGCCGGCTCTTCAACTACTGGAACCTGTCCGCCTCTTTCTGCTATGTCTCTGTTCTTTATTAAAGACATAACTTCCTTTTTCAATTGCTCTGGTGTCTGATTAGGATCTGATACCGACATCACAACATCGTTCATCCTAAATAACGTATTTCCTTCTCCTTCCACCATAGGGACAAACCCTAAATCTGTCAATATTTTTATTTTCTGTTCTATCATAACATTGTCTCAATTAATTCCTCTTTAACATAATACAACACAGTTTCAGCTTCATCTATATCCGAAGCCGCTCCCTCAAAGTCAATTTCTCTCTCACTCTTTTTCCTTTTTACGTTGGCAATGAAAATGATTTCACCGTCAGCTTCTATTGTGACCTTGTATTTTTTTCTCATATCTGTCAATTATTTCAATAATCAATCTACCTCTTTCTTTAATCATTCCTCTACTTTCCATATCCAGTACCTTATTTATTGCATATTTCCATACAAAAGGAAATTCTGTTTCAAGTTTATCAAATTCCATCCGGTCAAGATACATGTCGAATATCGTATGCTCCGATTCATGTAGGAAAACTATATTATCTCTGCAAGTAGCAACCGACTTATATATCCTTTTAGGAAGTATGTGACATACGTTACACACTGTAGGAAAATGAATAGCCCTACCAGTCATAGACATCCGAATACTATTTAACTCTTCCAGCATAAGACGAAAAAACCCGGATAAATCTGGGTTTTTTAACTTTTTCTTCTTGTTGCTGTTTTTAATGGATGTAATTCTGTTTTTTTTCTTCGGAGTCAACTCTTTGCTCCTACAAGCCTGGCATAAGCCATGACTTCTTATCATCACTTTTCGTCCGCATCGTTCGCAGACGTATAGCTTCTTTTCCTTGCTTTCCATTCGAATAATAATGATATTATTGAAAAGAACAATCCCGCTGAAGCCAGTAGATAAGGAACGTTCATTAATAATTTAGATACCTCGTCTGTCTTAATCACTATCAGAAGGAAAGCGCCTGCTGAAAGCAATGATATTATCGCCACAACAAGCGCTATGTTGGAAACTACATCAGCCTTACTCTTCACTCTTCTTCTCGCCAAATTTTTCAGCTCCCTTCTGAAGATCGTATTTGAATACGTCAATGATCTTCGTTTCCACAATAGACTCGCAATTCCAGTCTCCTAACGTACCCTGCATACCTTTAGTCAACACAGCTTCGGCATCCTTAGGATTGCCGGCCTGGATATACATATAGCATGGAATTTTCTTTTCTTTACCTTTCTTTTCATCCAGTGTAATGTAATTCACCTTACACTTATACCAGTACTCAGCTTCTCCGTTGAAGAAGATTTCCGACACTTTAATAGGATTAATTTTTACAACCTCGAAAGAATTGTACAAATCCTTGAAGATCTCCAACGATCTTGATTCTGCCTCTGTGTAAGACAAGGCATCCACTAAATACTTTTCAGTTACTTTCTTTTTTTTGCCGTTCTCGATATTATCAATCTCGGCTTTTACCGTAATTTCAAACCAACGATTCATGTCTATATTTTTATTCAAATTAATCAATCCATTTCCTTTTGTACCATAAAGCGTTTACACCTTGATAATTTCAATTTCTTGTATGTAATATCTCTTTGGTTTTTACCATCAATATCTCGAATATTAAAACTACCGGTTTTACGCCTTGCAAATATAAAGTAATAACTGTTTTCAAACATAACCCTATCAAACAATCGGAAACCAAAAACTTCAAAAGGAGATTGATTTAGCCTCTTAATCCCTCCTTTTGGAATCTTTTGTTTATGGATCTGACGATTATGTCTTCTTACTAATCTTACTTTATAATAATAACCTAACCTTATAGCATCAAAGTTTTTAGAAATAACAAATGCATCGAAAACATGAGATTTTTCAATACCATGTTTAATCCTATTGTATTTTGTAACATACCCGAAAGTCATAGAAACATTGTCGTATTTAGATTTTAGCTCTTCATACAATCTCCATTTCATGATTCCCATTACGGCTGCGTCGCGAAGCGACTTGCCTCTTCTGATCTTTAAATCTATATTACCTTTATGGTATTCTTTATGACAAGTTTCACATAAGGTAATAAGATTAGAAGGGGAATCGCCTCCAGTTTTTCGAGACTCAATATGATGAACATTCAATACTGGGTCTTTTGACTTTCCCTTACAATGCTGGCATTTATGTCCATCTCTTGCTAAAACATATTCCCTAACGTTCCAAAATCCAAGTTGATCACCCTCCTGATATTCTTTACCTGATATATTAGGATTGTTAATCTTTTGAGTATCAAATTGAGCTACTTCGATAACAATACGAGATATTGGTAATATAGAACATACATTGTCAATAACACGAATATGGGCGTCTACTTTGTATTTCACCGAAGGTGCTACCCATCCCGGACGCTTACTTTTTATTCTATTATCAAAACGAGGTTTTCTATACCTCAATCTATTCCGTCTGCTTCTTCGTAGCTCTCTTCTGGTAGACAAAAGATCTACGATATCATTTCTAAGGATAACTTCACTACTGTAAAGTTCTTTGCTTTTCGTTGTAGCCGATAAACCAACATGTTTAGTGCCAGCATCAACGCCTAACACAATTTCTTGTTTGTAATCAGATGTGACGTACGTTAATTTGATGGTAAACGGACATAAGTTCACAACGACTGCCTTTTTATCTTTAAGCAATCGCCTAACCTTTCCATGCCTTGTTGTAGGCATCAAAGGTTTACCATTTATGTCTTGTACGTACACCATATCTACAAACATTTTTAATGTTTATTCAACATAAGTCAGAGTAAAACTCTGTTAGTACCCATCGCCAATGTTATTTAAGGTTTTTAGTAAGCAACACTATAGCTCGAATACAACCATTGTTTAATCACTTACCTTAGAGCTACGAACTTGGGTAAACATCCGTAGGTAACTATCTATTCTTAAATAACGTAGTGTTTGTTTCAACACTTAGGCTAATAATCGGAATAGCTTTTGGCTATTATACATAATACGATACAAATGTTTATGATTTGTATGAGTTATGTATTATTCTCGATTATTTACTATCGTGGCCACGAAATACTTACACCCCTCTAAGTGCGTCAGGGCTTCAATCATAGCTTCTTTTATCTCTTTTTCTTCCATTCTGTTTGTTTTTTTGGACAAGGATATGTCTTTTGATAATAAAAAAGATTCAAAATGATTTAATTTAGCTTAATTACTGCTCTTTTGATTCGTCCGGTATAGGCATGTCAAACTTTTTTCTGATAAACGACTCTGTTTCTTCATTGAATGGATAGGCCTCCTTGATAAAATTCATAGCTACCTCCATGTCACCGTCTGCTATATCTTTATACCTTTCAAAGATACCAACCAGGTCATTGTTGTATGAACGCTCTTGTTTTATGTTGTACACGTATTTCAACACCCTGTCTTTAATTTCATTGGCTTTTTTCACAGTATCATTGAAGGAATTTATACTTTCCAATTCTGGATCTTTGTTTTCCTTGTTTACCTTATCAAACTCTTCCTTGCTATATCCTGCTTCTCCTGTAATGGCTGGGCAAACACTTCCACTTATGATCCAAAACTGTTCATACGATCCTATCAGAAACTTTGATTCCATTTTAAATGCATTATATTTAACAAGCAAATTAGCCACCTCAGTTGCACCTTCTACGGTTCTAAAACCGATGCCGATATCTTTTAACATAAATACTGGAACTCCAGTTCTTGGATACACGACTTCTTTTTTGTTCTTTATATTCCAGTTTTTAGCTTCAATTGGAATACCTTTACCAGCAAGCTCTTTGTCTATATACAGATATATCTCTTTGCATGTCAATGACACAATCTCATCTCTGCTTAAATCAAAAACTGTTTTCATTTCTTTTTATTTATTAAATTAAACAACTTACTTCTTTGTTCAGGCTCCGTATATTCCACCCATATATCGGCTGCCACATTTCTCAGAAATTCCATAAAGTCTTGATGATCCCTGTATTCAACAGAATCAACTTTTCTCACAAAACTTAGAATTTCCTTTAACATCTTATTGTTTTCTTCAAGAAGTTCTCTGTCGGTCATAACCTTTCAAATTTTCTTCTTATGGTGTTGATTCTTTACCGCTCTGGCTACCTCCGACAACTCCACGTCCCTTTCCATTGTTACCCGAAAATCTTCTTCTGTTAAAGAAAAAGACATAGTTAATGTAGGAGTATCCTTAAAATACCAATCACATAATTCTTTTAACTCTTTACGTTCATCATCGTTTTTACATTTATGAATGGAAAGGTAATTCATTCTTTCCTCTTTTTCTTTGTCTGTTAAATCTTTTTTCATAATTCTAACTTTTAAAATTGAGTATATAATTACCTAAGGTAATAGATCATCCAAATAAGCCCATGATTCCATTTCATCTAATCTGCATAAAATACATCCTGGACGGCTGGATATAAAAGTTCTGTTCTCTTCCAATATACCCATAATTGGATTCTTTGATCCTATTGTTGATTTCTTAGGGAGAAACACAATAAAACGGTGGCAATCTGGAATTACTGTTATAGAATGCCACACGCTGTTAATGCGCCATTCTGCACCAGCTTTAAAAAGAGGAACAGCAAATTCTATATCTTGTTTCATGTCTTATTATTGTTTAATTAATTTAAATATTTTTAGTTTTGAAATTATTTAATATGCTTATCGGCTGGATTGATTATCAATCCATCGTCACATGAAGGGAATGATATGTTAGATTCTCCATTATCAAGATTAGTCAGTTTAACCGTTCCAGCATATTCATCATCCACAAAAAACAATTGACCCGAAGAAACCACAAACCTGCATTGATATGCATTCATCATTGCTCCAAGTTGTCTAATCTTAGTTTTAATCTCTAAAAGTTGAGCGTTGTTGATTATATTCTTATTCATATTTTATTAAAGTTTATCTATTATTTTGTCACCCATTTCCTGCCATTCATCACTCACGCTTATAACCAATCCTATGACAGTTGATGATAATAACAATGTAAAAATAAGCCATAACAGAAAGCAGATAAAAACACATACATACCTCATGATTTTTTAGTTGTTAGATAAAAGCAAAATCGGTTCATTTGACTCCGCAATTGCTTTTATTTGTTCTGGATTGACAAAACTCTTAACTTGTTCGCTTATATTACAAATGGACTTGATCATATCAACGAATAATTTCGAGGTACATTCGTTACACTCCACTTCCATTACCTGTTTATGTCTATTGTATGATATGCTCGTTACACAATTCAGCCAGTGCGCATAAGTTCCTTTTTCTGTATTTAACCTGCCGTATTCTACTTTTGTCTCTCCATTTCCATATTCAATTACTCTTTTTAGAAATGGTTTTGCATAAACACTAAAACCGAAAGGTTGGGTGTTTAAGGCATCTAAACGGGAAGTTCCATCCCTCCATTTTCCATTTTCATCGCCTCCTGTCCATTCCTTAGAGGGGTTAGGGACAATATTTCCGTTTTTGTCATATGAAAACAGGCAATTCGTTTCCAGTTGATACTTAATAACAGGCACTTCTTCTACTATTTTATGACTCAAACATCTCTTCAGAACTTCCCTGATTTGACTTCCCAAATCAGAAAGTGCTATACTATTGAAATATCCTTCGTTGCCTAATCTGTTTGTAGGTAATTTGATCCCATAAGAATGAATCTTATCCACATCTTCTTTTGACAAGGTAGTGGTAAACACTCCTTCTTTGGTGACATTCACTTTAACAGTTACAGACAAACTGTTGTTAGCATTCTTTTCCGTTATATTTAGTGTTGTTAATGCTGCCATAATCAGATCTTTTTAAAATCAATTTGAATAAATATAATACATTCCTGCTTCATATACCTTATGTACATCAGGGTCATTCTTGTCTTCCGGTTCCAATTCACTCTCTTCACAAGTATAATCCCATTCAGAGTTGTAGTACATATCCTCGTCTGTTTTCTCCAAGGAACAATCTTTCATTAGATTCATATTTTCTCCCCATACTGCAACTTCTTGTCGTTGCTCTTCTTCTGTCATAAGGGATATTTTGTCTTTTAATTCTTTCCAGGTCATGATTTCTAAAATATGATCAATAATTCATTCTACATCAAAAAGTTGATCTAACACCAATAATTCTGCATCCATATCTTCATCTTTCGGGAAACGAACTTTTATGTTTCCGAACTTAGATGTCTTAAACAAGATGTAGGGGTTCATGTCTTCGGCGGTCACCGGCTTATATTCCTTAACTTCCGGCATCTTGAGATACCAGTCGCCTATTTTTACAAATCCGGAGAAGATAGAACACAGATGCGCTTCTACAGACTGTATCTCCTTTTTATCTTTGAAAGGTATAATTTCGTCCTTTCCCCTTATCCTGATTGACAGAAAAGGACGAATGTTATCTGTTTCATTTTGAAATTTGAAGCCTGTTATGGCTTGCTTGGGGATTCTTCTTCCCATTAATATAAAATAGCTCATTGTGATAAGTGATTTTGTTTTATATCAGGTAAGTAATTTGTAATAACATCAAGTGATATCCATAACTCTGGCTCTATGCTGTTTTTTATTCTATCACTAAAAAGAGAATTATCATCACAATCACAATGAGAGATTGTGATATAACAATCTTGATAATCCCACCAATGAGCCGATTTAAAATCGTCTCCTCCATTCCAAAACCCTATTCTTATACCTCTTGGGTTGAAATCTTCATCTATCCAACTTGGGTGATAAGCCAACACTTCTTCTCCCTCTGAAGGTTTTTCCTCTTTGAATTTCTTCCAGTTCATCTCACCTTTAATTAATTAGACACAAATATACAAGTTTTACTAAGATGCCCTTCTGTCATCTCTTTGACATACTCCCACACCTAAAGTTCGCGGTAGTATGTCAATCTATTGATTTCTTCCCAATCTTTTTAATCTTTGTTGGTCTTGACAATCGATAATCCTTTTCTATCGGCCTATCGAATACGTCATTCCTATATCCTTTATATCCTTTCTCGTAAATACTAACCCTTGCACAAAACTCAACCACATCGCCTGGTAATAAATCGGCGCTTTCGAATCCTTTTGTCAAATCAAACCACAAATGATCTGTTACTATTTTATCATCGAGTAACACGTCTTGTAAAAGTATTATCTTTACAGGTCCTTTATACCCATCCCTGAATCCAAAACGAATGAATGTCGCTGTAAATACGTGCCGATCTCTTGATCCTATTATTTTCAGTTCTTTTCTCATTCTCTTTCATTTATTTGTTTCACTTATGAAATTGACAACATCCTTTAGATATCCTTCTGTCATCTCTATGAAATTCACACAATCTAATTTGCTTAACTTGTAAATCAATGCCGGATTGTGTATTATGGCTATAATTTGTGTTTGTGGTTTATGGAATGACAATACATTATAAATTTGCATTATGTTGTCAATGTCAAGATTCCTATCTGGCTCATCCATGAGAACCGTGTATTCAAAACTGCTTTCTGTTAATGTTATGCGGTTTCTTTCATAATACTTCAACAGGTTATCAATTCTTTTAATCCAAAACGCATTTGATTTTTTCTTGTATTCTACAAGATCTTGTATTGGAAATGTATAATCCTTTTGACCGAACATTAAATTGAAAAGTGATTCCAATGATAACACCACTTTCTCTCCATAAGATCTTCGAATATTATTCACATACAAATCTAAGTTGCTGATGTTTTTTAATACACTATCTCGATTCATCTCCGCCGGTGGCAATAAACGGAATACTTTCCCTGCATAATCGGATGATATGTCAATCCCATCAAGAACCTTGTCATCATCATCATCATCATCATCAAATATAGGTGGAAAATCCAGTGCCTCGATCGGTATTTCAGAGCACATGGATTTCTCACATAACGCATACATTGATATGATGTTAAGCAAGGTTGATTTTCCACTACCGTTTTTACCTATAATTACGTTCACTCCTGGCTTGAAAATAAATTCTCTGCCATTTTCAAATGCTTCTATGTCAGAAGCATATTCAAAAGGAGTTTTTGTGTTGTCTTTTATTTTTACCGATGTTATCATTGTAATCCTTTTTAAAAATCAATTACCGCCCGAACCCTGCTACTGTTGTACTTGTCACTGTAGTACGCGCTACCAATGGAGAAGTCCACGTACCACGCGACGCTCGGGCTGCTCTCGGTACTGGATCTATACCACGTCGAGGAGAGGGGAGATGCCGAAACATAAGCGAATGCTTTGTTTAGTTCGTCCATATAATGGGCCATTAAATTTAATTGACCAAGAGATGGTATATACTCGCCATCTTTCAGCAAATTTTTCAACTTTGGATTTCTGGCCACAAGGCGTTCCGTATTGCCGCGTCCGTCAATGTCAAACAGCGACACCACCTGCCACATCCTTCTGGCTTCTTCTATCCCGATTTTTATTTGTTTGCTCGTTTCAATAATTCCTCCTTTTATACGCATCCAAGCATTTACGTCAGCACAATCAATAAAATAATATGAATGCAAGAAATTAAGTTCTCCCGACTTCCATTTTTCTAATCTTTCATAAAAATCCTTACGAAATTTATCTAATTCTTCTTCCCTTGCCCTTCGTTTTTTTCCTGTTTTGTTTCTATATTTATTCTATATTTTTCAACTCTTTCCCGATATTTCAAATAAGTTCCTTCACCACAAACTTCATCTACAATCACATTAACGGTTCCAAGGACTTCCAGTGCTTTATGATTCAACAATATCTGGAAAATACGTTTCAACTCACGGACATGTTCACGTTTAATCTTATCTGATTTCTGTGATAATTCATGGTTAGTTCCAAGCCATTCGTTTGCGCTCTTTTTAAGAAGACGCTGGGAAGTCCCCATATCGAAGAACTCAATGTAATCCATCATATTTTTAAAAGCTCCCCAAACATCCCGATAAGACAATTCGGTTCTGGCTTTCTTGTATTTTTCAATAGCATCTTTAATATATTCCAACATATTGGTAACAAAGAGCATGTTACCGATACAATATGATATATTACATTCAACATAGAACACCTTTGAGCCAGTTGGTATTGCTTCACGAACACGACATTGATGTTTGCTTGTAGAAGAAGAATAATATATGTCATTAATCAAATACGCCTTTTCCCCACGCTTGTTTCGCACGATTCTTCCGACCTCAAAATGTCTTCCATAGGAGTAAATACTTTCTCCTTCAAAATAGAAGTTACTACCATTCGCTGATTCTTGCTTTTCGTTTGCCCACAAGTGAGCGACCATTGAATTGTTCATATAAGTATCTTTTTAATTGTTTAACTTACCTTTATCATATGACATTCTCTTTTCGTATTTTTCAATACGTTCGGTTATCATATCGCAGAAGACTTGCCCCTCTTTTTCGGAACCTCTGAAATAACCAATCATCTTCAGGATGTTCCCGTCAAACTCATGAACGAACTTGTTATAATAATGTTCACCCATTACCCGTCCGTATTTTTCTACGAACAAATCCTTGTCCAGTGATTCATCCTTAAAGCAACGATTGTAATCCCATCTTGCTTTTATGCTCATAGTTTTATTAATCTACAGTTACTATCTTCAAATACCGGAACCTTCCCTTGTTCTCTAAAATAAGCAGTGGCCACCTTGAAAGCATAAAGCGGATTTACTTTCTGGATTTCTCGTTTTGATTTATAGAAAGATAACGGCTGACATACATAGAAATTTTCATTGCCAAGACTCCCAAAAAGCCAATCCATACTACCTTCATCACAATTAGTGCCACCCAGTATTATTAAATCACATCCGGTCTTTCGGGTTCCAAGAATAAACATCTTATTCTTGTTTTCCGGTTGCATAAATATCTTTTTATCAACTTCAAACCAACCATTCCGACAAGTATCTAAATCTCGGATAACAATCTTGTCTATCTCACGTGCATATTCTTCTTGTGTTTTCATAAGACATGTTATTAAAAATGATAACTACATATGTTTCTTAAAAGAAACTCCAACAAAATGTTACGATAAATTCTCCCATTCCGTATTCAGTAAGTTGCTTAAACGATTCTATCCCATTGCAATAATAAAAAACATCATCATTGTCATCATCGTTAATGCCCAATGATAGTTTTATTGTCTTTCTTTGTTCATCTCCTGTCTTTTTCCATACAATCTGACATTCTACGTATTCAGGCTCCTTACCTGTTTTTTCTACAAATTCATGAAACCTTAAATCAATTTCATGTTTGACTCCTTCAATGTTGGATATTATCACCTCGTTTTCACAATTCGAGCAAATAGCATGCATGAAAGATTCATCAATATAATCTATTATTTTTCCAGTATTCGGATTTACTATGGCTTCACAGACAATATTTGTTCCACCACAATAGCTTCAAGCACATCTCTTAATCTATGATTATTATTGTAGAAGAAAGTTTTCCAATTGCATTCATCATGTAATCTACTGGTATCGGAATATTCAAAAAAATACAATCCGCACATATCCCAATTAATTATAGGACTTTCACCGCTATAATCGTCATAATAGATCTTAATGCGATAATTGCCTACTTCTTTTGTTGTAATAATTCTGTCTTCCATGTCTTTATGTTTTAAATAGTTCCTAACTTTTTATCAATAAATTCATCTATTGCATCATAGTATGAGCCATCACAATTTCCATATTTTTCTGTAAACTCTTTAGCCCACTCTCGAATGATGTTAAACGCCTGTTCCCTGCTATACCTCCTATCCTTCCAATAATGGTATCATCTCCGTACTTTGTGCTAATTTTATCAGGCATTTCGTCGAAGACAAGGAACTTCGATTCTCCTGACTCTACTAAATATAATAGCTTCATGATTTATCTCTTTAGATGTGAGTTATGCTGATTTGTATTGTTTTCGTCGTTCACTATCTGACTAATATGCGACCCTGGCCACAAACAGGCGGACCGACCTCATGGCAGGGCAGGCGCCGCCTTACCCTGGCTGTTCCGCCCATTCCCTGTACCCTACATTAAAACCAATAGGATCATACCTTTTGATCATAGTGCCATAATTCTCTCTACCGCAATACCTGTTCTTTCCTCCAATGATCCATGCCTCATCGTCTCTATCTGGAGATATTGAGTTAAGAAACTTCTCATAATCTTTTCTACTCTTTTTATTTATATCCATATTCCACTATATTCCACTATATTTATGTTATCGAATTTTTCTTTTATAATATCCAAGACTCCGTACTCGTTTGTTATCATAGCATGCATCCCTGGCTTCATTCTCCACAGATTAAAATACTTTGTCACATTCATAGTGGCATTAAATAATGATACTTCATATCTTGTGTTTCCATTTTTATCACGCCCTATGTTTTTAATATAACATATGTCTGGCTTGTATTTGAAATAATTAAAAAGCCTATGCCATCCCTTCCCGTTACATGTTTCACAATTCCATATTCCAGCAAGCTTCCTATATCCCCTTACCGGTATTTTCTCTATTTCTTTTGGTACGATCTTGACATACTCTCCTTCTCCGATTGGTATGGTCATATTACCTGCCTCTTCAGTGCAAAAGTATTCTATTTCAGATGCCATTCCTTTATACACATAGAACCGGTATAAGTTCCCGTCAGGGTCTACCCGATCCATGTAATATAATATCACTTTGTCTACTTTTATCGTTTTCATTCCTTTATTCTACTTATCTTTAAATTGTTATTCTTACAGTATTCCTTCAACCAACTATCTGTTAGATAACAATTGACTCTATCGTATTTCTTTTTCGGACCCTTGCTCCAGAATTTCCATTCGTTTGTGATATTGTACCCATATTTATCAAACCAATAGATATAATACACTACGTTACCGTATAAATCCACTCTTTTTCTTTCCTGTATGACTACCTCATAAGGTATCTCCTTGTCTCTTTTTCCCATCTTTGTCCTCCTTTCTTGAATAAAAAAAAACGGCACCTATCTTCACAGACCAGTGCCGGCAACTAACTCGCATGGAAAACTACTTAACCTCAACTAATTCTACAGAGTTGTAGAATTTAGTGAAGCTACCAACAAATTCTCTTATATTTTTATATTCTTCTGGTCGTTTTCTGTTACCATCTTTTATATAATTCACCCACAGTCTATCCTCTATGTTCTTAATCGCATTCTCTATCGTAAATTCGTCGCTGACGCTCATTAAACACGAAGACCCGGTTTTCTTATGTGGTTTATATATCCTTGAAAAAGACCACATTTTTATTCTATCATATATATATCCGTTGTTGGGATAAACGAATCCTATCCGGCTGTCACCTTCTTTAGCGTAAAACACACCTGGCTCCTTCCCGCCCTTTCTATATACTACAAATCCTTTTTCTTTTAGGATATTAACCACTTTATCTAATTTATTTTCTACGTTCATTTTCATGCAAAAATTTAAAAACGACCCTCATTATAGTTGCGAAGTTCTCTACCTTAACCCACTCATGAGCTACTGCTCTAAGTACAGACGTTTCATATGTTGGGACATTGTCTTCTTCAACCACCTTACAAGAAGCCAGAACTCCTTCAGTCGGCTTTAGTCCACGATCATGCAGCTCGCAGAGACCGTCTGGCCGGCGGAACACGCACCACCCGTCTTTCTCTGTTGGTTGGATCATCGCTATTGGTTTTTCTTTCACTGCAAGATACCCCACCATCCACATTGTCTCTTTTAGCCTGTCAGCATATCCTGCATCTATGATAGCTTCTATGTCCTTTGGTGTACCAATACAAGGAACCTTACACATGTTCTTGCATTTATCACATGTACAAGGCTGCTCCCATCTATTATGATCTATGCCAACCAACCTCTTTATCCGTTCTACTTCCTCTTTCATATTATACTGTCTCTGTTAGTTTTTCATAATACAACTTCATTTCCGGTGAAGCGTATTCCATGAACGCTTCGAATAAGCGAGGCACCTCTATTATCATATTCACATTACAACCTTCTGCCTGTGAAAGCGATTCAAGATCATTACTGTATGAACATGTTACATGAGCTCCTATATTAAACACATGTAAATCTAATCTTGCATATTCCATACATAAATCTAACGCTTTAAACAAGTTCTCTACCTCAATCTCCTGAAATAGGTCTATAAACATTCTTAAATCCATCATTTTACCACCCTTTCCACGTGTTTAATTAATACTACCGCCATTCCATTGCCGGTTTTTATCGCACATTCCGATCCTTTTATCCATTCTACACATCCTACATACGTCTCCGTAGTATGAAATCCGGGATTATATTTTCCAGATGTAGTGAACTCTACTGTATCCCCTACCTTCAAATCATCAAAAGCAATAGACCATGTGGTCCAAATTCTGTCATGCCTCCCAGGCTGAATGGCTCCGATTACGCCCTTCTTACGACCGTTTTTTATTGCCTTTAGTATTATCTTTCTATCACCTTCGATAAGGCTGCAAAAGCGCCCGTAAAAGGTTAAATCAACCTGTTTTCCTCCTATTTCTTCTCTTATTTTTGTTATTCTGTTCATTTTCTGATTTTATTTTATTTTTTTCTTTGTTTTTTCTATCTTCTATAGAAGATGATAATAACATTATCTTTTCTATGTTACTTTTTGACTGTAAAAAAGAATCGCATTTCATTACCACTACCACCTTCTTAAGTTCCCCATTATCGTATAGCGATACACGCATCATGTTTTGCGCCTCGTCCACTATCAGACCTGGAGTAGTCTTAGCCATTTTGCGTAGCTTATTATACTCCGGTCTTTCCATTTCCTCTGTTTATTACTCTATAGTATTTATCCTTATCCCCTTCTTCCAACTTCTCCAGATAGAAAATTCCATCATGTAAATGAGACAAACAAAACCTGTATCCGTATTTCTGCGTTCTTCTTACATGATCCCGCAGTCTTATTTCTTCGCTTTTGTCTTGTACTTTGATCTTAATACTGTCTCCTTCTTTGATTGTGTATAAAATAGTTTGAATCTCTTCTTTTTTCATCTTATAAAATATTTTAACGGCAGCACCTATACTCACGCACCAATACTGCCTTATGTTTAACAATTAAATACTTAACTCTTCAATGGTCAAGCCTTTTTCTTTTGCCCACTTTAGCATCGCGCATAATTCTGTTTCTGACTTATATTTCGGATCACGCCACGCCCATCCGTATTTATCCAGGACATAATGATATAATTCGTTGGCTTCTGCTGTATGCACGTCATTGAATAAATACTCCGAACCTTCTGATATAAGCATCTCTGTTGTTGCAAAATCGGAATACGACAAACATCCGTAAGCATATTCTGTTATTTCACTCCATGCTTCTCCGGCTTTAAATCCAAATTCTTTTACAAAAGCCAAAGTTAGATACATATTTAATAATATTGTTACATCATATCCGGAATCCGACTTTCTTTCTATTATTTCCTTTTCAAATTCATTTAAATCTTCAGGCCCTAAAAAGATGTATCCTGATACCGATCGGTAATTAGCCTCCGCATACTTCTTGCATTTATCATCATTGACAATCTTACCAATGTTAGATAACATCTTTTGCCTCCATTCATCACAAAACTCTACCCTTACATCCATCCAATCAGTACCATAATTGTGATCTTTTGGATGTCCGACCGATATTACCTTTATGTTATTCACACCATATTCATAAAGGCGTTCGCCCACCTTATTCGCCCATTCCTGTACAAAAGGAATAAACTTATTGCAATAAGAATCAAAATCAAAATCTAATTCCTCCTCATATTCCGGCATCTCTTCATAATCTTGTTCAAAGAAATAGCGAGGATCTGCTATTGTTTCATAGAAACTTACGTTAATGAAACAAAACTCGTTGGTTGTCGTTTTTAATATCATAGCTTTTTGTATTTACGTACATTTTTCTTGCCATAGAATCTACACATGGCACGAATCTGACTATAAAATACTTTTGTCCTCCTGGCCTCAAAGTATTTAAACATTTCTTCATTCTTTGTTTCCCACACGTAATCCGTTTGAGAACTCATGTGATTTTTGTCCTTGCGTGAATAATGGTAATATGATACCACAACACGTTTCGCACCATTATTTACAGGTACGATATTTACGTCTATACTATTCTCTGTCATATTATTATTGTTTTATGCATTATACAAATACAAAGAGCGCATACCTTCACAGGCCGGCGCTCCTTTCAATAAAAATGAAAAAACTAACATTAACATAAAAATCCGTTTTCTACTTCTTATGTTTTAATCTTTTAATGGCATCCTTTCTTGAATAAGCCATTATTTTCTTTCCATTGATATCAAACTCCCTCTCTATCCTGTTTTCTTCATTCCTTTTTACTGGTTTAGGATGATTGTTACTATGAATACGTCTTAGAATACGTCTTACTCTATAAGAATCATCAACCATGCTCGCCAATATTGAAGGCAATAAAAAGCTCTTCATTTTTTTTCTCATAATACTTTTCCTCCGCAATTATTATATCGTCCGTACTCTTTTTTCGTATCATTCAAAATTTCAAACACCATCTTCTTATGATCTTTGCCTGGCAACTTATCCTTAATAGCCGATATCACGCCCGCTATAGACGTAAAACCTGAATCTGTTATTGAACACAACAACAAACCTCTGTCGTCGTCTGTGCTTATCGCCGACGCCTTTATAATATCATTCTTATATATTCTCATAACTCTTTTATTTTATTGTTTGTGAGATGCCCAGAATCGAACCAGAACCGGCACATACATGCCGGCACGCCGCGTCATCCCTCTATGACATAAAAATAGGCATGCCTATCCTCACGAACCGACATGCCAAAACCCAAAACTTAATTTGATGAATAAAATAGATTAACAAAAATACTATTCTAATTGGTGATTATATACTACTTTACACCACAAATATGTCAAATTGTTTTTATATATAAATAATAATTCCTACATCTGTGTCATGAGATTAGTCGAACAACATACAATCAAGCCAAGTTCTGTTTATTATAATGAACTTTATGACCTATTGCATAAGTGTAAAAACTTATACAACAAAGGATTGTATGTTGTTAGACAACACTATTTCCAATACAAGAATGATAATACTGTAAAATACAAATATCTTAACTACTATTCTCTTGAAAAGAAACTAAGAGCAGAAAATGATGTTGACTATCGCGCTTTACCAGCACCAGTTGCTCAACAAGTGTTGATGATGGTTGATAGAAACTTCAAATCTTTCTTCAATCTTCTAAATAAAAGGAACAGAGGTGAGTATTCCGAGGAAGTAAGAATGCCTAAGTATCTTAACAAAGGTGGTTTGTTTCCTGCTGTTTTTACGACTGCATCTTTTTCTCAAAAATGGATAAAACAAGGTGTTGTTAAGTTGCCAAAACAGTTTTCTTTTACAACAAGAACCAATAAACAAAATATTCAACAACTTAGATTCGTTCCTAAGAATGGGTATATTGTTCTTGAAATAGTTTACAACAAGAAGGAAAAAGATCTTATGTTAGATAATGAAAACTATCTTGGCATCGACATAGGATTAGATAATTTAGCTTCTTGTGTTTCAAACAATGGCTCTTGTTTTATCATCAATGGTAGACCACTGAAGTCTATCAACCAATATTATAATAAAAGATTAGCATTCTTAAAATCTAAATTAAAAGATAACAAACAAATTTCAAAACAAATCAGGTCATTAACCAACAAAAGGAATAACAAGATCAAAGATTATCTTCATAAGGCAAGTAGGATATTGGTTAATCATGTAGTTTCCAATGGTATTAATACGATCATAATCGGTCATAACAAATGCTGGAAACAAGAGATCAATATCGGAAAACGTAATAATCAGAACTTTGTATCTATTCCTTTTAATGTTTTTATCTCAATGATATCTTATAAAGCTACATTAGAAGGAATCAATGTTAAGATCGTTGAAGAATCTTATACTTCAAAATGTAGCTTTTTAGATAATGAACGGATTTGCAAACATGAATCTTACAAAGGAAGAAGAAGCAAACGAGGATTGTTTAAAACCTCGTTTGGTAAGATCATCAATGCTGATATCAATGGTGCTTTTAACATCATTAGAAAATCAGAAAAAGAATCCTTTGATGTAACGATGTTACCAAAAGGTAGAGGGCTTTGGTGGAACCCGGTACGGATTTCCGTATAAATGTGTACTATTTTACGCTTTTGGTGTAAAGTTGTATATAACCACCTTTTTTTTTAGTTCCACAATAAACTGTTCCGGCTCTGCTCCGACCTACGTTCCACCTACAACCGCAGGCCTTAGCCCAAGGCGCCGCCTACCCCCCCTCTATGGCAGCCTGTTCGTACCTACAACACCAGTCTCTATCTATACAACTATTGCTATGGGATAACAAACATTTATCCTTATAACAATCATAAAAAATACACCTATCACAACTGTAATCCTTAACTTCTACACAGCTAACTACCTTAGCATATACTATACCATCACTACCTTCTATTCCTTTCACTCCAAAAATAGAACCTTCTCCCTCCTTACTCAAATCTAAGTCAGGCGCAAAGTCATATACGTTCATGTTGTTTATGTTTTAATTGTTATACATTCCGATTGAAAAAAATACTCACATAATACAGTCCTTAACCCTTACCTACAGAATACTGTTTAAAAAACGCTGTAAGTCTTAATCTTGTGGGAAAACCCTACAGAATACTGCTTTAAAACGTTGATCTGTTGAATTTTGTTGGTAGAAACTACAAAATACTGCTTTAAAACGTTGATCTGTTGAATTTTGTTGGTAGAGAGTGCCCTCCCTCTCCCCCCCCTCTCCAACCCCGGATGATCCTCCGGCTTTCCGCATAGAACCCACGCCCTACCGCCTCGCTACCGGCATACGGAGAGCGCTACTGAGCTATACTATGGAATGGGATATAGAGTGTTTAGAAATAATATCATTCCATAGAGAGAATAGAAATCTTCAGCCCACGCCCTACCGCCTGTTCCTCCTATCAAGATAGATATTCAAACCTATAATCAAAGCCAAAAACGAAAAGCAAAAGATCATTACAACATTATACTGATCTGCTCCGTACTCCAACATAGAGCGAATACCAACCGACAGAAAATAAAAGTCAGCTACTAATAAAAACCACCACATAAAATAAAAAAAATACAATAAGTATGTCCGAAAATACGGGTATTATAAAACCTAACTAATTGATAATCAAGCATACCTCATTTTTAAAAAAAATACAATAAGCCTAATTTTCAATCCATAGAGACGAAAAAGGCGGCATCCGACGCCCTATTTTGGGTCAGAAAACCGCCTAAAGTTTCGTTTTAGACCAATTTCAACGACATGATATAGACAAAATACCGGCATTATATCCAAACTATCCTATTTTAGTTTCGTTTTAGACCAATATAGCACACATCCGCCGTTCACTCTCAGAATATCTTACCCTTAAATAGAAAGGGTAGGATACGAAAATAGGGCTGCTCCGATATTCGGAACAACCCTATCCATATTTAAATACTGTTTATATTTTCCTTAACGTACGTTCTTGACGTATGAACCTTGCGCTTGCATTTATCCTTTCCTGTATCGGAATGATACGCCTCTTTGAGATCACGATACAACATAAATTCACGATACGCTCTTTTCCGCTTTTCTTTAGCTTCTTTCCTGGACAGACCGCGGACGTCTACCATATAAGATTTAAATTTCCTTTCCATGTTATTATATTGTTTATAATTTAGAGGTTGCTTCGGAATCGAACCGGACACGCATTCCTATCCTATAGAGATTTTATGCTACAACCAACAGCCCGTAATTAGTACGTAGTTCTTGCGTACAGGCTCGTACTATGTTGTTATTATATTTTCCGTCTGCTACACTATTTCGCCACACATAACGGCATAGTGTCCTTGCGTTTTGATACGGCACGTCCCTACATGGTAGGCTACATGCTTGTACCCTGTAATTTAATCTACAGCCTTGTTCTATTTTTCGTGTAAGCAAGTAAGACACGTTTCGATCTGGAGATAAACCTCGTACAACGGCATGTTTTCCAAACTGTAATCACATACCTAACATAAACCATACCTATTCGGATAGTCCATGCAGTAATACCAGCCCTTTAATTGCCAACGGCAAGGGCAACGGTATATCTATCTCCAATATGTAAAATAACTCTCTGTTTTGTCAGCTTCAGTCTAAAGCATACGCGGGACGTGCACCCACTGACAACGGCGTACAGACGCGTTTAACGGTACGCGCCTAACCTTTTTTTACTGCTGGTTACTTTCGTGCGCCAAATATTCACTCACACACTTTGCCACAGTGCGAATAGAATAAGATTTGATCTTAACAGCCACATAAGTAGCTTTGTACTCGTCGGTTTCTTTTATCAACCATTTAGTACTTTTTTTGGTCTCCAATGATTCGGCAGTAGTAAAACCAAATGCTTTATATTCGCTACCGTAAACCACATTCTCGGCGCACCAATCAGCCGTTTTGGCTTCAATTCCTTTTTCTTTGTCTACATTGGTATCTTTATACACTTTAGAGTATAAAGTAAACTTAACAAAGATATCATCTACTTTCGGTAACATTTGGCTACATACCGTCACCAGGCGTTTTTTATCTTTGGCGAGGGTTGCTACCTTTACGGCGTATTCTGCCGGTATTTCTAAAGCCTTACAAATAGCTTTCAAATCAGCACCATTAGAAAATAGAGCGTTGTACAACTTAACCGCACCTACCAAATTTGCAGCATTTTCTTTAATAACAGCATTCTGTAGTTTGTTTACATTTTTTTTCGTAATCATATCCAATATATTTTAATTGTTAAACAAATGATATTCAATTTAATGACCCACAACGCAGGCAATTACAGATACATATATAGTTCACCCAACGGGTACACTATATAGGTTCATCATGTCAACTATGTGCTATCGCTTTAACACATTGCAAATATACTATATTTATCAATACTACAAATATATATGATATCTTTTTTTTGTTAACTCGTATTAATTTCGATTCTATTATCTGATTATCAGCAAGTTATAAAACGAACGAGAGTAGTATTATACGCGTACATTAATATGTAGAATATATGCTTATTTAAGTGTCTTATAATCAATAGGTTATAATAATACATTGATTATCAATAATTTAAATAAGTGATTGATAATCAGCGAGTTTTTAGGTTTGAGGTAAAAACGCGTTTTCGGTTTTTCAGTGAAGGGGGTGTGGGGGAGAAAACGCGTTTCGGGGGCGGGAGGTTCGTGATAGGTACCCCCTCTCTCCCATCACATAAACATCTTTCATATCCCTCATCACATAAACCTCTTTCTCATATCTCTCCCACATTACATAAACATCTTTTACCCTCTCTCCCATCACATACCCACCCACCTCACACACAACAAAAAAAATAGGATTGATAGAAACCAATCCTATTTAAAACACGACCTTATTAATTTATTGAATTGAAGTAAGTTTATGGTTTTCAAGGAAGTCCTTAAACTGGTCACTTGATACGTCTATAACGAATCCAGCAGCACCAGCATGTCCTCCACCACCGAATCTCTTACTTACCTCACAGCAATCCGCGCTGTCTTCTACGCATTCATAAAGAGAGAACCGGACTTTACCATAAGCAGGTCCGAAGCCAGAGCGCACGCACCGTTCTCCTGCATGAGGTCAAGAGCCTTATTCACCACATCCATCTTAATCCTCATATCTGTCAAGTCTGTAGCGAACGTATTCCCAGAAGCGGTTTCTATAAGCGTCCCGTCAAAATCGAATAGCAGTATTCTTTTGTTTTTAATATCCAAATCGTTCATCATTTTTCACTCCTACTCTTTTTTATTACCCTAAGCTGAAGACGGAATAGATTACTGTCTTCTTTTATAATATCATACACAGCATAAGAATTTTCTCCTATATCCCATCCAAGATAATCGAGCAGGTCTTTTAAGTAAACTCTCTTGTATTTTACACCAAGGTTATTTACCTTAAACGATCTCTCGTCTTCAACATCAGAAGCAGCCAGATAAAAGACCGTATTTTCAACTCCTTCAAATATCTTCCCTTCTTCTAAGCCGATAACAACCGCATCCGTTACCCCCATCCAATTCAAATTATCGACAGAGATAGTCATTATCTTACTTTTGCTGATTGACAACTTCCGGATCTTGCTTTCTTTAGTTTTAGATCCCAAAAAATCCTTACTGTTAAAAAAATCTACTTTCATGGTTACAATATTTTATATTGATGTTGCAAACATACATAGCAAATAATCAACGAAGAAATAAATAGGATTAAAATATGATAAAAAACCATAGCGCTACGTATTTAATAAAAATAAATCAATGACGTAAGAGAATAAAAAAATTCATATATTTGTCGGTATCTTGATCAATTAAAAATAAATGTCATGGAAGAATTGAAAATAGGTTTTGTAACCTTCAATCCTGGATCCGGTGATGGTGATCATGCGGTTACCGTATCAGGTGAAAAATACGAAGGTCGTGTACAACGCACGCAACAAGTAGAATTTGGTGCCGAATCAGGGGGTGTTAAGAAAAGTGCTACCATCAACCAATCTCCGGTAGCTGAGTTCGTAAAAATAGATCCTACTGCATCTGTAGGGAAAGAAGGTGGTACTGTAACAATCAACGGTACAAGTAACTCAACTGAATTAACGTTCTCCTTAACTCCGGACGAAACTCATCCTCTGACGTTGGAAATACCTACCTCCTACCAGGCGGCGGGCAAGGCTACCAACAACGGCGCTACTATCGCAGACGACCCTGGTGCAACAGGACCCTTTGCTTTCAGTATCGTATTTTCCGATATTGCAAAGAATACTGATTTAAATGATCTGGTAAATACTCTTAAGGTAACGGCCGCCGGCGGTCAGACGGCTAATACGGTTATTACCCAGACGGCAGGTGATCCGTTCTTGGAAATAGACAAGGATGTAATCAACTTGGATGCAAACGGTACTCCTCAGACTATCAACGTTAATTCCAATACCAAGTGGACTATCTCACAAGCTGTTTCTAGGTTGGTAAGGGCAGTAATGAAGTGATAATTACTAACATTTGTATTACTTATAAAAAAGGGACGTCTATTTGGCGTCCCTTTTTTCTATGCATTGTATATAATATTTATCTTTTTGCCTACTGACAAAAATCTTTTTGAAAATCATCTGCCTTCTAATATGAACTCTTTTCCCGTCATCTAATTCTCTCCAGATTTCATTAAAAATCGAATCTATTAATTCCATAACCTTCTTATCAGAGACAAGATTCTTTCTACCGGGGCTGGACCATCCATCATCAGTCATCTTACCGGCTATCCTATTAGCTATTCTGCTTAATTCACGTGGGGTGCTCATTTTAATACGTTTTTAAATATTCTGCCTTTTTCACACTGAAGTATGCAGTCTCTCATGGGATGATCTTGTTCGTGATCGTCACACATCGGAAATTCTTTTCCATAGGGGAAAGCAATGTGCGGGCACTGCGCCCTGAACGCATCCCAGGCCGACTTCCTAACAGCCTCAGCCCCGGCACGCACGCCTTTCTCTCTTTCCTTGGCTGGGTCAGCATACACGTTTGAAATAGCTCTTTTCTTCCAAGTAAGCATATTGTAGTAAAACTTATCCACCAGTTTCCTACCCACTACATCAAACTTCTGTCTATGAATTAAAGGTGCGACCTTAACGACGTTCTTCCTATTTTTACTAACATCGACATAAATCAGCCCGGCATAAGACGGAACTTCATTTACGTCAATCATATTAGGCGGACAGGCGTAGTAGAAATAGTTTGGAGGATAGCTTATGACACCACCTACCTTAATAATGCCGTCCTTAAGAACCTTATGTTTTTTATCCTTTTTGAAGTCGTTAAAGAAATCTTGTTTAGACATCTTGACCTCTACTTCATAAGCGTACAATGATCTTGTTATGGCCAGGAAGTCAGATTCCCAATCATATATATGGAGATTGTTAATAACATACATCGGATTACTTAACAGATCCCTATTAAGGATCTTAAGCATTTGTTGCTCTGGGTAGTTCATTGTCTTACTTTTTTAGAGGCTTGTGGCGGAATCGAACCGCCCTACGAGATTTTGCAGATCCCTGACTAAACCACTCATCCAACAAGCCATGTAGCCCAACCGGGAGTCGAACCCGGAACTAAAGTTTAGGAAACTTTTGTTATATCCGTTTAACTACCAGGCTATTTAATGTTTGCTATGTTCACACACCGCAAACACCGAGATAATTAACACTTTACACAAAATATGTACCGTTATCCAAGGAGGATTCGAACCTCCGCTAACAGAACCAAAATCTGTTGTGCTACCACTACACCATTGGACAGTGGTCCCGGAGGGATTTGAACCCACGATCTTGCGGTTATGAGCCGCCTGCTTTCACCACTAAGCTACAGGACCTTAAAAATATGCAGGAGCCTTCACAGACGCCTGCATATAACAGCTAAATATTAACCAATAATTATCATAAAAACTCTCTCAACGCAAAGTTAAGTACTAACCTAAAATATGGCAAACATTAAAACATAAAAAGGATTAAAATACTTATTTCTTTTTCTTCTTCTTTTTAGTGTCTTTTACTCGTTCAGCTTCGTTTTCGGGCTCCACAATGTCACCTGCTTCTTCCTGAATCACATCTGTATCAAGAAGCGTATTGTATTTAACTTCCTTATTTTCATCAAATTTCTCCGATTCTGCCACATCCTTATCTGACTCCTCATCTTTATCCAATTCCGGATAAGCGACATCGTTTTTGTCTTTACCGATTATACCTATTTGGTAGCCTCTTAATTCTACTTGCATTAATTTCAGCTTCGATTCTAACTCTTGTATTGTTTTGGACCCAACCGAAACCTCGTTTTCCAAATCTCCGATTCTGATCCTGGCTTCAATCAATGCATTTGATTTCTTTTTTAATTCAGATGAGATACTGTTTTTCTTTTCTTCCAAGTTTCTGATTTTGTAATTAGCCTCATCAAGATCAGACCTGGCTTTGTCAAGATCGACATTGACAGCATCAAGTTCTTCCGTTTTCTTCTTGACGCTTTTTATCAACTTTTTCTGATTTTCCTTCAAGGCGTCAATCTTTTCCTTAAACTCAGAAAGATCTTTGCCAACAGATAAAATCTCTTTATCCTTTGAAGCGATATCTGACTTAAGTTCGGAAAGCCTTTCCTTGTAAGAAGCGGCCTTATCCTGCATTTCCTCAATTTCTTTTGCAAGATTTTCGGATTTAATAGCTTTCTCCCTGTACATTGACAGCTTGCTGTCTGTGATGAATGTAAAACCTAACATGCTCATTTTAAAAATATTTAAACATTACTTAACTCCAGAACTACCAAGACCTTTTTCTCCACGTTCATTCCCGTCTTCTACCTCAATATCTGTTACTTCTTCCAATACCATTTTGTATTGTGGAACGATTTCCATCTGAGCTATTCGATCGTTTTTGCGGATTACGGTCGGTTTTTTATTGATTTTAGTAAGATTAACCATATACTCTCCTTTATAGATAAATTCGCATTTGCCAGGAGCGTTAGTAACTACCACTCCCTCGTCAAAAGAGAATCCCGATCTTCCTTCCACATTCACACACCAACCTTCTGGTATATTCAACTTGAATCCTGTTCCGATTCTAACAGAATAACCTTGATATAAGGTAATTGATTCAAAATCGGAAGGAACATCTATTTCCACTCCCATGTCATTCACCATCTTCACCACTCTATATGCACGAATATCACAACATGCATCGCCATCATGTTTGTATTCAGGTACCACGACATCAGGATACAGCTTCTTAATACCTACCTGCACAGTCTTCTGATAACCTGGAGTCAAATACGATTCAGGTATTTTATTAACGACCTTATCTTCTTTTTTATGTTTGTTGTTCTTTTCAGAAACAGTATCCTTCTTGCTATCTTCTTTTTCAGAAAGAAGTCTTTCAA